TAAAAGTTTTTCCTCTTGTAGGACGCTGTGGTATCATATCCTCAAATGTAATGTAACTCATCTTTCCCACCAAAATTCAAACCAAGTTTTATCAACACTCCTATCTATTGAATCAGCAAAATAATCAGGCTTTATGTCTTGGTCCACATTATAAATCCAACAAGCAATTTTAAGGTCGGTGGAATTATATTCTCCTAGATTGAAAGATATTTCATGCATTGTAACACCGCTGTCAATGATATCATCAACCAATAAAACTTTTTTCCCAGCAAACAAATCATTAGGTAAATTCCCTAGGTCTCTATCTTTAAAATCACGCAGGGACCATTTAACAACATCCATAGGAACGTTCAGTTTGTGGGACAGTGCTACAGCCAAAGGCAACCCGCCACGAGCAATCCCATATATTTTATGAAATTGTATATTAGATTTTCTGATATCGGAAGCAATAAGATCAACGGCAGTAGCAAACTTTAAAAAATTCATGTAATAGGTTTTCATTTTACTACTTTAATACCTGAAGAAGGTACAAGCAAACCACGACCAGTTAATCTGTGATATTCATTCTTAATATCAGCAGCAGGCTCAAATACATGAAGAATATGAGAGGTTTCAAAAGAAAATTCCTTATCGTTTGAAAAGGAAAGATAAGGAGCTAGACCTATCCCATACGAGCCGTTTCCCGTGGGTGCAATCATAATATTGAATGGTTGGGCCAAAGTTAAGGTGTTGGTGTTCTCTAATTTCTCTATGCGCTCACCAATCAAATTTTCACCAGCAATAGTTTTAATGCCTATAATCATAATAAACTCAACTGTAAGGGTGTTAGGAGGTACTACTTAATTACGAAATTTCAAACTTCTTAGGCTTCTTATCTTCAGGAATAATGCGTCTTAAATCAATATTAAGAACACCATCCTGTAATGAAGCTCCCTCTACAATAACATCTTCTGCTAAGGTCCACTTACGAGTAAAGGCACGCTTAGCCAAGCCACGGTGAATATATTGAGGCTCGTCTTCGGCCTTCTCACCTGAACCTGAAATAGAAAGGACTCCTTCGGCTAACTCCACCTCTAGATCGCTGCGCTTGAATCCAGCCACAGCAATTTCGATGGTCCAATTCTCAGGATCATGCTTGATGATGTTATAAGGTGGGTAATTTGTGGCTTCATTGGCAGTTTGAATCTGTGATAAACGATCAAACCAACCATCAAAGCCAATTGCCCATGGGTTATGTGTTGAACTAAAAGTAAAGGTACGAGTATTCATAATTCCTCCTTAGAGCGAATGTGTTAGTGATACCCTTTCGGCGTATCGTTGAGTTAAAATATAACTCCTAACACCCCTACAGTCAAGCTCTTTTACAGCTTTTTACCAATATTATATTTGGTAACTAAGTTCCAATCTTTCTTTTCTCCGAAAGACAAAACCTTAATTTGTGATAATGGTGCAGTATCTTCACAATCATCTGGATTAAGAATCTCTACTAATCCCCAATCTTCTAAAAGATGTGCTATTGTGTTTCTACGGTGCAAATCATTATCAGATAAATCTGCTCTTTTACCATCCAAAGCAAATAATTCTTTGAAATGTACAATGAAATATCGGCCTTGCTTGTGTAAAATATGGCAGCTTTGGAATAGAGTTTGTTCTTTCTTAGAAGCAACCCCTATGCGCGTTAAAGTCTCTCTGACTTTTAGGAAATCATCTGGATTAACAAGTATTATTTCTACTGGTTTGTATCCAGGAATTCCAGGTATATGTATTAAGTCATGTGCCATTACTAATTCCACCTATGTTCAATCTTTTTTTAATATTGTCAATGTTTTCAGGAGTCAAAATTTTCAAAGCCTGGAGTCCCTTTTCCGTATTATAATTATAATACTTTTTAACTATTTCCAAATCTTCGATCTTTTCGCTTTTAATCCATTTATTAAAACGCTTTTTGCCTCTGACAATATTTATAAGATAGTGGAATTGTAATTTCTTATCTAAGTGAGTTCTGCTATTCATTTCATTAGCTTGTATTACTGTATCACTACCAAAACTAAGTGCTCGATTCACAATATAAGGATTATAATATTTCTCACCATACTCATCCTCACACAAATCTTCTTTAGTGTAATGAATAGCATTAACATAATCAAAAGGAGAAGGCTTAGAAATTTTATGTTCTTCCTCTTGTATTTCTATAATTTCTTCACCGTCAAGATTAATCATTTGAATTCACACACAGCCATGATTTCTGTCAAACAAGCAACCAAATTAATCTCAGCATCTGCAACAAAGGCAGCTTTGTATTGATAATCAGCCAACAAAAGAATCAACTGAGGTACCTGTACCACTTCGTTAGATAGGTTATCATAAAGAAGCCTAAACAAAACTGCAGGATCATTATCTAGGTTATTAGCAACCCAGGTTCTCATTTTCTTAAAATCTTTTTCTCTAAGAGAAGATAAAAGATTTTTGATATTATCCTCGGAGATATTTACAAGAATTCCACTATCAATTTTGCCTGATACGGAATATCTTTGTAGTTCATTCAAAACTCTACGATAATCTGGAAAATGCTTGTTCAATAATTCAGCAACAACCTTTTCTTGATATTCTATATTTTCATTGTCCAGAATTTCTGTAACTCTCTTGAAGAACTTTGCTGCAATCTTAGGACGTTCTTCTTTTGTAATTCTAAAATCAATAACTGTGGTTCTAGAATGCAAAGGAGAAATAATCCTGTTCTTGAAGTTACAAGTGAAAATAAACCTACAATTTTTACTGAACTCCTCAATAAAACCACGAAGTGCAGGTTGTGTACTATTAGGATTTAAATAATCGGCCTCATCTAAGATTACAATCTTTACCTTACCCGTGAAACTAACTGTACTAGCAAAGTCTTTAATCTTTGTTCTAAGAACATCAATACCCGATTCTTCGGAACCGTTAATAATAATATAGTCACAACCAATTTCTTCACATAAAGCTCTAGCAATAGTGGTCTTACCAGTACCTGCTGTACCGGACAGTAACAGATTTGGAACATTATCTTGTTCTACAAATTCTTGGAATGTATTCTTCAATTCTTCGGGAAGAATACAATCTTTAATTTTCTTAGGACGATATGCTTCTACCCACAAGAATTGTCCTTCTGTTTTTGTTACCATATTTAAATCCTAGAGCTAGCATCTGCTGCAATCAAATAAGTGAGATCACATCCCTCACATTCAAAGAAGAAAACAAGAACCTTTCCCCCACGACCAATAGCATTAGCTATATGAACTTTATATGTCTTAGGAATAACCTTAAAACTATCAATGGACAGCTTAACATCAAAACTCATATCTGAAACACCTAGCTTCTTTCTAAAAGAATGTGAAGTAGGATTTCTAGGATCATTGAGTATAAGTGTTACCTCACCATTCTCAGCAGTAACACTCATCATTGTTGCATTGACAATGCCAGCAATCTTAGTAATAGAAGTAATATCGTTCGATTCGAGTGTGAACGAATACATTTCTTCTAACTCAGGAGGAGTTTCAAGAGGAGCACTTACCAGACTTTCATCTGCATAAAAATACTCCATCTCTCCCCCATCCTCTGTCTTAATAAGAAGACTCTTATCACCAAACTCAATTTCAGCACCACTAGAAACTGAAATAAGGGACAAAAGCTGATTAAGATCATAGATAGCAAACTGTGCAGGGAAGTTTTCTGAAACAATTGCTCTTGCCTGAATGCTATTCACAGCATTTTTTGTTGCCATTTTATTACCAGGCTTTACCAACAGATTGCTGCTAATCTGTGAAAAACTTTGCAAGAGTGAAACGGTTTCCGAACTAATCTTCATAATATATCCTCCGGTTAAAATTGAATGTAGTCGCCTATTTCACTATCAGGCTCAACATAAAAGTCATGTACATGAAGTAACATAACAGCATAGTGTAAAATTTTCAAGATGTCTTTACGATTGAATCCATCCTTTTTCCCATAACGTTGGGCATACTTCATGATGTTACCAACCGTAAAACCAACACCATGACCAGTGTCAAAAATAAATTCTGAGGCCTGGAACTTTCTACGGGAATAATGCTCACCATAGGTAGAGTCAATATATTTCTTGAGTTCCTGTAAAATCTTATCCTCTGAATAACGATAATCAATCTTCTTCATTTATTGTGTCCCGTCCTTCTGCATGAATATCACACAGAGCCATAATATGTTCGCCTGATCTTAAGGAGCCTGAGGCTCCACAAACTTCACAAATATAACGACTTCTTTTTGCAATGTCAATTATTACTTTATCCACTTCTTCGTTAATTATATTTGTGTATATTCTTAATATACCCCATCTTTCTTTTACCTGTAAAATTTTTACTGGTGGGAATGTATCCTTTATAGCATCAAAAACTTCATGAAGCAAAGGAGCCCACCCTTCGCCTACTGAGCGAAGGGCGAGATCCAATGTATAACCTTCGTAATTTACTTCCTGTGGATTAACATCAGAAGGGCAAAGATTCATACTCCTCCTCCGCGGTAGGCTCACCAACCTCTTCACCAACCTCTTCACCTGCATCAATCTTGGTATACAGGTCAATGAAACTATTCTTAGTTTCAGTATTGAACCTGGACACACACAAGGTAACAGCCTTGATCCTATCACCAAACATTGCAAAGGCATTCACCACGTGCTCAAGTCTGCGGGTTGAGATAACCTCATCCACACCACCATCAAGATAGGTCTTACGAATAATCTCGGACCAAATTGTGAGCTTGTCAGCAAAGTCCTCGTCTACGCGGTCCACACGCTCCATCTTCTTAATAAGAATCTTCTTTTCGATTGAAGGAGTAGGATATTCCTGCTCGACGGTGATGGCGAAACGCTCAAGGAAGGCATCGTCAAGAATCTGTGCTGTAATAAACTTACCGTCCTCGGTTCCCTGTCCCTTGGTATTTGCTGTAGCAATGATATTGAAACCAGGAGCAGGGTAGATGGTCTCGCCTGTCTTCTTATTAAAGTAAGGCTTACCTTCAAGGATAGCCTGTAGGCACATAAGCTTGTTACTGCCACGATCCACCTCATCCAGAATCAGAATAGCACCACGCTTCATGGCGATAGACACAGGCCCTTCACGATAAACCACATTCCCGTCTACCAGAGTGTTACCACCAATGAGGTCATCCTCGTCAGTTTCAATACTGATATTAACACGGATACACTCACGATTCAGAGAAGCACAAACCTGCTCTACCATTGTAGTCTTACCATTACCTGAAAGACCCGTTACGAAAACTGGGTAGAAAGAATTACTTCCCACGATGGTCTTAAGGTCCTTGTAAAATCCGAAAGGAACAAATGTAGAATCCTTAGACGGTACCAGGTCCTTAATCTCAACATGGAGCTTTGGTTGAGACAGAAGCATCTGGGACTGCATACCAAGATGCGCCTGAGGCTGCGCGGCTGCTGGAGCAATTGTAACAGGCTCATATCTTTCCAACGAATACATACCACGCCTAATCTTATGATTAGGGTCGTTTAGGATTACGTTTGGGTTGACTCCCAAGGACCTAGCCTGATCCTGAATTTCGGGCCTGGTAAATTCAGACTTACCAGTCGAACGAAGAGCATCCTGCAAACGCTGATAGTTGGACATTTTGCCTCCTATTGTAGGGATTTATTATATATTAAATATAATCAAAAATTACTAGGTTGTCAAGTCATGTAAGTGCTTATTATGAAATAACTTCCACAAACCTGTTGAGAAAAACCCTAGAAATATTCTTATTATTCTGGGTCTTTTTAAAGGCTCGGAGAAGGGTTCCCTTACCCTGAGTCTTATAACCACCCAAGACTTCTTCCAAATCCTCTGTAGCAATCTTCATATTCCTACCCGAAATAAGATAAAAGACATCATATCCTCGGACAGGGATTTCCGCATACTTGTGAACCTTGGCCTGTTCCACCTTAGAGGAAACATCATCATAACTAAAATTCTCGCCTTTACGATACCAATAGTCCTTAATGTTATTGGGGGTGAGATCACTGGTAATAAAGATACCAACTACATTGGACTTCGTAATCCTCTTATAAAGATCCAAAAGTGCAACAGTAGTTTCCCGTTTGTAATGTGCAAAACTATTTTGATTATCAGCCTCAAAAACTACAGGAAACGATAGACGACCATCGGAGTTCTGTGCAGGGGGATAAAGAGTGCTAGTAGAATCCCCATCCGTAAGAATTACGGTGTTGAGAATTTCCACTTTATTGGTGTTCTTAAAATCTTCTGCAATCCAACGAAGAACAGAAATAGTTTCATCCAGAGGAGTGCTGCCTAGGCGCATGATTTCAGGTATTTTACCTGACTCAAAATAATTATTAATCTTTTCACCATACCAAAGCAACTTCTTCACAGCATTATTATGTTCATTCATCCGCATGTTGGAAGAGAAAAGTTCCAACAACTTAAATCCATGATCTGCGATTCTGTATGCAGATAGGTCCTTGTCATTTTTAATGTAAAGATTATTCTCCCGTTCTGCTCTATTAGGGCCATTAGGATTAAGATAATTATGAGAATCACTAAACCCGTATACGGTGAACGGAATATTGATTTTCTTACAAAACATAACCAGAGCAATCGTTTGATGAATAGTTGCTTTCATATTAGAGGTCATGGAAGAAGACATATCCAACATCATTATCATCCCATGGTTTTTTCCGTTTGGAATTTCCGTTGACTGGAGAAATAAATCCTCTGTAAGTTTGTAACCCCAAAGTTTATCTACGTTCAACTTACCCGTCTTGGAAATTCTTGCCTTTGCAAACTGCTTTGCAGATTGCTTAAGAGTAAATTCCTTGACCATATAATCAATATACTTACGATTATTGGACATGAATTCATGGTAATAATTTTCTGCAGCCTCCTTGTCAGCATTAAAATATGGCCAATACTCATAGACTTCGGAATGTCTGCGAATAAAATTCTTGGGGTCGAGCTTAGGCCATTTTGCATAAGTGGGTGCTGTACCAGTATTATCAATTAAGGACTTTATAGAATTTTCTTCCAAAGAATCCTGAGTAATTGAACCACCTTCGGCCTCTGCAGAGGAAATTATCTTTTCCTGAAGTTCCTCCGATGCCTGCTCCAAACGATCTGCAAGATCCTCTCTACCATTTTCACGGAGAATAGCGATAGCCTGTTCCTTAGAAATAGGTTCAGTAGAATTTGCACTATCCTCATCAAAAGAAAGTTCAGTAAAGTCCCCGAAAGCCTCAGTAATATCTTCTCCCTCCTTCTTATGGAGTTCGAAGAGTTCCAAAGACAATTCCACAACATCATCCCATTCGGTTACATCCCGGATCCTATCTACAATAATTTGTTCCTCCTCCGAGAAACGAATAGCAGATCGGGAACCAATTTTGAAGTAACAATTGATCCTATCAATAAGAGGGAGGAAATTCATCTCCTCGACCGAAACACCAAAAAAGTTACGGTCAACCAGCTTAGTGTAACCCGAATACATAGGCTTACGAATACCAGGATACTTTTCCTTCACTAGCTTTTCAATGCGTGCGTCCTCAACAATATTGAGGCAAGCCTTGAAAGAAGAACCCAATTCCTGAACCAGCTCTACCCAGCCTTCGGCTGGAGTAAAAAGAGAGTGTCCAATCTCGTGTCCAATGAGAAGGTCATAAACATCAGAATCCATCTCCTTCCACAAGGGAAGGGTTAGAACCCGATTTTTGACATCAAAGGATGCAGTAGTAACATTACGATGCTCGATCCTAATATTCTCCGAAGCTAGTAGCTTACCAAGATTAGTCTTGGATGCATCTAAAACATTAATGGACATAAATGGTCTCCGCCTTGAGAATTATTGATACATAAATCTACAAGAACGGAGACCATTTGTCAAGACCTGTAAGTGCTTATTTTACAATCACTTAGTTTTCTTGGTTTGCTTTTTCTTAGGTTTTACAGGCTTTTCTAGGCTGCTAACCGACCCAGCCTTCTTTTCCCTTTCTTCCTTTCTATTTTGGAGACGCTTTGCAACCTCGTCACCTGACATCCAAATATCTTTGTTATCCAAAATTTGTTTAATTTCATCCTTGCTCAGGAAATCACCATAGGCATCTTTCCATAAATGCTCAGACCATTTTCTGAAATGTGTCAATTCATCATACATTTCTCCGCCCTTCCCAACTGCCCAGCTACTATAATCATGAAACATGAATACGCTGTGCGAAGAAATTTCCCAATGCTTTGCTGCAAGAAAAATTAAGGTTGCTGCACTCATACAAGCACCTTCAACTGAAGCAACCACATTTGCATTAGTTTCTCTCATAACACGCATGAATTGAACTGCGGTAAATGCGTCCCCTCCACAAGAGTTGATATGTAAACAAACAATGTCATGTTCGGAAGCATTTCTGATTGTTTCAAACCACCCAGTATAACTTTCAGGACCTTTAATATGACCACCCAAATAAAAGGTGTGCATCTTTCCAATAGGTCTATCAAGATATGCTACAGTTTCGTTTGAAGCAGTTAAAGTTTCTCCACTAACAGTTCCATTCATTTTAATCATAATATTATTCTCCGGAATATAATTTATATAAGTAGTCCTCAAATTGTTCAACTTTTTCTACACGATCTGGCCAATACAGATATGGTTTTTCTGGTTTCATTTTTAAATTATTCAACAAAGGTATTACTGCATTGTAAAGTGCATTTAACCTATCTTGCACCGAAGAAGCTGTAGTGGTAACTTCTTGTATTTTAACTTCGGCTTGTTGTACAGCCTGAAGCTCGTCTTCGTCAACGGCGGTGAAGCCGAAATCAAAAATATTATCTGCCATTTCTTACTGCCATCCTAGCTAAAAGTTTTTGTCTGTTCCTTTTTATCTTGTCTAACTCCATTTTTAATTTGAAATTAGAAGCATGATGTGTGAAATTTATTCCCATCATATGGTCATACTCATGAAGTATGATTCGTGCAACAACTCCTTTCGCCTCAGCTATTTGTGATTCTCCTTTAACATCCTGAAACCTGATTACAACTTCAGCAGGTCTTTTTAAAGATAACACTAAATCAGGAAAACTCAAGCACCCCTCAGACATTGTGGTGATTTCTTTACTAGCTCCCACAACTACAGGATTAAACATCACCTGTTTTTCTGTTTCATTACCAAAAACAAAAACCTTGTATGGTAATCCTACTTGATTTGCTGACAATCCAACACCACCTAACTGGATCATTTTATTGTATAGAACCTCAAATAATTCTTCAGCCTTATCTCCATCTTTTTCAAAATCAAATTCTGGAGGAGGTGAAGACATTACAGGATCAGCAAAATGTATTAATTGTAATTCATCAATATTGAAATTCATCTTATCACCTTTATGCGATTACGGAAAAGTTTTGCTTCTTCACAAATTTAACTACATGATGGAACTTGTCAAATAGTTGATCTCCTTTATGAGAAATCACCCAAATGTTTGTTCCTTCTCCCAACGTGTTTAATAGTGTTAACACATATTCTGTTGCTGCATTATCTAAACTGCTATCAAAAACCTCATCCAAAATTAATAGGTTAGTGCTTGCACTATTCTTTAGCTTTGCTATTGTTCTCCATGTAAACAACAAAGCTAAATCTATTCTTTGTTTTTCACCTTCACTAAAACTATCATAACTGAATTCATCCCTGTGCCGAGATTTAATTACTTCCTTGAAATTTTCATCTAGATTAAACTGAACAAAGAAGTCCATTGACGTTAAATATTTATTTACTAATTTATTAATGATTGGCAAATATTTTTTTATAATCTTTGTTTTGATACCTGTGTCCTTCAATAGGACAGAAGCAATTTCATAGTAGTCCGAAGTTTCATTTAACTCTACTTTCTTGCCTATAATTTGCATTGTATCTTTTGCTAAAGATACTAATTTGCTTTTTTCTGTATCAATATTACCAACCTTCTTTTGAATATCATCCTTCTCTAACTCCAACCTTTGAAGATATCTTTCATTGGTAATAATATCATTTTTATTTTCATTTATTTTTTCATTTAAAGAATCAACTTCTTTAAGTGTTTTGTTTATAGCTGATATTCTTTGTTCAAGAATTTCTTTTTCTTTTTGTATATCTTGTATATTAGATTTTATTTTTTCAAGATCGGTTTGTTGTTCTTTAATAATATCAACTTTGAATTCGTGTTCTATTCCTTGTTTACATTTAGGACAAGTATCATTATCATGATAAAAAGAAATGTCCTTTTCTATCTTAGAATAATTCCTTTCAAAATCTTTAATGTCATTCATCACCACATTAATACTGTTTATTATATCATTTTGATCTTTGATAGAATCTAAAGCAGTAAACTTTTGGTCATTCAACTGAGCCAAAGAAGATTTCATAACCTGAACATCATTTAGTATGGAAACTATCTTTTCTTCTATATCTTTTATTTTAGCTTCCCTGTCATCTTCTAAAGTTTTGATATACTCTTCTTGTAACTTAGCTTTATTTTTTGCCAATGAAATGTCGTTCTCAATAACCTGTAGATTATTTTTTAATTCATTTATTTTTTCTTTTAATACAAGATTCATTGATGAAAAAATTCTAATATCTAAAATGTCCTCAATAATATCTCGACGAGCGCCTGTAGGTAATTGCATGAAAGGTGTGAACGAAGCAGAACCTAGAATTACAATCTGCGTAAAAGATTTATAATTTAATTTTAAAATTCCTTCTTCTAGATATTTTTGATAATCTCTAGTAGCAGAATTTTGATCTATCATAGTATTGTTAATCCAAATTTCAAATTTATTTGGTTTAATACCACGAACAATTTTATAGTGTCTGCCTCCTATACTAAATTCAATTTCTACCAAACAACCTTTACCATTAATAGAATTAACTAATTGAGGTTTATTGATATTACGATATGGTTTACCAAACAATGCAAAACAAATTGCATCCAATAAGGTACTTTTGCCGCTACCATTCTCCCCAACTATTAATGTAGTGGGTCGTTTATCTAATTTTATCTCCGTGAAATTATTTCCTGTTGAAAGGAAATTTTTCCATCTTACAGTTTTAAAATGAATCATATCTCTAAATTCTGCGCTTCCACATAAAGAGTTTTCAATAAGGTTTTAATCTTTTCTTTATCTAATGTTGATTCTGTGCTATCAACATAATCAGATAATAAAGTAACCGTGTCCTCTACATTAATATTATCATCAAGTGCGTCTGATTCAAATTCAGAAAAATCTTCATGAATTGTCAACTCTAAAACATCATTAGCATATAATCCATCAATGAATTTATCAAATTTATGATAATCAGTTTTATGAACAACAGTTACCTTAACACAACATTCACTAAAATCTGAAGGTTTAGGTAAAGGCTTCCTGTCATCATAATGTATCTTTTTGAAAATAATATTTGGATTTTGAATAAAAGAAATTTCAGAAGTTTGTAAATCTAAAACATGAAATCCTCTTGGATCATCAAAATCATTCCATGTGAACCCATAAGGACTCCCCAAATAATAAATGTTGTCGTCTGTATTTCTATGATGGAAATGTCCTGTCAATACCATTTCATAATCTTTTAATAGATTGCGATTTAATCCATGGTCGTTCTTAACACCACGAAACATATAAAATCCTTCTATTTCAAAATGCCCAAAGCAATATCTTGTTGATTGTTTCAAAACTTCCATACACTCATCATAATTGTCTGAGCATATCCATGGGACAAAAGAACAAGATTGATTGTCTATTTCTTGGATGATGGGTTTTTCTAATATTTCTATGTTAGGATATTGGCGTAATAAAAGATCCAATGAATTAACTTCATTCGTGTTCTTATAATAAGTATCATGATTACCAATAATAATTTTCATGTCAATCTCTAATTCCTGCAAAGGCTCAAAGAAATATTTCTTTGCTGACTTTAGAGTATTGAAATTAATATATTTTCTTCTGTCGAACACATCACCTAGATGTATTAAAGTTTTAATTTTATTTTCTTCCATAAAGGGAAAGAATGTATTCTCATAAAACTTTTTAAAGAAACTATCAAAATTTTGTGAATCGTTTCTAGCACCAAAATGTGTGTCTGCTAATATTGCAACACGCATTTTTAAATCCTATAGATTGCTGAGTTTGCGCCATGTTCTTTTACTTCACAAGAAACACAAAAAACCCGTCCGTTAGTTAAATTCTGTACTAGATGATTTGCAGTATGAAAGGCGTGTTCAGCAAACTTTTCACAACCAACTCCATCCATGATTATAACTTTAGCTAGCCCATCCTCTTCAAGTTTCATTAGTCTACTTAAACTAGGATCTTCACGATCTAATATTAGAGTATGATCAAAATTCTGTTCAAGCCAAGATTTTAATTGTTTAAGACCGCCAAAATCCATAACCCAATTTTTATTATCTAAGATGTGACACCCAAAAACAAATGAAAAACTTAGTGCATAACCATGAAGTAAAGAACAATGGCTATGATTTGCGTTCGGTTGACGGAAAACACACGACAATCCTTGTTCATGTCCATATGTTTTTGTAGAAAAATATTTAAAAGATTGCATATTCATTTCAGTACCTCACAAAGTTTATCGCAAGAAAAATAATTTTCCCTTAAGAAATCTCTATTCTTTTCAATCTTATCGCCATACTTATCAAAATTATTCATCATATGTTTAATTTTTTCAACTAAGTTAACCTTACTTTTTTGAAATTTTGAAAAAGAAGAAGTCCAATCATACGGGTACATAAAAGAGTCATCATACATTTCTGTATATGACAAACGATTTGGAACCAAAGGAATACCCCCTGCTTCTAAAATTTCATAACAACTAATACCTAAAGTCTCTTGTAAGTTTGCTGAGAATACCATCTTTGCTCTACCCAAAAGATCATAGTATTCCTCCTTTTTTAAATTATTTTCCTGTGCAAACACAAAAGTATATTCTGGCATTTCCTTTTTTAGTTCACGAAATATTTCTGGTTGTTTTTCAGGAGCTATTCTGTGTGGGAATACAATAATATCTTCTTTTTCTTTTTTTGATAATAACATAGAATATTGTGTATATTCCATAGGCCAACCAGTTCTTACTATTTTATTGCCTGGCTTATAACGAATTTTTCCTGTTCGTATATCTGTGTCAAGAAGATTATTTAAAAATAATTCAATATGAAAATCCGAAGCAAAATAATTATGATTTATTGCTTCAAACAACCCCTTTTCAATATGTCGTAACCAAGGTACATATTTTTTTGCTTTTGTTTGGTCGATTGTTCTACCAAGAAAATCATGTGGATCATAACTGCCTGCATGCCAAAGAGCATGAATTTTTATATTCGCCTTTAACAAGTCAGCCATATATTTTAAATTTATAATACCTGGATGCCATGCGTCTGCAAAAACAAAATGGTCACCATCTTTAACATCACCCGAATGAAACAATCTTGCTAATGTATCTACTTGTGCTGCTTTGTATATGTTCGTAGCAGCAAAATTCAAGAAAGCACCTTTAGTTGTTTCTCCACCACCCAAAGTATTTAAATCAGGGCCATCAATAACTTTTACTTCATGATTAGTTTTTTCTTTAAGAATCTTAGGGAAATGAGTTTTCCATTCTTTTGTATATCTAGATTCAACAGATTCTAAATCAATTAAGTATATCATGCGAACCACAGGTTTCTTAAAACAGCACCATTTTCACCATCTTCACTAACACTGACTTCCACATAACGATTAGGATAGGCACCTTCGATATAAAGCATTAACTCTTCAGCTAACATTTCACAAGATTTGAAATCAACTTCAAATACCCCTTTGTATAGACTTTCCAATTCTCTCTTGAAAAGAATGAATTCAATATCTCTATCATTATGATTCACTGATACACGAACTCTGAAATGAAACATATGTCTGTGTGGGTGACCCAAAAAAGAAACTTCTTCTAATTTAGGATCTTCCAATGCTGCTGGATAACGATGTATACCTTCTTTTTGAAAGGTAACCTCAATAAATCTTTTAACGCCCATAATAAACTCCTATAGTAAATCCAAAGTTGCTGGAAGACCATCATTGAGAGATTGTGAAGGGACCGAAGATCTTCCTATCCCATTTTCCCAATAAACATAATCCTCACGATTTTTTATTTTACTAAAACTATCCATCGCCTTATACATTTTATCGCCTATAATTTTCTCTGCTAATATAAAATCATTTGCTACAGTATTCAAGTGATTAATAAAGTTAATGGTTGAACCCATGAAATAGGCATTAAAAGAAAGAATAGGTGGATTAGGGTCTCCTGTTTTCTTTTGAAATCTTCTAACACTTTCATTCATTGTGTAATGAAACAATTCATCTTCCATATCCCATTCAGGATAATGTCTCTTGACATCTTCATTAATGACAGAATACATTGGTCCGTCGTTTGTTGTGAATTCCTTCCCAGGAGTAATCCATGTAAAGTCAGGACCGTAATATCTTCCCATCTGCACACCTGATGTATGTGTGGTACTATCATAGCTAACAAGAATGTCCTTATATAACCCTGCTCTTATCATAGCAAGAGTAGGAATCATTCTTGAAACTGAACCAACACCTAGAAGATGAACATGATTAACCTTTTCGAACAAAGGGAGCTGTGTGAAAAAGAAAGCTCTTCTACAATCTTCTAAAGCGCCTGTTCCCATACCAGCAGAACCCATGGCAACACCACCTATATGTCCATGTAATTCTTCAGGAATTTCTTCTAATGCATATTCAGTCCAACGAATATAGGTATCAAGATCATGGCCTTGAACAATGAAAAAAGGTTTAGCTTCAGAATTTTTATTGATAAAGGTTTGTATTTGATCTCTAACATTTCTCCCAGATTCTCGTGCACACCATTCAAACTTGCTTCTATCAAAATACTTGTTTGTGATATCACCTCTTGTTGCTCTGTCAGCTAAAAGAGAAACAGGAATTTCATCAAAGCTCATTGCATAATCTGAATACTCTGCTTGACTTGCATATACCTGTTGTTTTAATTCTGGAGTAATAGAAAGACCAAGGGTGATCATTTGTAGACCACCTGAATCTGCATATACTTTATTAATACCTTTGTTTCGATATTTACCGTAAAATACTTCACCAAAATGTTTTTCTACATGAGCATTGTAAAGAAAAGAAAACTCATGATTATGTTTACCACGAATGGTAGCCCATAAATCATTTAACTTACCCAGAAGTTCTCCTGTGTGTGTATCTTTAAAATTGCATCTTAGAAAAGACAATCCTGAAGCAACATATTCGAATTGTGCTTTCATGAATTGAGTATCCTTAATAAGTGTTTAGTTTGATGTAATGCATCTTCAAGAGCATTATGATAATTTTGTGTTCTGTCTTCTTCTGGAATTTTGATAAGTTCTTTAATTGTTCGATAACATCTATCATCCCAATATTTCCAAGGTCTAATCATACCTACTGCTTTGAAAGCATTATCTAAAATTACATTATCAAATCCTGCCCCACAACCCCAAGTAGGTAGAGAAATATTTCCATACCATTCACTGAAGTTATTAAGTGCATCTTTCAATGAGACATTGTTTTTTCTTAATTCTTCAAAAACGTGTTTAGGTTGTTGGCTCCACCAATAAACCGTATCTTTGGAAACATGAAGACCATATTTCTTACAATCTAATACATCGACTGTGCAGTAAAATTGATCAAGAATTCCACCATCAAAAGAAAATTTTACTGCTCCTATAGAACATATAGCTGCATTAGATTCCGTACTCATGGTCTCTAAGTCAATCATTACGTCCATAATTATTCCTTGATTAGTGTCATGAACTCCTGACGAAGTGCTTGATCACGGAAACCACCACCCAACTTGGAGGTGATAGTTCTAGAATGAGGATCTTGAATTCCTCTTGCCTTTACACAGAAATGATCGGCATCAATAACAACTGCAACATCAATGGTCCCAAGAATATAACTCAAAGCATGATAAACCTGTTCGGTTAATCTTTCTTGAATTTGAGGACGCCTTGAAAAATATTCCACAATTCTATTTAACTTAGAAAGTCCAATTACTTTCTCAGATGGAATATATGCAACATGAGCAACACCATTAATAGTTACGAAATGATGTTCACAAACAGAAGTAACATTGATGTTTTTTGATAATACCATTTCATCATACATCATTTTATTATCTACTGTAGTGCATTTAGGAAATGCAGATATATTCAATCCTGAAAATAATTCGTTCACGAACATCTTTGCAACTCGTTTCGGAGAGTCTTGCAAAGAGTCATCAGTAAGATCTAAGCCTAAAGTTTTCATAATATCAGAAAAACTTTTCTCTATCTTCTTAACCTTTTTGTCAGAAAAATCATCAGTTTCAAAAAAAGGAGTTTCAACACCTAAAGAAGCAAGATGCTTATGTACACGTTGACCTAAATCAGGATCACACTTCTCTAGTGCATTACGAAGAGCTACGGCATTATATTTGTGTTGCGATTTCATTTTACCTCCCAATAACGTTGCCAAAAACGTAGCAGTGATTTCTTGTAGCTACATTGTACCCTCTATTCATTGCTTCAATAGCAATGTTTCCTATATCCTCTCTTTCCTGTGAATCTTTTGTAGCTCCAACAGGCATGACCCATACATTAGGCATAGGGAAAGGATCAAACTTTAATCTAATATTATTTAGGTGTTTGTCAAGTTCTAACCAGTTGTTTATTGTTCCATTACATACAAATTTAAGTATACTTGTTACACCATAACTCAAAGTAGAATATGAATGAATTATTTCGGGGTCTACTACATTTTGCTCACCCGATACTGTGAATAATTTAGGACTCATTGCAAAATGCCAACGCCTACCTCCTAAATCACGAAAGCCACCTGGTCTAGTTAAGAATTCTTTTAATTCATCTGTTATGGTTTTTGTAGCATTAGTTTCAACCGTAACAATTTCAGGCATATTATTTCTTGCTTTCAATTCTTTAATAATTTCTATCATTGCCTTTTGTTGCATCATAGGTTCACCACCTGTAAAGCAAAGCATGATAGGTTGATGGGTTAAAGGATGAACAAACAAACCCTCAGGATTATGTTCACTTTTATTTGTTTCTACTAAACGGTCGCAGATAGATTCGACTGTACCATCATTTGCAAGATGCTTATATTTTACTGACCATGAATAAGAACTATCACAACCAGTTGTCCACACAGGTAATTGTTTCACATCATTAATTCCAGATCCATCAAAATCCATATAAGGTAAAACATAACTGGATGGATCAGTTGGGTCTTGTTGACCAAAACCATTACAATTTAAATTACAACCAAAAAAACGAAGCCAAACTGCTGGGTAACCAGACAGCTCCGCTTCGCCTTGGAAAGAATAAAATATTTCTGAATAACGAATTCTCATAACAACCTCATATCAAAAGACAAATAAATTTAACAAAAAATATTTAAAAAATCAAGTACTTAATAATCCAATTCTAAAATATTTTCTTGTTCCTCTTCTTCTATAGAAATTGGAACATAATCATCTTCTAACTTCTGTAAGTATTTAGGTTTCCTCTTTATGCTACTTTCCTTTGTGTCAGAAGTTTCTTCTTTGGCAAGAGTTGCTTGTTGCTTTAGATACTTCAGAAAGTTAACATCATAAGTACCTTCATCATGGATTTGTCTTATAAGGTTATCCATATCCATGGATTCAATATACTTGTATTTGGTTTGAAGTTGTCTTTTTTCTTTTTGAATTCTACGAACAAACGCATAATAGGAAATCTGCGTGAAATATGCAAAGGGATTGCTTGATTTGTTCGGATCAAAATTATGCATATAAGTTAAGCAATTTTCTATTGCATCAAGTACCATTTCGTCACGAAAGGTATAATTAATAAAATTGCTTTTATATGCTAGATGATTTGCAATCTTGATAAAACAATCACCTATATAATCTGGAACAATTGGTCTTTCTTCTCCCGCTGCTTCTGCAATTGAAACTTCTTCTTTGTATGCTACCATAGCAGAAAGAAATTCCTTGTTGTTCACATAATGTTTACTCTCATCTTTCATGATCTATTTCATCCTCATTAATAATATACACATTTCCACTGGGACTTAATTCTTCTAATAGAGAATGTATTGCTCTTCTATCTGCTTGTCTCTGTTTGGTTTCATGAGTGTGTTCTATGTAATTGATATATTGCTCACGAACCTCATTTTTTTGGTCGCCAATGGTTAAAATAATATCCGTACTTACTGTAAATTCTTCTGTATCACTTAAACCAATCCAAGGACGAAGTAGGTAGGTTTCACCCACAATCATATTACCTTGTCTTTTTTCTTGTTGTCCTACAACTTGAACAGGCTCAATTAATCCTATATGTGTTTCTGATGCTAAAGATTTTACGTCTCTATCCATAGCACATAAAATAAATTCTCCTGTTTTCAACTTAACAATTTTACAAAAACTGTTTTCTAAAGCCGCTCTATCCATTTATGTTTACCGTTATAAGTTTATAATCGAACCCTTCTTCATTGTATATTTTTACTCTTTCAATCAAATGTTTCAATGTATAATTCTTATGGTTTTTCCATGATAAGTTATCGCCTATATCAAACAATTTGCATTTAGTTTTGTTCTCTCCTAATCTTAGTCCTCTACCTATACTTTGTAGATTTCTTATCCTAGATTTTGATGGAGACGCAAAAATAATATTATGTAAGTTTCTAATATTTATTCCTGTAGAAAACGTACCGTATGAAGCAACAATGATTGCACTGTTTTCTTTTTCTGTAATATAACGGACTTGTTCTCTTTCTTCCGCGCCAACACCACCATGAACAAAGAAAACCTTTCTGTCTGGTTCTTGTTTTCTTATAAGATCATATAAAATTTTTCCGTGTTTTTCTACATACTGAAACAACAGCAAAGTATTTCCTTTTTGATCTATAGCTAAATTTTTAATGAAATTATTTCTCTTTGGATGTGTAACCAGCCAATCAATTTCTTCCTGATATGAAAATTTTTTACATAGCTGTTTTTCTTCGTCAGCATAATCCAACTGTAAACAGGTTATCTTTAAATTGGCTAATTGATTTTCATCCATTAACTGCCTTGTAGAAGTAACTTTATATGCAGGACCGAACAAACCTTCAAGAACTAGTTTATGTGTTTTACTTCCATCCAAAGTTCCTGTTGTCCCAACTTTGAAATTTGCATTGACACATTTGGTCATAATAGAAGTTAACGATTTACTTTTAAACAAATGTGCCTCATCACCATATATAACATCAAACTCTTCAAAATATTTTTTAGGTAATTTGTAAATACTTTGCCAGGTAGAAATAATTACAGGAACATCATTAACCTTTTCTTTACCTGAATATATTCTAGTACAATTCTCAGAAACCTTCCATGTATCCTCACTAGCATAGTCAGCAAAATCACCATACATCTGTTCAACCAAAGATGTGGTTGGTACAATAATTAATTGTTTTCTATTTTGTTTTTGATGCCATCTTACTAACGAGTATATCATTAAACTTTTGCCACTAGCAGTAGGAGAGAGTAACAAAGTTTTTTTATTTTTCAAAGCTCTAACTACACCGTCTATTTGATAATCTCTTATATTAATCTTTTTTCCTTTAGAATGAAAATTTAACTCAGTTAGAAACCCTTCTAAGGGTGATATGTCCTCAACATCTTCTTTTAAATTATTAACAAAAGTATAATCATTCTTTTCACAAAAGATTTTTACATACTCTGCAAGTCCTAAATATAATTCTCTTGTCATTACATTTAACAAACGGATTTTTCCATCCCACATTTTTGCTCTGTACATGGGAGTGAATTGAGCACCAGGAACCATGAAGGTAAAAAAGTCACTCATTTCTAACAGAACATTTGGTTCTGCATCAACAAGGAGATGTACCTCGTTTTTCTTATGTATGGTTACTTTGCTCACAATCCACCGTTAGTAAATTTATACCATTCGATTGCAGATTTAATATCCCAAGTTCTGCTATTAATGCTACGAATAATTTGTTCTAAATGATAAACCAAAGTCTTAAGATATTCCACCTTATCTAAGATACGAATAATATCTTCATCCGAATTTACAATATCTTCTAATTCATTTTTTAGTGGACGATTAAGTAAATAAGGTTCCCAACCCAAATCATCTAGTTCCTGCTTAGATAGCTCACCGCGGTAATAAGATGATTTTATTCTACGGAGTTTAATGTAATCAGTATCAGCTTTTCTAAGCTGTAATTTCAAAGTAGAAAGAATATTAATATATTTTGCATGAAGTTCTGGAACTCTAGCTGCAGCACGACCTAAATTGGTTTGATCAACCTTAGAGTCTTCTTCCCACATATTTTGCAAATCTTCTAGTTTCATTATTCACTCCTTGAATATCATACAAGGAATATAAAACATTTTAAATGATTTGTCAAGTTATAAAGTTTCGATTGTGAAATGACGATACTTAAATACTGCCTGTGCAGTAAAGTATCCTGGATCACCTGTGGTGATATCAAACTCTACACCAGATAAAGAAGTGGGGAAACATTCAACAAAGTTTAGTCTAACAATAGGATTTCTATTACCATCAAGAACCATAAGAACAGCATCACTAAAATCCAAAGCATCTGTAGTTCTTAATGCAGGTGTGCCATCAGCATATGTTACTACACTATTATCAGGATTTCTGAATGCCTGTGATCTTTGTCTATCACGGAATTGACTATGGTTTTCTGGGAATCCTAAACCTATAATCCAATTGTACAATTCAATGTAATTGGACATATCTTTTTGAATCATGAATTTTATGATTAAATCACCAAAAGTAATTTTTTCGCCTGGTTTACTAATATCCAAGAAGGGGGTTGGCTGTGTAGCAAACCCTAAATCTAAAGAAGGTAAATTTGCTGCCTGACAAAAATAAGTAACCTTAGGCAAACTTTGAATTATGAATCTGAAACCATTAGGTCTAAGATAATCTAATTCTTCGGGTTGCTTATTTTGCCACTGTGCTTCTTGGATTGTAATTTTTGATTGAGTAGGCATAATCTTATTGGTTAAAGTATATAATACTATTTATAAGATAGCAAAAAATGGAGGGAACATCAAGTGCTCCCCCCATTTAATGTTTTTAATGTAAAACAAATATTACATTAAGTTTGTTACTGCCATTAAGCGGTAGTAGTGGTTACGATCAGCGGTGAATGTTGCGCCGTCTGTGTTACCTGAACCGTCAACAACGAATGGGTTTGCGATCATGCCGTAGCGTGTCTTGAACCCAATCTTTGGCTGGAACGTGTCTGGATCAAGAGCACGAACCATTTGTAGAGGAACGTAAGGGCAGTAGAAAATACCTGCGTCATAAGCATTAGCACCTTTGTAACCTACTAGTAGGAACTGTGATGCTGCGTTTGTGTTGGCTGAGTATGGGTCGATGAAGACTTTGAAACGGCCATTCAATACGCCTGCGAATGTGTTACCTGTGTCGTCCATTGAAAGTGAATCGTTGCCTGAAAGGGCTGGTGTGTAGTCTAGCTTGCCTGCCATTGCTAGAGCTGCTGCAACGTCTGATGAGCAGACGATGAAGTTACCACGACCACGACGAGTCTCTTGTGCGATTACGTTAGCATCACGCTCGATCTGGAACATTAAGCCCTTGAAGCGCTCAACTGACCAACGGCCATTTGAATCAACATCAAGATCGAATGTACCAGGTGTTGCTGCTGATGCTGCGCCTGGCTTAGCAACCTTGTAAATTGTACGAATAACTTCACGGTTGATCTCAGCTAAGATCTCTTGTGAAAGAATATTTGACAACTCACTCTCAGCATCAAGACCATGAATTGCCTTCAAGTCTTGTGCCAATTCAACTGTGTACTCGGCCTTTAATGCACGTGTCTTGGCTGTAACGGTTGTCTTCTCAATTGAGAATGCCATTTCACCAAAGTTTGTGCCTGTGCCTAGGTCCTCAGCAGTTGCTGTTGAAAGACCTACACCAGTTGTGAATGTACCTGATACTGGGTTTGAACCAGCGTGTGTGCCTGAGCCTGAGAAGTCTGTGTCGGCTTCATTGAATAGAGCCTCTGCGCCATTCATTGCTGAATAACGTGACTTCATGGCGAAGATCAAACCTGTTGGACCTGTCATTGGCTGAACGCCAGCAACATCATAAGCCATCAAGTTTGGTAGTGAACGACGAACCAATGAAATAAGAATTGGATCGTATGTGTCTAGGTTGTCAGCACCACCAGTAGTGGCCTGTGCAACGTTGTTTGCTGGGATTGCTTCGAAGAGTGCCTGCTTCTCCTCACGGAGTGCTCTTTGCTGGTTCTCCAAAACAACAGCAGTTACAGCACGCTTGTACTGATCTTGAATCTTTGGAAGATTCTCATGATCGAGGACAGGTGCCCACTTCTTTTGAAGATTCTCTGATAAAAACATTTAAGTTCTCCTGGTTAATTATGTTTAAACCTTATTATTATTTATAAGAGTTTGGACTTTAAAACTTTGTTCTAGAAATCATTTCTGCATACTTGTTGACAAAAGTATCAGAAACTTCTTCGGTTGAATTCTCAACGTCTTCCTGAATTGGAGATGTTGCGTTTGACTTAGGGAAGAAATTAGCCTTAACTACTGTAACTTTTTCTTCAAATAATTCCTCTGACTCAAAAACGACATCTTCTACTAGGCCGCGAAGTTTCTCAACTTCTGTCTGGGCCAAATCTGATGAAACCTTGTTAACAATGATTTCACGTTTTGCTTCAACGAGTTGTTCTGCAAGAGAAATAGCATCTTCGATTTTTGTATTGACTGATTCAGTTAATTCATCAATCTGTGCTTGCATTTCGCCTAAAACGTCATACTTCTCTTCTGGAACATCAATGTAGTGTTCAGTAAATAGAACACGAAGACCTGCAATGAAATCCTCAGTAATCTCGTTACGAAGACCATTTTCAATTGCAACTTGGTTCTGCTCTAACCACTGCTCTGCAACATAGGAAAGATAAGAATCAATCTTGTTAACTAGAGCCTCTTGCATTTGGACAACTGTATTAGCTGCCTCTTCTGCAAGAACGTCTTGGAGTTGCTCAACTTCATGAGCAACACGGGCTGTTACTACAGCCTCAAACAATGAAGCGGCCTTGGACTTGAATTCTTCAGATAGCTCAGTTTCCTCAGCAAATAGATTTTCAACATCTTTTGCTAATTCTTCTTTAACCTTTGCCATCTTCATTTTCTCTTCTTCGTCCTCGTCCTCTTCATCCTCTTCTTCATCTTCCATTTTGGCTTCTTCAATTTCATCTTCTACTAACTCATACTCTGACTTTTCCTCATCGGAAAGAGCATTGTATTCGTCTTCAGAAATGATTTCCTCAGCCTCAACTTCTGACTCCTGAAGTTCTTCTGTTTCAGCCTCAGCCTCGATTTCCTCGCGCTGAACCTGACCTTTTGTATCCATGCTTAGGATGTCAGCAAACTTCTTGAAGTTTGGTGCTTCACCTGGACCTTGGCCTGCTGGTAAAGTACTGTCCTTTGATGTTGCACTTGCTGCATCACGACCGGCTGTTTCTTCATCTGACTCCTGATCAACATCAGCGTCTTCAGAACTACCTTGCTTCATAGGTTGAGCTTCTTTAGCACCAACACCTGCTGCTAAAGGAGCACTGGCCTGACGCATATTTGCACCAGCCTTTGAACCAAGCGGTAGAGTTTCGACAGCGGGCTTTTCTGAGCTGCCTTGCATAGGTGCTGACTCTTCCTTGTTTTTGCCCATACCAGGAAAAGCTTCATCTAGCTTTTGGCTCATAAGCTCTCTAATCTTGTTTTCTACAGACATTGATTTTCTCCTAATGTAGTGTTATCAAAATTGTAATATTATTTATAAGACCTATATCTTTGAAATCCTATTTAAGAAACTTTCAAACATTTTAAACTTCACATCTTCTAATTGTTTCTTATTTGTTGCCTCAATCAACTTCCTTGTTTCGTCAATGTTTTGATAGGTCCATTGTCCATTAACGAACATCCATTCTTTATTCTCCATTATACCCTGAACAAACGCATCTGGAGCTGAAGGATCTGCTACGATATCAGCTGCTGTTGCAAGAAAGAAATCATCTTGAACTTCATTGATACCATCTGAATTTTCTTTTAAAGAACCTAAACCTCTGGAAGAAACGCCTAGCTGTGCGCCGCCTTCGATAAGATTCTTAACAATGTTTCCCATAGGTGTTTCAAGAATTTTTGCACGACCAACATAATTATTACCATCTTCTTTTAAAGAAGTAATAATATGTGATACACGATCTAAATTAATTGTTGGGCCATCCGGATGTCCTAACTCACCAAAAGCACGTTTTGCTTCAACATACTCTTTAATGTAACGTTGTACTTCACGTTCCATTACTGGCTTAGGATATATTCTTTTATTTCTATTAGCAACTTCGCTTTGTAGAAAAACACCTTCGATAAAAAGACCTTTGCCTTTTTCTTCATTAATTACTTGTACGGTTTCAACAATTTCGGCAATAAGTTTCATTGTAACCCCTTATTAATTTACGTTTTGATTTAGGTGTTGTGCGTCACTGTAACCACTTACTTTGGTTAATTCGACAATAACAGTTGCACCACTAGCTGGTGTAACAACAACAATGTCACTTGCATTTTCGCGGTTATCGGTCCAACCATTAAATTGTAAATCATCGGAGCCTGATAAGGTCCAAGTTACAACTGAATTTCTTGTAATAGTTGCAGTTTCGTCATATGAACCTACAGCCCATGTAACTGAAGTTATATTAACAACAGGCGATGAACCATATTGTCCCTTGTATAATTTATGTGTTGTTCCAGTACCTAGTCCTGTTAGATCAACAACTACAGGTGTTGCTGCTGTAGCATTTGCAAATGTTGTTGCCAGTTTAATGGTATTTGCGTCAATAACTACAACAAAGTATGTTGCTTCATGAGCTAATCCAGTAATTACAGCACCGCCACCATGGGAATAAACTACTCTATCACCAGTTGCCAGACCATGAGAGGCTGAAACAATACTATCGCTGGCAAGAACAACTACAGCGGCGTTTGTTGCATCAAAGGTTTTTACAGTCCCATAAAGAATATCTACATCTAGGTCAATAGTTTCAGTAGCACTATTTCCTGAAACAGCAACCACACAATGTATTGGTGTGTTTTTTAATACGGTCTTTGCCATTAGGTTTTACTCCTAGTTTATTCTTTTGATTTACTGTTCATATATTGGGCAGCAGTAACTACATAATCTTCAGCTAAAGTTATTTTCCCTTGTACCCATTCAGGTAAATTGGTATCATCCTTTAACATATCATGTAACATCTGTGCATTATGTATTATAGTACGAAGTTGAGATTTTGCCATGTCGCCTTCGTAATCATATTCTCCTTTATCTACTTGCTCAGAACGTGCGGCGTAATTACCTGGTGCACGATCTTGATCTTGTCTGCCTGATACTGGCCTGCGTGCCAACTGTTTGCGACCTGCTCTTTTAAAATCAGCAGGTGACTGTGGGTCACCGCCCCATTTGCTTGGTACATCACGCTTTGGGTCAGCAACAGGTGGACGGCCACCTACCTTTTGAACAAAAGCATTTTTCTTTGCTTTGTTTACAGGATTGCCTTCGTCGATCTGTTCCATATCTTCGCGCATAGCCATCTTTGTAGCAGTAGCATACATAACATCTTTTGCTCTGCTACCATATCTTTTACGGAAATCTTTGAAAGACTTCTTCATTGACTTTACGATTTCCTCGCGCTTTTTCATATCCGCATCAGACATAGTTGCCATTTTACTGTCCTGAACTTCTCATAGCTTGCATATCGGCTTTTGCTAATTGACGAGCTTTTTCCATTTCTGGGCTTCTAGCTTTTTTCTTAGCAGGTGATGGGGCAGGAGCTGCTGCAACTTTCTTTGGACGCCCACGTGGACGCTTAGCTGCTTCTTTTGCCTTTTCTGCTCTTTTTTGTTTTTCTGCTCTGTATGTAGCAATTGCAGAAGCTGCATCCATAGAAGGTCTCTTAGCTGCTGAAACTATGGCCTCATCAACTTGTGTTTCTTCCTTCATGCCTTTCTTTCTGAAGCGAAGCATTTTGAAATCCTGGGCATCAAGTTTACCATTTTTGTTCATATCAATGTTTTTCTGAGCACCTTTTAATTCTTCATCAACTTCTGTTTCTTCATCACATTCTGAGCATCCAGTAAACATAGATTGTGCAACTTCATTCTTTTTTTGATTTAATGTATCGTCTATCTTTGTCATCATGATAGCATTGAACATTTTTTCAGCATCAAAAGAATTTCCAGATTCAATAGCATCTATCATGTCGTTAATGGTTTCTAATAATGTTTCGTTATTCATTGTTCTTCCTCTTCAGGTTGATTTTGTTGCATTTGCATTTGTTGACTATGTGTGTCTACCATATCATCATGAGCTTGCATTACATTTTCATGTCCTGCTTTGTCTTGGTTTTCTTTTTCTATATCAGAAATTTCTTCGTCAGATAATCTTAAAATATTCTTTTGAATATAACTTTTACTTACATATGTTCCGTCAAACTGAGCCAATTGTCCAACCAATTCTGCTCTTGAACGAATAATTTCCTGATCTTTACTTTCTGCATAATATGCATCAGATGTAAATTGATAATGTATATCTTGACGCATTTTTTCCCAATCTTCTTCAGTTAATACACCTTTTAATACAAGATTGGTTTTTAATAAATCTTCAAAAATTCTTGAGAATTGTCTACGAAGTTTGTTAAGAAATTTTGTAAACTTTAATTCGTCACGATTAATTTCTGCTGCTCTTCCAAAATTTAAACCTTGTGCTTGCTGCAATCTTGAAACAGGAACATATAAACTCTCATATAACTTACGTTGGAAATATTCAATATCTTGGATTTCTCCTAGATTTTGTCCTCCAGGTAATGTATCAATTTGTGTTCCTCTTCCACCTTCACGACGAGGTAGCCAGAAATCTTCTAACAAACTCATTGTCTTTTTATCATCACGAATCTCACCTGTATTGGCATCGTAAACTAATTTGTTACGATAACGATTCATGATGTCTTTCAAATATTGTTCTGCTTTCAATTTAGGTAAGTTACCTACATCAATATAAAATATTCTTCTTTCAGGTGCTCTTGCTAACCTGTAAATAACTAGAGCATTTTCCATCATACGAAGTTGGTTTGCTGGCTTAATTGCCTTGTGCAAATAACCCAAAACCAAATTATTATCTAGATCCATTAACCCAGAAGGAGCATAACAAATAGCGTCTTTAGTAATTTTCAAACCTTGACTTGACACAGATGAAGAATGTATGTTTGATGCTCCATGTATACCATTTTGGTGATACATGAAAAATTCTTCAACCTTAGTTACAAATTCAGCTCCTGTCTTAGGATCTTTTTGTTTACTAACATTACGAATTTTTCTGATCTTTCTAGGATCAATATAACGAATATCAGTTATACCTTGTTTAGGTTTTGCTGTATCAATGACTTTATGAAAGTAAATTCTTCCGTCAACATACCATCTACGGAAATAATCATGTGCTCTTTCATTAAATCTTAATAAAGTAAGAACCTCTTCAAATTCTTTTTCTATTGCTTTTTTAATTGTTGCAGATGTTTTTAAATTTGACAAATCAAGTTCTACTGGAACCTCATCATCAACATTTGCAATTGATTCATTAACAATATCGTCAATTGCTGCATCCACATCGGCGAACAAAGAAATCTCACGATATCTTTTAATTAACTCACTCTCATTTTTAGCTGCACCATCAAGGTCAAGATAGGTACCATAGTACCCACCCGCTCTGACGGTATCTAAAGCCCCATCATCGGAAGGCGGCACAAACGATCTTTCCGTCTGTGCCGGTTCCTTCCTTTTGATGGTATACCCAAATATATCCATAATATTTTTACCTAGTTTTTAGATTAAGCGGGAGAAACTTCAAAGTGAATGTACTGGAAAGTAACATTGAACTCTGAAATTACATCGTTAGCACTGTATGCTAAACCAACTTCTGAAACAGTAATTGGGAAAGCATTGTAAATTGTATACTTACGAATTACAGCATCATTTCTATCTAATTGTGCAACTTCTAAATCACACATATATGATGATGGTGCTAATGATCCACCGTTATCTACATAGTTATTCATTAAGTTTGACCAACCTTCAAATAATTGGCGTAGACGCATTGATGTGTCGTTCAATACAGTAATGGTCCAAGGATCAAATGTACGCTCGCCCGCCAATTTAATTTCACGACCTCTATATGTTACCACAGTTGGGTTAACGTTTGAGGCAGGAAGTGCTGCTGCAGTTACAAGCAATGAATCATCACTTGAGCCTGCGCCAACAGCAGCTGGGAAGGTTAACGTAACTAAAAATTGATTTGGACGTGCACCACCTGCGCCTAACTTATTCTTAAATTGTGAAATATCCATTAGTTAATTTTCTCCTATAAGTTTGTTTAGGCGCCAGCAACTTCTTCAAATGCTACGCCAGTGCGAGTAGCAACGAAGTTAAGTGTAATGAAATTGATTGAACGAGCAGGCTTGATGAAAATGTCAGCTACGAATTCGTTTCTGTCAATTACATCACCTGTGTTATTTGTCTCGTCACAAATTACACGGAAGTCGTAAATACCACGACGACCTTTGATGTCACGCAAGAATGGTTCAACCAAGTTGCGGAACTGTGCTCTTGTGAATGCGTCATTGAACTCAAACAATTGATATTTTGCTGCTAGTGCAATTGCCTTCTCAAGAACAATGAACAATCTACGAACGTTGATTCTATCAAATGCTGATGGCTTAGAAAGTAAGGTCTTATCACCGAACAATACTGTGCCTTCACCTGGGAAAGAAACAACTGGGTTGATTCCTTTCTTATATAGTGTGTCACGATCTGCTTTACTTGGTGACCATGCCAACTTAACTACGTTTCTGATTTGGCCTCTGTTTAAACCACCTGGTGAGAACCAAGGATCAGCAACTGCGTCTGTACGAGCACATAGACCAGCAATGTCAGCGTTCAATGGAACCCAACGATATTTGTCAGCATATTTGTCGTATTGATATTTCCAGCCTGAATCCATAACAGCATATGATGTACTCTTATTTAAAGCTGTGTGGAAACCAACAACATCTGTTGCTTCAGAACCTGCATTGTTATAAACATCTGCCAATTCAGGTGAAACGAATGCGATACAATCTAATCTTGCTACTGCAATATCAACTACATATGCAGCAACTGTTGAGCTGTGTGGGCCAACAATTAGTAGGTTTACGTCTACTAACTCAGGATTGGACAATTCATCCCAACCAGTTTGTAAATCAGAATCAGCGGGTGAAGGATTTACACCGCCTGTTAGTGAAACTGTTACAGCAGAAGATAATGAAGCAAAGGCAGTACTAGATGCATCAGAACCCCAGTTGGTTCCGTCTGCTGTGTGGTCCATCCACCAAATATATCTAGAACCTCTTAGTACTTCTTTATAATAGTTTGAAGCACCTGTATCAGATTTTGCGTCTCTGGCTTTAGAAATATTAGAAAACTTCTCCAAGACTGTACCTTCAGTGCCTGTGATTAAACCATCTTCATCAATGACGATAATGTGCATTTCGTCATTTGAGCCGCCTATTGAACTAACATAAGATGATACTCCTGGAGCCCCATCAAACTGTGCTGCATACTGCCAGTTTGCCTTGACAGCTTCGCCTGATAAAGCAACTGCAGCACCTGCTGCAAGTGTCAGTGATGTTGCTGAAGCAATTGCAGAAACTGTGCCGACAACTGTACCTGAAGCGTTTGTTAGAATGCTTCCAACAACAAGTTCTGTATCGAAGGCTGTTGTCGAACCCGTAACTGTTGTTCCGGAAAGTGTTACAGTTGCTGTACCTGTTAGTGTCTGACCCTCGAAAGTTGCTGAGTCAGCCATAGAAACTCTCAATGAGTTTCCTAGTCTTCCTGCATACTTGGCTGCAAACTCACCAACAGTTGCCTCACCTGCTGCATAGTTTGCGTCCCAATCTGTTTCATTTTTGATTAAGACTGCTGTACCACTTGCAACAGCATTTTTAGCTACTGATGAAGAAGCACGAACAACCTTTAAATTGTTTGAATAGCTTAAAAAATTTGCTGCAGAAAAGAAGCTAGTAAAAGTAGTTTCATTTGGCTTACCAAATGTTTTTACTAACTCGACTTCTGAGCTAATAGTGATTGGTTCATTTATAGGACCCCATTGAAAGTCACCAACAAAGCCACCAATAGAGGTTGCAACTGCCGGAACTACGTTGGTTAGATCCTTTTCAACAACCAATACACCTGGTGATAGTTGAAATGCCATGTTATTCTCCTATATATGTTGATTAATCAATATATAATTTCAATCCTTTTACCGTTGAATTATTTATACTTTTAATAATCTATAACGTCTTTCCAGCGGTAATTTGGATCCGAAGACCATAGAATGTTGTCCTCCACATAATAATCATCTTCCAAACCATAATCCACAATCCCAAAAGGAGTTAATTCGTCTTCTATTTGCATCATCTGTTGTTGATAGATCCGTTCTCTTACTTTTACATCGGTTAATTCTTGGAAATATTGATTGGTTGTTAACCACCCAAATAAAACCAAAGTCATTACTAAATCATCATGATACCCTTCATCTGCTTTGTATGTTCCTGTCTTTTCGATGAAAGTTGAAAATTCATGAATTACATCTGCATCAAAAATTTGTAGTTTTTGCTCTTCTAACAAACTTTTGATTGCAAAACATCCTTGTCTTTTAACTGACTTGGTTGTTCTAACACCCATGGTTGTATTTTTTGCGAAACCTGGGCTTATATAAGTTTGATTATTTTCTTTTATTGTACCTAGAATATTCTCACATTCTAATTCCATGTGAAGAATATCAGCAACTTGTCCTCCAATATCATTTGTTTCAACGAGCAAATATGCGTCATTATAATCTTTTGCTGTTTTAAAAATAATATTAGGAAACAACATTGGTGCAATTTGATTATTTTTAAACTTACCTACAAGTTTGTAAGGCATTTCAGTAACATCTACTATTGTAAAAGCAGAATAATCACCACCAACACCTCTTGCTACGTCAACTGAAATTACATATATCCTATCCTTTTCTGGTTCCTGATATATTTGTAATCCCATTTCATTACTGTAAATAGGATCAATACTACTTAGACTACCTAATGTTCTGCCATTAATTAGTGTATTGCTTGATCCTAAAAATTCACACAGAACCTCCTGATTATATTTAACTTCACCAAGAGTTTTTAATTGTTCTTCAGCCCAAGTTTCGTCACGACCTGGAATTTCCCAGTAAGGAATAAAATGTGAGATAAAACCATTTTTGCCCTTTTCTGCTTCGTTCCAAAATTTCCAAAAATGATTATAACCTAATGGGGTTGAAGTAAGTAGGATCTTTGTGGTTGTACCTGCAGAAATTGTAGGATAAACAGAAGCAAAGAATTGTTCTGCAACGTTATTGGGAATAATTGCTGCCTCATCAATGTACAGCCAGTTAACAGATTTACCACGAATACCTGAAGCAGTGGTTGCTGCTGTGAATACTTTACTTCCGTTTTCTAATTCTACGTTACCTTTGTTCCATGTTCGAACACCTTGTTGCATCCAAATAGGTAATTCTTCATACATGATTTGATAACGATCTAAAACTTCACGAGCAGCTGCGCCTTTGTTTGCAAGAATTGCAACAGTTTTATTATCTTGAAAAAGAGTGTACCATAATATACAAGCAGCAGCCGTAACAGTTTTACCTTGCTGACGGCCTTCCATCAACACTACTTTTCTGTTATTTAATATAACTTTAACCTTTTCTTTTTGGCATTCGTATAATTTAAACTTTTGCAAACCAGAATCTAGAGTTACAATATAACAATAATTTTCAATAAAATATATTGGGTCTTTTTGACATTTTACAATTTCACTAATTTCTTCATTAGTAAATTGATGTTCGTAGCCAACAGGTTTTAAATTAGGATTGCCGTGGTATGAAGTTTCATTATTCATTTTCTATAATCTCAGCTTCAGGTATTTCTTCCGTAGAAGTTTTTAATGCCTTCAAAAGATCATGTGTGGAACCAACAAAAAGATTATTTTGTGTTTGTATATTCTTTGGTTGGTCTTGTTCTAATTCTTTCTTTTTCTTTTGTACATCTAACAAATCTTTTGCTACATCTGAAACTGTTTTGATTAATTGACCAGCAACTTCATATGCTCTAGGATGATCACTGTTTTTAGCAATATGTAAAATACCGTCTATAGCCTCACTACCTTTATCAATCAAGATATGTAAGGTTTCTCTAGCATGAGCAGCATCATCTTCAATTTGCTTCTTTTCAAACTTTTCAACGGTTTGATTTTCAGTTGCAGTCACATTAAATTTTTCATCTAATTCTTCAAACATAATTAATCTTCACTTGTGAATATTTGATCAAAATCCTGTATATATGAATAGTTATCTGTTGGCAAGGCTGTAGATGGTGATAGATTAGTGGTAATTCTTGTACCAACTGTAGTATCGGGTGTAGATGTTGCTGTTAATGTAGGGTCATCATATATATTCTGAATAGTTTTCTTAATGAGACCTGCATCACGAACATAACCATAGAAGTTTAATTTAACAGTAAAGTCTAGGTTCCATATCACACTCAATCTTTTGTCAAAAGCTCCTTCCCACTCATCTTCATAAGAAACATTTTCTAATACAATTTGTAAATCGGTTTTAACACCTAAAGAAGGAATTTCATTAACTGTTACATTGAAATCAGGATTAAAATAAGGTAGAATTTGTTCTACGATTTGTAATCCGTCTTCTTGATTTTTTGCATATGCACTCAAACTTATTCCCATGTTATAAGGCGTTGACACAAAGGAATATACCACTCCGTTGTTGGTAGTGTCTAACGAACGAACAGTTTGGGTAATAGCTAATTTTCTTGCTGGGTCATATCTAAAATCAGTAATCTCGAAACCCATTCTTGGTAAAGTTATTTGATAGGTTGCACGACCTGTTTCTAAATTAGGAGCTTCACGAATACGGTCAATAAATTTTTGCTTTGGCGCATAACTCAAAGGAACCAGAATACTTTGCACAATTTCATCACTAGAATTAGTTCTTCTTATTTGGATATTATTAAACAATGTTCCAAATGCAATAATAGCTTTTCTAATATGCTGATGATAGAAATGTTGATTCTTAAACATTAGTATTCACCGAATGGGTTTATTTCTGTGAAATCAAGAATATCCAAACCTTCAGATTCAAAGTCTGCATTGTCAGAGAAAGGTGTTTGAGTTCTTGTATTGTATTTTTCTAGAATAATTGCTCCTGAAGTTTGATTCAGTAACAAGTCTCCTGTTTCTAACAATACTTGATATTCAAACATATCCATACTCAAGTCGTCTACAGTATCATCAATAGCAGTAACACCAGTATCCATAATTTCTGAGCTGTACTGATAAAGCTCACATTGCATAGAATAGATATGGAATTTTCCTAATTGATAAAAAGGATCAAGATGCTGAACAAATTTAATCTCAAACATACTATTAGTTTTAGGGAAATAAATTAAATCTCCCTCAGCAGGTCTAGATGCAATTTGTAAGACAGGAGTTCCGAAAGCACCAACAACATCTTCCCAGCGACGTTTACTTACAACAAAGGTGGCTTGATCGGTAACACTAATACCAAACTTAGTAAATAATTCTCCGTCACCTTCCCATCCCTGAATATTGGTTAAAAACATTTCTAAGGGATATGCATTATCAAACTGGGATAATACATCCTCTCCAAGAATTTCATCCTGATCAACGGAAGTTCTTGGGAGATAATAAACATCATGACCATAGATCTTGATGCTCTCTATGATAAGATCTTCAAGTAATCTTTGTTCAGAAGTAGTTCCAGAAGTACTTCCACTTTGGAAATAAAAATTGGTAGCCATTTTAACCTACCATAAAATCAACGGGAAGCTCGTATCTTAATTGCATTTCCTGTTCGATTTGTGATATTTCTTCATTTGCCTCATCAAATATTTTTTGACCGTTCATTGTAATTCCCCCAGGGAGTTGCATACCTTCAAATTTCTTAAGGTTGATTCCCCATTGGCGTTTGATAAGAGCAGTAGAATATCTTTTTAAGAATATATCATCATATATCTCGGTCCATGTTGCGGGATCAAGAACTTTGTAAACTTCAAATATGATGTAATCTCCTGGCTTGAATGTTTCTTGCCAATGTACATCTAGATATATTCTGTTTTGTTTTCTGTTGAATCTAATATTTCTATTACCTGCAAACATATCATCTAATAATTGTAGATGCATTTTTACCTGATTATAATAGGTTACATCACTAGATAATAAGTTATACATATCGTTCAAACGGAACTGATATACAACGTCGAAAATATTAGTGCCTGCATGGCTACTACCAATAGTTCCTAATGGAAATGCACGGATAACACCTGTTACAGAATCAGCAACTTCAAAATAACGATCATCCCAATTTTTTTGTACATATGCAGATGATGCTGCTAGTGTAGCAGTTGTAGCAGATTGGTCTCCGGTAATGGTTTCTCCGTTGGAGAAAGTCCCAGAAACACCTTTTAGTAATAATTTATTTGACCCGCTTATTTCATAAACCTTTGCTGTAGCTTCAGAAGTTCCACCTGTGATAGTTTCACCCACAGTAAAATTTGCGGCAACTAAAGTAGCTAAGCTAACATAGGAAGCCTCTATTTGCTCAGAGACATAAACACGCTCAACACCATCAAAATGATATTCTTGCCAAAACTCTAAGGCATCGTCAATTCTATCGCTTACTTGGTCATCATCAACGTTAATTTCTATAACTGGATGCCCTAAACGACGAAGACAGTAATCTACTAATTCAGTACGGGTTGTAACAGCCATGTTACCTCGCAATAAAAAGTTAGTTGGTATTACTATTTATAATCTTTAGCAATACCAACTAACTTTTATTTAATCTACGAGTATTGGTTGTAGTGCAGCAAGTGCATTAGCTGCAATTTCTAGACTTTCTGGAAGATCATTCATAGAAAGAGAAACATTACTAACTTCTACCTCAACGTTGAGTAAGTCACGAATTTCTTGATTCAAGGCAGAAATACTATCTGGATTAATTTGAATGGTGCCTTGAACAGGATTTCCATTAGTATCTACTCCTGGTACCACGTTACCATTCTCATCTCTCACTGCATGACGCATACGAGCTTCATCCAAGGTCTTTTGTAAAGACTCAAAAAACGGAGTTAAAGTTGTTTTAGCTGTAAGTATCTTCCACGCAGTTCGTGCTGGAAGTCTTTCATCACTAAGAAGACTAAGTCCGTTTACAACACCATAAATTTGTTCATTTGTAAGATTCATTTTTCCTCCATAGTTAAAATCACCTAATAATATAACATATTTTTATTATATGTCAAGCTTTATTTATCTAACATTTTTTTAAGTTCTTCAATTTGCTCTTGTTGTTCCTTGATTGCTTCGATCAATACTGGAACCAATTTTCCATAATCTAAGGTCAAGTAATTTTCACCTGACTTAGAAACTACATTATCTTCTTCGTCTCTAACCATGTCAAATGGTGCCAATTTAACAATCTCTGGAGCTACTTTTTGTACATCTTGTGCACTTAAACCTAGTTGTAGTTCTTTGCCTTCGAAACCTAATGATTGTGCTAGTTCATTATTTGTATATCTGAAAGCCTTTAGAGATTTAACCATATCAAGTGCATTGGTTACATCCTCGACCTTTTCCTTCAATCTTTCATCAGAATAGTAGGCCGTAATTTCACTTGTTGCAATAATTTGTCCAGTAACGTGTAATGCTTGTGCGGGAGCTGCATTACCGATACCGACCTTGCCGGTGCTGTCTACTCTGACTCTTTCTACTCCGGCTGTCGTAATACCAAGGGTGTCAGCAGCTGGAGCGTATATACCGGTATTTGTATCACCTGTCCAACTAAAGCTAGGTGCTGTCACCGTGTCTGCTGCGTTACCCAAGAACTTAGCAAAGTCAACTGTTCCTGAACCTGTTAAGTTGGTCATACCTGTATATGAACCACTGATACGAGCATCTGGAACAGTTCCAGAACTTAAATTACTTGCATTCAATGAAGATAATGAAGCACCAGATCCACTAAATGTACCTGCAACTAATGTATTAGTACTAGGATTATAGTTAAGACTACTATCTTCATTTAGGCGCTTGTAACCACCAGCACTATTATCAGTAAATACAATATATCGTGTTGCAGCCGTACCTTCATCGTCCTCGATATATGGTTCAACTGTGATGTTTGCAGAACCATTGAATGAGACACCATTGATAGTACGAGATGTTTGTAATGTAGTGGCTGTTGATGCGTTACCTGACAATGCTGCTGTCACAGTACCTGCACTGAAGTTTCCAGAAGCATCACGGAAAACAATTGTACTTGCTGTGTTGGCATTTGTGGCATTAGATGTTACAGTAAAAGTACCGCCTTCGGAACTTACTGAACCACTGATACCATTGCCTGATGTTGCACCTGCTCCAACATAGTTACCTGTTGTATCTGTACCTAGTGCCACGGAGTTGGCAGCAATAGTTGCTGTTAATGTACCGCTTGCTAAATCAGTTAAAGTAACCGAGCCTGTTAAATCACCACCTAATGTAATTGTTGGGTCTGGCTTACTTAATACGTCAGCCCATTCAATGTTGGCATCAACTGTTCCCTTAGTACCCGAAAAAACTTCGCTTGTGTTTGTGGCATCTGGGATGAATGTGAGTTTACCTGAACTATCATCAAATCCAAAGAAACCAACTTTAGCTGCAGTCCCATTATGCCAACGGAATTCAACACCTCGATCCTTGTTATCATCTGTACTTGGAGCAGTATCACCACCTAAAGTAATGATTGGGTCATCAAGTGTTACTGTGGTTGAATTAACAGTTGTAGTTGTGCCGTTAACGGTTAAGTTACCACTCAATGACAAATTGGCAGCATTTACAGTACCTGTAAATGTTGGTGATGCTAATGGAGCTTTTGCATTCAATTGTGTCTGAATGTTGCTCGTAACACCATCGGTATAGTTAAGTTCTGTTACTGTAGCTGTAATGCCGTCTAATGCATTCAACTCTGATGCTGTTGCAGTTAAATCTGTGATGTCAGCAACTGTATGTGTATGACCTGTAGCAGAAATACCAGCCTCTGCAAGGGTGTTGTTTATCCAAGCACTACCATTCCACTTTAATATCTCACCAGCACTATTAGTTGTAATAGTGGTGTTACTTAATGAATCTAAAGTATGGTTATGGGAAGTAGCGGAGATACCAGCCTCTGCAAGGGTGTTGTTTATCCAAGCACTACCATTCCACTTTAGAATTTCACCAGCACTATTAGTTGTAATAGTGGTGTTACTTAATGAATCTAAAGTATGGTTATGGGAAGTACTTGACTTACCATCTAACTGAGTTTGAATGTTGCTTGTAACACCATCAGTATAGTTAAGTTCTGCTGCTGTTGCAGTTAAATCTGTGATGTCAGCAACTGTATGTGTATGACCTGTAGCAGAAATACCAGCTTCAGCTAATGTGTTGTTTATCCAAGCACTACCATTCCACTTTAGAATTTCACCAGCACTATTAGTTGTAATAGTGGTGTTACTTAGACCATCAAGAGTATGGTTATGGGAAGTACTTGACTTGCCATCTAACTGAGTTTGAATGGCAGAAGTAACACCGTCAACATAGTTGAGTTCTGTTACTGTAGCAGTAATGCCATCTAAAGTATTAAGTTCAGTAGCAGTAGCAGTTAAATCTGTGATGTCAGCAACTGTATGTGTATGACCTGTAGCGGAGATACCAGCTTCAGCTAATGTGTTGTTTATCCAAGCAGTACCGTTCCACTTTAATATCTCACCAGCACTATTAGTTGTAATAGTGGTGTTACTTAATGAATCTAAAGTATGGTTATGGGAAGTACTTGACTTACCATCTAACTGAGTTTGAATGGCAGAAGTAACGCCGTCGGTATAATTAAGTTCTGTTACTGTAGCTGTGATACCATCCAAAACATTGAGTTCTGAAACTGTGGCAGTTAAGTCTGTTAATGTTGTGGCTGTTGAAGCATTACCACTTAGTGCTGCTGTGATTGTGCCTGCGGCAAAATTACCGGAAGCATCACGAGCAACGATGGCTGATGCTGTATTTGCATCAGTAGCAGTTGTGGCGGAATTACTTACCTTGCCTGCTGTAGAAATTGTTGACAATTTACTGTCAGCAATTGAACCAGCTAACATTGCATTAGTTACTGTGCCTGTATCAGTGGTATAAACACCGTTAGTTACGGTGCCAGCATTGCCTGAAACATCACCAGTTACGTCACCTGTTAAGTCACCTGTAATTGTGCCTGTAGTGGTGATGTTGTTAGCACCCATATCAAGTGGCTTGTTCATTGTCCACTTGTCACCAGTAGAAGCATAGGTGAATGTAGCAGAAGCTCCGTCTACTGTAATACCTGCACCATTAGCTGCTGCAGCATTTACAGCACCAGATGCTACTGTAATGTTGAGGTCGTCTACTGATAATGAAGTAGAATTAATGGTAGTTGTAGTACCATCTATCTGTAAATTACCTGTAACAGTTAAATTACCACCAATTGAAGCATTACTTGTTGTTGACAAAGTACCTGTAATAGCAGTATTGTCATTAAGTGCAATAGTACCTGTACCATTTCCACTCAAGGCAAGAGTGGTGTCTGCTGTTTTAGTGGTGATGCTATCTGTTTTAATACCACTAGCAAAAGAAACAGGGTTACCTGCACTGTTTGAAACATTAGTACCATCTTCAATTTGAAGGGTACCTTTGATTTGAATAATTCCTGAGCCTGTAGGATCTAATTTAATATCACCGGAGCCTGAAGTTTGTACAGCAACATCTTGATTGGTATCAGCAGAAATTGTGATAGTACCAGAATTATCAGATACCACCTGCTGTCCATTAACATACAAAGAACCTGGGCCGACGAATATATCGGACCATTGTTTCAAGGCTGAACCAAGTGCATATGTGTTATCTACACTAGGAACAATGTTTCCTGAAACAGTTGAGTTACCTGTAAGCGTTACACCCGCAAATGATGGTGTATCTGATGTCCCAACAGCTTGACCAATAGATACCGCACCTGACGAAATACTAACACCAGTACCTGCTGTAATATGTGCTTGCACCTCAGCTGCACTAGGTCCAGTATATGTAATGACACCTGTACTGTTATTATACGACAGTGAACCATCACCGCCTGCGTCAGTAACACTAATATTAGTTAGAGCAATAGCAGAAGTATTAGATAAGTCTGCTCTTGCTATCTCAAAACCACCCTGTGTAGAACCATCGTGCACTACAAGGGTGTCTTTAGAGGTATCGACGGTTACCTCACCTTCTGCACCTGTGAATGATGCATGCTGTGTTGTGGTTCCTCGTCTAAATTGAACTGCTGTAGGCATAAGTTAATCTCCAGGACTCTTATATTGTAAATTAGTTGGTTAGTAAGTTCCACCATCAATTGTGTCAACCTGCGAACCAGGTATGGTTGCAGACGCACTTAAATTATTTAGATCAGCTCTACAAAGTTCAAAACCACCTTGTGTAGATCCATCATGTACTACTGCTGTTTTTTTTGTTGTGTTTACTGTAATTTCAGCTTCTGCACCAGTAAATGATGCATGCTGTGTTGTAGTGCCACGTCTAAATCTAATTCTAGTTGACATTTATTATAAGCTCCCGTAATCTATATTGTTACCGGATCCTACGCTATCAGCGATAGAACCATAATCCTGATCTGAATTATAAGTCATTCTAACAATGGCTGTATTGCTTTCAGATGAAGTATCTATGGTGAATAGCCCACTAGAAGTATCTGCAAATTTTAAAATATCTACCGTTGCTGTACTATCGGTATCTGTAACCACCATTCCGCCTTGTATTGCTTTAATAGCATCAGAAGAATCTCTAATATAGATTTTTTTATCTGCAGTATTAACAGCAATTTCACCTACAGCAATATCTGCTGTGGTGGGGGCGCTACTGCCAGTTTCACTTCTTTTAGGTTTAATTACAAGTGCCATTGATTTTATTCCCGAGTTAGTTGTTTTTATAGTTACAATGACATATTTGTTTTATACAACCCAGGAAGTCGGGCCACTGACCCGACTTCCGTGGTTATAATTACTTCACATATTAATATGTACCACCATCCACTACGTTGGTCCAAGCAGGTGTACCTGAGTTTGAATACAGGAAGTATCCACTAGTACCTGCTGCTGTTACTTGAACAGCACTTGTACCATTACCATAAAGAATACCATTACTGGTGAAAGTTGTAGCACCTGTACCACCATCACCTACTGCAATTGCTGATGATAGTGAAGATACTGTACCGCCAGTAACGTTACCCTCAAGGTTTGCTACTATTGTTGCTACAGCATAGCCTGTACCAGCAACGTTAACTGTTGTGGTTGGGGCAGCTTGTAGATCTTTGAACAAACGGAACTTGCCGTCTGATGCATCACGGAAAAGACCGGCATATAGATCCAATGAACCTGATGTGTCATATAAACCATAGAAACCAATATCGACAGCATCGGTTGAGTTATTATCGTTACCTAAGATAATTAGAGGATCTGTTACACTTAAGGTTGATGAGTTAACTGTAGTGGTTGTACCTGAAACAGTCAAGTTACCAGCAACAGTTACGTTAGCACCTGAAAGTGTGATTGCGGTTGTGCCGCCACTTGATTTAATGTCGTTACCACCGACTGTCAAGTCACCGACCAATACTACGTCATCGGTTAATGCGACTGTAACTGCTGCACCTTCACCTGAACCACTAACTGCAATTTGATTTGATGTACCAGCTACGGTTGCTACATAATCACCTGTTGTATCTGTGCCAAGTGCAACTGAATTGGCAGCAATTGTTGCTGTCAAAGTTGCATTTGCTGAACCATCAATTGATACGCTACCTGAAAGGTCACCACCAAGTGTGATTGTGCGTGCTGTTGCCCATGCTGATGCGGTTGTAGCATTACCACTTAGTGCTGCTGTGATTGTACCAGCGGCAAAGTTACCTGAACCGTCACGAGCAACAACCTTTGAAGCTGTGTTAAGTGCTGTGGCGTCAACTGCCAATGTGATAGCTGCACCCTCAGAACCACCATCACCACCGGTCATGTATGAGCCGTTTGTGATACTTGCAACATAGTTGCCTGTTGTGTCTGTACCAAGTGCTACTGAGTTTGCTTGAATGGTTGCTGTTCCGTCCTCAGCAATTAGAACATCACCTGAAACTGCTGCATAAACATAATCAGCAACATCTTCTGCTGTGATTTTTCTGTTTGCTGTTGCTGATGCATCATAAACAAGGAACAAGTCAGCATCTGCAAGAGCAGTTAATGCTGTACCGCCGTTAATGTTTACTAAGGTGTCTGTAACTGAGTTAAGACTAACTGCACCTGAAGAAACAGAGAAATCTGTTGAATTGAATGATGCAACACCCTTGTTTGATGTTGTTGCATCTTCGCCTGAAACTGTTACTGTGTTGTCTGTAATGGCAATGTCAATACCTTCACCACCAGTAAAGGTCATTGTTTGGCCAGTACTGAAAGTATCAGAACCTGTATCGCCTGCAATTGTGAAACTTGATGAAGCTGGTGATGCAAATGATAGTACACCTGAACCATTGGTGGTTAGGATTTGACCACTTGTACCATCAGCTCCTGGTAGAGTAAATGCTACATTTGCTGTAACAGTTGCTGGGGCCTTAAGTGTTACACTTGCTGAACCATCAGCATCTGCCAAAACAACTGCTGCACCATTGGTGCCATCTTTAGGATCTAAGAAAGCATCAACTGTATCGGTGTAGTATTTACCACCAACTTTTTGAATAACAGCAGCAGAACCAGAATCTACAGATTCGATATAAAGAACGGCACTGGCACCGTCATTGGATGCATCTTCTGCGTACGCTAGCTCGCCTTCAACCAAATCTGAAGTTGTTGGTGCTGAAGAACCAGAAGAACGTTTAATTTGAATTACGGTCATCGGAATTTCCTTGTTTTTAGGTTTATGATTGCTTTTTCCTGCGTTGCTTTAATAATATTAAAAAGTTCCGCCATCTATATTAGATACACCAGCCACAGCTTGCGGTACCCATTTTTCTAATACCGAATCATAAACCAAAGTATAACCATTTTCTAAACCGCCTGAGGCGTCAATATTTTTCAATTCTTCCACATTCAAATTATCCAGTTGAACTCTTTTTATAGAAGTATTTATTCTATTTGGTGTTCCCACCTTTACTTGAATAGCCATTATCGCGTTACCTGAGGTGTTACGGTGATTATTCCTTCTACTATTCTGGTTACAACTCCTGCTGTGTCTTCCATTTCTACATCATAAACATATCTACCTGCTTTTAACTCACCTGTTTGTGTAGCCGTCAAAGAAATATCTATCACTCCTGACGTAGGTGTTGCTGAAACTGCGGTAAATGATGTATAAGATGATGAAGCATAAGATTTACGCATTTGACCTCGTAAAAGATAACTAGTCAAATTCAAAGCATCTCCTTCCGCATCTGTCACGGTGACTGATGTTGAAAAAGTAGCTCCTTGATCAATAACTAGATTTTGTATATATGCCATAAAAATCCAATTAGTATGAGGTTAATATACAGTTATCAATTATTTATAATGGTTTTATTTTTTACGTCAATGATTTTCATTGTAATGTTCCTTTAACCATTCCCAATTTTCACTATTTCTTAGAGCTTTAGGGTTATTTATATTTTCTAGAGCAAACTTATTTCCTTCTCTAGCTCCCTTCAAAACCCAATCAGAATTTTCGCCTTCAGCAAAAGCTAACCAACGATCCAACCACATATCACTATCTGATTGTAAGGTTAATTTAACTACCTCACGAAATGCTGTTCTCCAAGCCTCATATGGAGATGTAGCAAATGTAGCTTCACTAACAGTTCTAGGAACAGTTACAGTTTTGCTATATTGTGTGAAATCCAATCCAAAGTTTTCAGGAGTACTTAAAACAAGATCACTATTATAACAAACAATACCCATGTGCCCATAACTCAAACGATTACTCATGTTCTTGGCATGAAAAATAATATGAGAATCAGGATGCAATTCAACAGGATATTCAAATACAGAAACATCCGTGACATAATTTTTTGCAGTTACTACAAAGAATTGTTTTGCACCATTACTTAGGTCAACACAACGATGGAACATTTTTCTTCTTCCATTAATTCCGTCTATTCTTATTACATTAGGATTTAATTTAACTAAATGTTCCCAATTTTCCTCTGCATTACTTTCACCATTACTAACAAAAAACACAGGCGCTAAATCTTTCTTTGCTGGTCTTCTTGCTTTGAGTGTGTGAAGTGCAATAATTGGATCTATTTCTATAATGATTTTATCAGGCCATTCCCAAGGATCTTCACTTATCTTTTTTGCTTTTGCAATAGACTTTTTATCTCCTGCCCAACCAGCAACATGAATATGTTCGATATCTTTCTTAACCACAAAAATTACTGGTCCTGAAATATGTTGCCAGGATATACCGTTTTCACAAAGATATAATTTTTCTTCTGAATTAGGAGCATCAATTATATCAACATAATCAAAAGGAGTTAATTCTTTATCACCTGCCTGGACCCATCCTTTGGCATCTTTAACGGTTTCTATAAAATCTGTGAACCACCCAAGACTACGAACCCAATGCTTTGTTTCAATAATCCAGTGCTTTTCGAACAAATCGCTATGTGCTAACCAAGTTTCATTATTTAACATTTTTCACCTTTTTAATTTTAGCTTTTTTAACTTCAGAATTTTTCTTTCGTTCTATTATTCTTTCTTCATTTGCATGAATACTAGGACCGAAAGCCCATTGCCCAACGTGTCTTATTTGACGACTCAAGTTCATATCAACTAAAACTTTATATCCTGCATTTTGTAATTTCTTTTGAAAATAAAAATCCTCACCATGCCATTCATTGTCTCTGTATTCAAATTCAAAGAAAGGAGGTTCAATGTTTTTCATGATTTCTGTTTTCATCATTACACACCCCATTCCAATACCTTCAACTTCCTCTAATTCTTCTTGGGATTCTAGAGGAACCCATTCTTGCCAATTACCCCTTTCTGTGTATGCAACAGTCTGTAATGGAATAGAACGCTTCATATAATTACCACAAACAATAGGAACATTATGAGCCATTAATCTCATTGCTGTGGTGCTAGGAAACATCATATCAGAATCAAGCCATAAACAATAATCTGATTTCATGTTTAATGCTTGTTTTGCTAATCTTTCACGTTGTGCAAGAAGGATAGTGCTTTGATCATATATCACATGAACATCTATCCCAGCCATGGCTGTGGTTTTAACTAATTCTACCAATGAAGAAGTAAACAGACTGTAAACATATTCTTTACAAGGAATTAGTATTGCAAGTTTTGTTGGTTTGCTTTTCCATATACTTAAATCAAAAATGTTTTTACTCATACCCCAGCAACTCCTTCTGCTAGTGCAGAAGCCTGGGTAGTTACATCTCTGATAAGAGCCACTATTTCATGAACACGTTTTACTATTAACTGATAATCAGCTAAAGGAAATTGAGTTATAATATTTAAAGTATCAATACTATAACGATCAAAAATTAAAACTTCTAAAGCTGCTTGTCTTGCATATTTTTCTATAGCAATCATTCTAGAAGTTTGTGGTTCACTTGTAAGAATATTAATTAAATGTTCTTCATCATGCTCTTCTAGAATACTTTCTAAGAAAGCTTGACGTTCGGGCCATTCTTCATTTTCTCTGAGATATTTCAATTCATAAAGAAGTTCGGCGAGGGCCTTTTTATCATATCCAATAGAAACCCATCGAACATATTTTTCTTCATAGTCCGATGGGTTAGCATTAATATGCGAAATTAAATTATCAAGATCCATAAATCACCTCAAAAAATAAATGTAAAATAATATAACTAAAAAAATTATAATGTCAAGTATTAATATGTATTAGGAGTTGTTCTACCACCAAAATCGGCTGAAAGAGTAATTGAACCGGACGATATACCAATTTGTGCTCCTAGATTCCCTCTTAGTGTTACTGCACCAGAAAGACCATATGCGTTGCGCACTCGACCCATTACAATTTCTGATCCGGTGGCTGGTATTAACCCCATGTTACACTCCTAAAAATGAATCTTTTAATGTTGGCACTTATTGGCACTTACAATTGGTTTTTACTGCATCTAATTCTATTTTCAATTCTTTGATTGCTTCGATCAATAGTGGAACAATCTTTTCATAACGAACTGCTTTGAAGCCGTCTTCACGATCAGCAACAACTTCAGGGAGAACTGCTTCAATTTCTTGTGCGATAACACCAACATCATGTTTGCGCACAAAATAATCATCCTCACCGCCACGAGAATCCATATGCTCTTGTGTCCAATCAAACTCTACACCATTTATACTATTTAGTTTTTTCATAGCGTCTGAAATAACAACAACATTTTCCTTTAAGCGTGAATCAGAAGCATAGTATGCGGTGATTTCATTGGTGGCTCTAATTTCACCTGCTGTTCCTGAACCTGCTGTACCAACACCCAAACTATTGAATTGAACGTTAGATGATGTAGCGACTGCCTGACCAATAGAGAATGTAACAGCTCCTGTTGCTCCTGAAACACTTACACCTGTTCCTGCTACAGCACTTGTTACACCAGAGTTACTAATTGTGGTGCCAGAAATACTTAAGCCAGTACCTGCTGTACCCCAAGCAGTTGCGCCAGCACTATCGTCCCAGAAAAGAATTCTATCAGCATTTGGGTCAACCAAATTTTGTATTCCAAGATGTGATAGTGAGAAAGTAGTACCACCTAAAGAAATACCAGTTCCAGCAGAATAAGTTGTGTTTGTATCAGTAGAGGCAATTGTAATTGTATCAGTGGTTGCGTTTGTTGTGATAGTGATATTTGAACCAGCTGCTAATGTAAGTGTATCATTATTGGAATCTGCAACTACGGTTGATTGACCTGATACTGCAACGTTCTTGAAAATGTTCTGACTACTACCTAAGTCTGAATTACTAATTGTGGTGCCAGAAATACTTAAGCCAGTACCTGCTGTACCCCAAGCAGTTGCTCCAGCACTATCGTCCCAGAAAAGGATTCTGTCAGCATTTGGATCAACCAAATTCTGTATCCCAAGATGTGATAGTGATATTGTATGAGCAATACCTTCACCTGATGAAGCACCTGTTGTTGCTATGCCAGTGCCTGCAGCAATTGTACCTACATAGTTGCCTGTTGTGTCAGTTCCTAATGCTACTGAATTGGCAGCAACAGTTGTTGCAACAGTTATTGTACCACTTGCTAGGTCGGTCAAAGTTGTATTTGCACTACCAGTTACATCACCTGTTAGTGTGACAGTAACAACTGGGTCTGGCTTACTTAATACGTCAGCCCATTCAATGTTGGCATCAACTGTTCCTTTAGTGCCTGAGAACACTTCACTTGTGTTTGTGGCATCAGGAATAAAGGTCATCTTGCCTGTGCTATCATCAAATCCAAAGAAACCAACCTTAGCGGCAACACCATTGTGCCAACGGAATTCAACACCACGGTCCTTGTTATCATCCGAACCAGGAGCAGTATCACCACCTAGTGTGAAAATAGGATCATCTATAGTAACGGTTGTAGAATTTACTGTTGTAGTTGTTCCGCTTACAGTTAGGTCTCCTGTAACACTAAGAGCACCACTTACAGTTAATGTAGCACCATCAAATGTTAAGTTAGATTCACCTGTGATGGTGTTACCATCAGTAAATGTAGCAATTTGATTGTTTGTGTTAGTTCCTGTGTAATCAACTAATGAAGAACCCCAAACTCGGGAATCAATTTCGTCGGTTACGAGAGTAGAACCATTATAAACAACTACTGTGTTGTCTGTACCAGCAGCAATATTAGCTGGGTTAATTGTAGCTGCATTAATTGTTAAGGTATCAGCACCTGCATCACCCAAAGTAGTATTGCCTGTAACAGTAAGAGCACCTGTGACTGCTAAAGTAGAACCATCAAATGTTAGGTTAGATTCACCATTGATGGTATTAGTATCGGTAAATGTAGCTAATTGATTATTGGATGCAGTTCCTGTGTAATCAACTAATGAAGAACCCCAAACTCGGGAATCAATTTCGTCGGTTACAAGAGTTGAACCATTATAAACAACAACTGTGTTATCAGTTCCTGCGGCTATATTAACTGGGTTAATTGTAGCTGCATTAATTGTTAAGGTATCTCCGCTGGCATTACCTATAGTAGTATTACCATTAGATGCTAAATCACCTGCAACAGTTACGTTAGCACCTGAAAGTGTGATTGCTGTTGCTGTTGATGATTTAATATCATTACCTGTTACAGTCAAATCACCTGCTACTGCAACATTACCTGTTGTGGTAGATAATGTTAGTGCTGTAGTGGCATCAGAGGCTTTAATGTCGTTTCCACCTACAGTCAAATCACCTTCGGTTCTAACATTAGCTCCAGTTAATGTTAAAGCAGCAGTTGGTGTTGCACCTGATTTAATCTGTAGTTCATTGCTTGATTGGGTTAGACTACCATATGTAACTCCCCCGTCTTTCAATACTACGTCAGCTCCACCAGCATCAAGAGTAATATCATTGTCGGCGTCAATTAAGAAAGTTGCGCCTGAACTATTAATAGTATCAATGTTATTGACAATTGCATTTGAGCTAACTAAAACAACTGTACCATCAGCATCTATCATAGTAACTGTTCTATCAGCAGTTGGATCTACAACCGTAAGTTGTGTTTCGAATCCATCCTCAGTAGAACCTTCAAAAAACAAACCACTGGTTATAACAGCAGCATCAAGTGTTTTGTTAGTTAAAGTTTCTGTACCAGTTAAGGTTGCTAAAGTAAGAGTTGTTCCGTTATAAAATTTAAGAGCACCATTATTGTTCCATATGTCGCCTGAAACAGGAGCAGAAGGATCGGCAGATCCTGCTGTAGCACGAATACTGGCAGTTGAAGTACCACTCGCAACTAGGGTTAATTTACCCGTCATTGCTGTGGTTCCATCTTTTTCAACCTTATCGGTATTCAAATTACTGAAGTTGTTATCAACCTCAGTATTTGTTAATGGAGTTCCTTTGGTATTTCTTAGAGTTAACGTTGACATTTCTATCCTCTATTTTGTATTATATGTTGGAGCATTTGTTTTATTTCCAAGAGTTCGTTTCTTACATTATTTATATCATTTTCTAAATTAGAAATTTTATTAGAATGATTTCTTTGTTTTTTATATGCTTCTAAACCATCAATATCAGAATTTATTATAGCTGTGCTATGATCATCCCTAATATACTTATGTTCTTTTTCCATTTTATGCCATCAACGCTAAGGCTCTTAGAGCATAAATTGTTGGTTTTATATAGGTATCAGAACTTAACATCACGATTTTAATTTGGAAAGTTCCGAATTGGGTATAGGCATTACCACTTACATCTTCATATTCAAAAACACCACTAGAATTTATACCACCAATTTGTGTGTTTTCATCATGACCGTTCTTGGATAATTTATATACAAATTCACCAGCACCTAAAGTATTTTTATTAATTGTTTTATTCATTAAAGTCCAATATCTAGGATCACGGTCACCACGTGCTTGTAATTTCACATAAACACGAACATCGGTTTTTTCAGGCATATCAGCATCTAAGAAAACAATTATATCATCAGATTCTTGTCCTGAAGGTAATTGTACGGTCTTAGTATGATATTTTGCATTACCATCAATATCAGATGCTTCATAATCTACTGTACAAATTTCGTTAGTTGCATCTACAGTTAGTGCTGCATTTCTTGTTAACGTCAAACTAGTTGCACTTTCAATACTCTTAACAACACCAATAACCTTACCTGCTGTATCTCTTAAAGCTGATCCTACAGATACCTGGTCAATAAATGCTGTACTTGTTCCAGTAACAGTTGCTGAACCAGTTCCTGCTGCCAATGTACCAGCCAATGTTTTACGAATATTTCTAATATCATAAGCATATGTGAGGACAGCTGCTTTTTCCAAATCAACTACAGGACTTATTGTAGACTTATTGGTTGATAAAGAAAGTTGAAATAGATTTTTTCCTGTTCCGCTAGAAGCAGAAAAAACACCTTTTTCACTACCAATTTCTACCATACCTCTTTTTCCAAATGTTTTATAGGTTGAAGGAAGAGTTCCTGCAACATTTCTTAATTTATGAGCAAAAACAATATTTGTATCATTAAAATCTAGATGTCCTATAGCATTATGTAGTAGATGAAAATTTCTACCTGACATTGATGTGCCATATGAATATGGATTATTAACTAATACTGTTGCTGTTTTTGTATATACACCACTAACCGCACCTGCTTCAATCTCATCATTTTCCACGAAACTTCCACTTGTGACTAATACCTGTGCAACATCCTCAAATGTATCATAAGCTATAACTTCACCTGTACCTGTACGGGTTGTGTTATTAATAAAATCACCAACTTGTAAAGATGCGCTTTCATTAGCTATTTGAAGATAATCAATATCTTTATTTTCTAATACCAAAGTACCTGAACTTGGTGAGAAATTTGCATTGTAAACAGTAAATTTAATATCTTTTGTATCAGAAGGTGTCCAATTAATACTATTGGATGAAAGATATAAACGGCCTGCTGAAGGTTGTTTATCAATTACTTCATTAGTTCCTAGTTTATTTTGCCCCAATTCTGCGGTCCATACTTCATAACTTGTGTTACCACCTGCAGGTAAAAGAACCATTGCATATTCTTCGTTGTTCTTAAGATGAACAGGTGATGTGAAAATAAACTTGGTTGGTGCTGAAGCATCAGTTGAAACATTAACATCTTTAGGAAACAAAGTAACTGTACTTAGAGGAATAATATTTTGTGATGGATTTCCATTAACAGTTTCTCTTAATTGTAAAGTTATTGGTACATTGCCATCGGTTGGTCTAGATTTAAAATAAACATCAATTTTCGTAACGAAAATTCCTTCAAGTTCACCAGACACAAAGAATGTTTGTGCAATAGGATCTTTAAAAGTTTGTCCTGATGGATTTGTAGAAACAAATCTTTCAACGTCAATGCTTCTTGGTCTGATAATTTTAGAAAATGTTGATTTGAGTGTTCTTGTTGAACTTGTCTTAGTTCCATCATAAGTTATGGAGGCCATACCAACAAATTCTGAAACAGCTCTACAATCTGTATCAGCATCAGGATTAGTTGAACTATTGGTTATAACAAAAGTTCTACTACCTGTTTTAAAGGTTCTTGGGGGAATAACAAAATAAAAAGTGATAGAACCTTTGCTATCAGTCTTTAATGCTGCACCAAAAGCACCAGAACGAGTTAGCTGACAATTTGATGAAACCGCCTGCCCATCAAAATATGGATAAACTCTTGTATTTGGTTTCAAACCTTTCGCTGAAACTGTAACAACTATAGGACGAATATAAGGAAGAGGCTCATCAGCAAGAGGTTTTCTTAGAGGAGGTGGAGCAGTAATACCTGAAGAACTAGAACCAATTGGAGTTCTGTTTTCTGCAGCTTGCCTCCCTCCAGTTATATATTCCCATTCTTCTGGATTATTACTACCTTTTCCAGTTATATCATCTCCGCGCATTTATATTCTCCTAATATATTAGATGAGGTCGTCACTTTGTTGATTGTATGTCCAGGATGTACCAGTTGTACTCATATGACTTTCCGAACCCAACGATGTACCACCAGATCCAGTCTTTGGACTGGTCTTAGGTGTTTCAACCACAGGAGCAGGCGAATCAACAGGTAACACCGGTTTTACTGCCTCTACCGGAACTACCGGTGTTGAAGTCACGGTTGTTGGTAGTGCTATACTTTCTTTTACTATTGGTAGTTTAGGATTACTTACTGGTGTAGTTGATCTATCTATCTTAACCGCCTTAGATACAATTATTTCAGGTTCAACAGGTGTAGCCTTTGCTATCTTGATTGGTGGAGTCTTTGGTAGAAATACACGGTTAACAACTTTTTTAACTATATCTCTCTGTGCTATTTCTGCTTTATCCATCTGTTTTAATATTGGTGTATTTAAAGGCTTGGAATCATCACGGTCAACCTTTGCTGCCACTATAACCGGAGGTTCGGGTAAATCACGATGATCAAACCATATATCTTCTGAAGGAGATAATATTATTTCACCCTCATATCCATAAATTACGGTTTCTGTAACTTTGACTGCCTCAGAAGCATATGGGTTTTCCGTATATACTGAATGTGTGTAAGGTAGAGTTGCAATAGTTCCATTTGATACAGTAGAAATCAAATCAGGTCTAAGTGCAGTAGCTAACGTTGCTGTCGATAATCCTGCATATGTAATTACACCAGATGAGGATGATGTTCCTCCTGAAACAGTATAACTTGTTTCAGCAAAAGTACCTGTAACTGAAGTTAGGTATAATCTAATCCATTTATAACTGATGTTTCTTGCAATTTGTACTGCATGTTCTAATTTGCCTGTGGCAAGCGATGTTGCTTGTGTAATAGTTTCGCCTTTAGTAAACTGAGCCTCAGCAACGGGTTGTCTGATTACGATTTGCGCATCAGCAGGAGCTCTGTATATATTACTTGAGGATGAAAATTCTAGTTCTAAAGGATCTGAATCAATCTTTGCTGTTAGTACACCGTTTCCAACTGTGCAACGATTAGTACCGTTTGTGTAATCTAACTTTGTTCCTCTTTCAAACGAATCAACTAAAATACCATTTTTAAATCTTTCATTTCCTGAATCATTATAAAGAAGAGCATTAATAGTTTTTTGTTCTAAGAAAGATAGTTTGGTATATTTTTCTAAGTTTGTTAATCTTGTGTCAATCTCACCAATATCAGACATGGTGTATCTACGTTGTTGTTCTGAGGCAGAGAATCCAGCCTTGTATGCTTTTCTTCCTATTTGCCCTGCAGCCTTAGGAGACATAGCAGGATATGGTGGAAGAGTAAGAATTCCCAAATCCATTGAATTTGCTGGTTGCAATGGAATTTCAGGGACAACTGCTGCTGTACCTGTAACTGATTTAAACACACCTTCTGTATCTAAAACAACACGATCTATTCTTGGGATGTTCCAAGAAATAGGTGTAGTAAATTCTTCTTCTGGATGTGGGAAGTATGTAGGGGTGAATCCAGTAAATGATTTATTAGAATTGGTGTATCCTGAAGGATTGATAGTAGATGATGTTAAAATTGTAGTTGTTACTGCTGTTGCAGCAACAGTAAATCTAAAATCAATATTATTTCTTAGATCATAAAGAACACCGTTCTGTGCTTCATATGTTGGAATCTCATACCAATAAATTTCACCTGACGCAGGATTATCACCCTGTGTAGGTAATGGGTATGAATCTACACAAAAATATGCACCTGCGTTATGTTCAAAATGATCTACACGAACAACATATCTTCTGTATTCAGCAAAGGTTCCACGTATTACACCTAAGTTGTAGTTATCATCTTCCTGACCATTTGTAACAGTAAAATTGTTAGTTCTGTCTGTACCAGAAGTATTAATTGCTGCCCAATTCGAAGTAGAAGCACCCGCCTTAATATAATCCACTTTGAACAAATCATATAAACCTAACGAAGGTTCACTACCTTTAGGGAATGATTTTGTAGCAAGGTCCCAACTAGGATGTGCAACTGTAAAGAAATTAGTTCCTGATGCAGTAGGTGTTCCTGGAATAGTAGTATCACAAGTTACAATATATCTTGTAGTGCTACCAGGACCACTGTTATCTGTGCTAAATGAAGCAACAGTTCCTAAATTAGTAGTTCCGTTATAAACAATATTATCTACAGGACATTCTTCAGCCGTGACCTGTGAACTACTCCATGTAGTTGCAGCAGCTGCTGTTGGGAAGGCCCAAATTAAATTAGAACCGGAATCACTAGCATCCATGTAGTTACCTTGTGTGAAGAATTGGTAACTATTGCCTGTGCCTGTTAGATTAATTGCGGTTCCTGCTGTTGCATTAGCTGAACTTGTTGCCAATTTAATTGTATTTGAATCAACAACAATAACATAATATGTTGTTCCATCAGTCAAACCACCTAAAACTGTACCTTCTGCAGCATAGTAAACTAAAGAATTTGTAACTGAAAATCCATGTGAAGTCCAAGCAATTGTATCATTGGTTGTAGAAACATCACCAGTAGAGATTACTTTGTGTAATAAACCCAACTTTGCAGAAGTTTGTAATCTTACAAATCTATCTTCTCTCAAAGTTTTAGTTCTAGCAACAACATCGGATCGTACTACACTAACAATAATAGTTACTGTTGCACCTGCGTCTAATGTTGTCGTTCCATAAATGTCAACAGTTAATGATGTTGAAGTTATGCTAGTTACACCATTATTAGTTGCTGTTAAATCTACAATCTGACCTGCTGTATATACAGTAGTAGCTCCTGAAGTATGTGTAACATTGGTTTCGGTGATAACAACAATTTCAGAATTAATTGTTGCATTCATAGCAGAGTTAAAAGCAAAAGTTTCATCACCACTCAAAGTAACGGTTACTCTACCATCAGTCCCTACACTTTGTCCAGCAAATACTTTTCTGTAAATAAAACTATTATCTAACGTGTCAGGTTGTAATGATTTTACATAATCATATGATGTAGGAAAAATTAATGGAGCAAATCCTGTTTCCTTTAATTCATAATCCGTCCCCTGAACGTCAGCATGAAAATCAGGTGAACCATTGTAATAAACACCACGAACATCACCAATAGAACCAGCAACCATTTCAATATCATACAAATATAATCTGTATTTACAGGCAGCTGCACCTGATGTTCCTGAGATATATTCTAAGTTTGCAATTCTGGCTGTTCCGATTTCTGAACCTGGAGCAGAAGCACCTGAAAAAGTAGTTGCTGTTACTGCGCCTGCTGCAGCACTTCTCAGAGAAACTACTGATCCATCCATAGGAGGCGGACCAGCAACTTCATCAACAATTAAATAATTTCCGTATGCAGTAGAAACACGAAGATTAGTTTGTGATAAACTATCCGTTGGTTTGTCAACATCTAGATATTTTGTTGCATTTAATTCATACTCATATCCACGAACATATGCTTTTCCTGGTTCTATACCTACAGCCAACTTACCTGCATCACCACCTTGACCAGAAGTATATACACCACCATTTTCACCATTAACTAAATGTTCACGAATATGATACTTGAAAGGCACAATTACATAATCACCTGATTCATCATATGTTCTACGAGCAAGTGTTCTATTTAACTCTGCATATTGTGTTCTGTCATATCTGCGACTAATTTCACCTGATTGTACTTCATAAAGTATAGAGAAATTTTCAACTAATTCATTAACTCCATATGCAGCTAATGTGGTTGATAATTTAAATCTATCAGCACCTTGTGCTGTGTAATTGAAAGCACCTTGTGCAGGATCTAATAATGTTTCATCATCTTCTGAGTCAACAATAGTTTCATTTACTAAGAACCCAACTTTTTTTGTTGGTGATGAACTAAATGGTTCAAGAATAATGGTTTGTGTGTAATGTCTGATAAAATTACCGTTTGCATAAACTACACCATCACCTACAGTAAATAAAGAACCTTTTGTGATGGGAGAAGCTGCGCTATCAGCAACCACAACAGTTATATCTGTGTCATCTTCCTGTGTTAAAGTTTCACCTGCAGCAAACGTACTTGTGGTTCCTGAATCACCCTGAGAAAGATATTGTAAGAACAAACCCTTAAATGCTGATTGTCCTAAATCATCTCTACCTGTTTTAACTTTTTTAACTAATGCTCTAACATTATCAGTTGCTCCTACTAAAACTTTCCCAACTAAAGCATTTAATGCTGCATCAGAAATTGTTGCACTTGAACTATCTAAGTCTTTAATTTTAACTACATCTACATCGAAATTTGTAGATTCAGGACAACCTGAAATTACACTACCTTCCTTAAATATATTATCACCAAATCTTTTGATTTGATCTTGGAGGATAGTTTGTAATTGTGTTAATTCTCTAGCCTGTACGGCATATCCTGGCTTGAAAAGAACTTTATGAAAATTCTTGTCAAGATCAAAATCGTCGTAGTAAGGATATGTATTTAAGTTTAGCTTAGCCATAGTACCTAAAAGTTGATAAAGAATTTGAGTGTTTCAGTTTGTCCGGTTGTTCTAACTATAGGAGATATATTTGTTAAATGAATTACATCTCCAGAATTTTGTGAAATTTCAGGGGTTGTTAATGTAGTAATTGACAACGTGGGGACACCTGTAGTTTCATTTCTTAAAATACTTGTTTGTTGTATACTATTTATCACAGGTTGCAAATAGATTGTATTATCTTTAACATACACCACCGTGAATATACCACCTGAATCAGTAGTGATATTATCATCTAAATTATACTGCGAACCATCCGGCACGGTTATAACGTAGCAACCATTTCCTGTGGCAGATGAAAACACAGTAGAACTATTATATCCTTTAATATTTTTAATTATTCCGTATTGTCTAAAATCATTATTTAAGAAAAAGTCACTTTGGAAATCTTCTATATTAGCTATGATAGCTACTTTTGTTGCAAACAATTCTTGAGGAACATTTGAACCATGTCCACCTTGAGGTGAAATAGTTGCCTTTGCTGTAGCACCAGTTCCTATACCTGTAAAAGATATATCTGCATAAGTGTAACCAGTACCACCATCAGTGACTTGAATGGAAGTAATAGCACCAGCTGCAACTGTTGCTACTGCTGCAGCACCAGAACCATCACCTTTAATAACCACACTAGTAGAATTACCACCAGTATTAGAATATCCAGAACCACCAGCTGTTACTTCTATTTTATTAATTTGACCATTAACAGCCACAGCATATCCTGCCACATTTTGATTTACAATACTAGGAAGATCGGTTGTTTCTAATGTTGCTACTGCTGAAGCTCCGGTTCCTCCCCCACCATAAAAATATACAAATGCAAAACTATATCCTACACCACCCGAGGTAATCGTTAATGTATCTAAAAGTCCTGCAGGGGTAATACTTGCTGTTGCTGTTGCTCCATTACCATCACCTAATATTATAACATTAGGAGCAGAAGTATAACCCGATCCAACACCAGTTATTGTAATATCTGAAACTGTTCCATTATGATCAAATCTTGAAGAGGTACCATAAAATTTAACAGGGATATAATCGGTTGTCAAGAACTTAGTTCTGTCAGCAGAAGGCACTTCATATATTAACTGCCAGGTATACCCATCAGACAAAACTTTAGGTCCTGCGTCAGAATGTGCGGGTTTAACTGTTGATTGACCACCACTATTATTATCTAAGCACTTATATATTCTGTAATTATCTGGATTATAAACATAAAAGTTAAGAGAAGATATGTTTGCATTATCGGCATATTCAGCATAAACCGTACCTGAAACCCAATCTCTTCTAGTTACAATTAATGAAACATCACTTGGGTTAATTTTTTTAACACCTAAAATAGATCTTTTAGCTTCAGAATCCGTAACTCTTGTATCTGTAGGTGTAGGTGGAGATACTTCATTTGTCCAAGCTAAAGGTCTTCCTAAAAATACATGAAAATAATCATTAGGATTCAAGAAATTTGTAATAGAAAAAGTATTAATAGTTACAGTTTGATTTAAAGGACCTGTTAATGTAAAGGTACCTGGAATAACAACTTCAGAAATTGGTATTTCTGTTCCTGCATTTGCATTAGATAAACTTGTAGCTAATTGTATATTATAATTATCATTTTTAATGATAAAATAATTAGTACCGTTAGTCAATCCATTTATAGCAGTAGACCCAGTAACAGAATAAGTTATTTCATCACCTGTAACTAATGTATGATTTGGTATATGTATTTTATCATTTGCTAAATCTAATGGAAAATCATCCAATCTAACTAATTGAAAATCATTACCAGAACCAGTAGAAGTTATATTTACTTTGGTGCCTGCAATTGCGTTAGACAATGATGTTGCTAAAGACAAAGTATTATCTGCAACATCAATAACATAATAAGTTGTATCGTCAACCAATCCACCAGGTACTGTACCTGAATTTACATAAAAATGTACACGATCACCTGTGTTAAAACCGTGTGCATATATTGATATTCTATCATAAGATGTGTCTATAATAGTATCAGAAAATGTTTTTGTAGTTAAAGGAACTAATAGAAAATTAGACCCAGAAGGACCTCCAGCTAAATTAATTCTTTTGCTTATATCACCAGATGTAGCTCTTGCATAACCACTACCAGTACCTGAACCAGTTGCTTCTGCTAAGGCAACAACATCTGCTTCGTCTCTTATTGCCCAATATCTTGTATTATTTGTTAAATTAGTTATGCCTGCGCTTGCTCCATTTTCCAAGTAAAGAACAACATCACCTGAGTTTAATCCATGAGCAGTAATGTCAATTTCATTATTTGGGAGATCAACTGCAGTGTCTGCAAATTTTAATGCAGTAACTTGAAAAGTTGTGGTTGAACTACCTATAGCATCATCTAACGTAATGCTAGTTCCATTTGTAGCAGTATAAGCTGAAGAATTAACTTTCACGCCATCTAGAAATACTTCTACTCTTCCTGGTGTATAACGTAATGTTCTTCCATTAGTATCCGCACCTGAGAAAGTAACATCTCCCTCAGTGCCGTTATAGTCGAAAACATATCCGTCCAAAGTGGTGAGCGTGTTTAGCTCACCACTTGGGACGTTAATATGGTTTACTATGTCTCTATGGAACGAACGAGCTAACTCGGTTCGGAACCTTATAGGTAGTAAAGAAGCCATTTATTATGCTAGTGTTACTGTCCAAGTAATAGTCATTGCGTCAGCAGCGCCTTTGTTAACAGTTGAGAAAACTGTACGGCAAAGCATTGTACCTCCTGAAGCAGCATTGAAAATACCTGCCTCAGTTAATGCGCCTGTGCCTGTACCTGCTGGGAATGTGCAAATATATTCAATTGAATCGTCTGTACTGCTTGATGTTGCTTGGTTTGATGATGTAAGAGATGTACGAGAAGCAGCAACAGCAGCACCTAATGCTGTATCAGTAACAGCGGCTGCAGTAGAATTTGTACCTACTTCCATGTGTGACATAACAGCTTGACCTGTACCAATCATACGCTCAGTAATGAACTGCAAACCTACATCTGTAACAACGTTAGGAACATGATGCTCTTCCTTAACATTGCCATTTTCGTCGTGAAGGACAATCTTCAAACTGCCCTTTGCTTTTAATGTGTCTTTCATTTTTGCCTCTAAAAGTTTAAGTTAAATTAAAATATGTAAGTTGTTCCAACATATTGTTCTGCGAAATACTCAGGTGAGTATGAATTATTGAATATTTCTCCACCAGCATCGGTCGCAGTGGCCGAATCAGAGAGAGATTTATTAGTATTTATAACACTATTTTCTGATGTTGAAGCAGCATCAGAAACACTTCTACTGAAGGAAATTGCAGGTGAATCTGTTACTGAAACATCATCTTGTAGATCAGATGTTACGTCATCTTGTTGATCAAAAGTATAACTTATACCAGAATCGGTTACTGTAACTGTATCAGTAAGATTTACTGGTATAACCACTAAGGTTGATACATTTTCTGAAGTTGTTACAGTCTCAGTAAACGGTACGTTAATAGATTTAACTGGTGAATCTGTGACTGATATATCTTCTTGAAGATCTGAAGATATATCATTTTCCTGATAGAAATGTTTTTGTACATTCTCTGAAACAGGTATTGTTTCAGTTATATTTTTTGCAATATTTAATGAATCAACAGCTTCGGAAGTTGTTACAGATTCGGTAAATGGTACGTTAATAGATTTAGCTGGAGAATCTGAAACAGTTGAATTATCACTTATAGGTGTACTAAATGATTTTGCGTCAGATTCAGAAGATGTGACCGTATCAGACAATACCTTATCTAATTGGAATACACTATTTTCAGAAACTGCAATATCTTCCTGTAGATCAGATGTTAAGTCATCTTCCTGTGCAAATTCATATCTAGATGATTCTGTAACCGCAACTGTTTCTGAAGAAGCAATCACATTTAAGGATTTAATTACACTTTCAGAAACCGTAATATTTTCCTGTAGATCAGAGGTTACGTCATCTTCTTGAATGAATTGTTTTCCGACATTTTCTGATACAACAATTGATTCGGAAACATTTAGATTAAAAATCTTTACTTCAGATTCGGAAACCGATACAGATTCCGATTTTTCTAATGATGTTGAAATAGAATCTACTTCAGAAGAAGTTACCGTTTCAAAGAACTCTCGCAAGTAAGTTAGAGTAACTTCTTCTGAATCTGTAACCGTAGCAGAATCAGAAATTGGTCTAGTTAAAGACTTAGCATCAGATTCAGAAACCGTAACTGTATCCGAGGCTTCTAAGAAAACATGATAATCAACTTCAGTAATACTGGATGTTACTGAAGGTGTTACTGAGATCTCACCTTCCAAATTCAATTCAGAAAACAACTTAAATCCAGCAGGGTGAGTGCTTTCTAAGAATGTAGTATCCCAGTCGTTTCTTTGTTTTGATGATGATACTACATAGGAATATGGTTGATAATAATCATAGTCCTGTAAATGAATATTACTTGATAAGAATCCTTCATTATTTTTGAATTCACCAGGCGCATGATATACTAAACCAGTATTGAATGTAACAGTTGCGGATGACCCTGTAATTCTTGGTTCAAATTCAATAGTAAATGTTTTTACAGGTTCTCCCGAATCATCACGGAAAGCAAATTTTTCACCTGTATCAATAATGGCTAATCTCTTTAACAATCCAACGGTTGTTGCCTCAGCATAATCTCCCGTCAAAACATAATCTTCAGCAAAATATGTTGCCGAAGATCTTTTTCCTGTTTTTGTAACACGAACAATTGCATTATTTTGTATCAAATCATAAACATATGCATCAGCGCCTGTTAGTATTTCTGTATAATCTCCAGCAAAATAAAGACCCTCAACACCTGTTTCACTAATAAAATATGAATCATCTCTAACAAAACTTGAACCTTCATCATCAACTTTAGATATAGAAACTAACTGTTTGGTTATAGAACCATATGTAACCCCTGCTTTTTCAACATAAACATGAGTATCATGGCTTCCTAATGATGTTGTTAAATTAGAATCTAAAGAAATATAATCAGGCCACGCATAGTCTGGATCTAAATCTACTTCTAATTGATAGATGTTAGGACGAGTCCTAAAAACATCATAACATCTAGTAGTTACAGTTCTTTCAATATTTCCTGCACCTGGAATAAATTCCAAATATCTTAATGTAATTATGGAAGCATTTAAGGCATAGATGTTGTTACTAGAAAAATTAGTATTGTTTACTTTAATAAACTTTTTTCTTCTCCAACGACCATCAGAAGCACGAAGTATATAATCACCGGGATACGTTACTGATGCTGTATCGTTGAACATGAAACGGAAAAACATTTCCGTAGAATTTTCTGAACCTTTAGATTCATAATATTGATTGATATACTTTACTAGCTTTCTCGTAGAAAGCTCAATTTGATCGGAGAATTCATTTGCAAATTGTTTTCTAAACTCAGGAATAAAAACATCTAATGTAGCATCAATGTCCATCCAGTCGTCAGAATTAAGAAGATAATAATGCGATTGTCCGGATTTTTCCATCCATGTGTAATAATGTTCTAGGAAGGTGACAAAATCAGGGTACTCGGCCCTTACGAAATCAGGGAGCTGCCCTGAAATTAAATGATGCAGTTTCTTCCTAATAGACATTATTCATTAAACGGAACAGAATTAATCACCAAACCTGGTTTAATATTTGCTTCAGCAATACTCAAAGAATTATCCAATGTAACAATTGTGTTTTTTGCAGGTAATGCTGTAACAGCAAATTTTGAAATATCAGAAGCACGAACCAACCCACTGGTTATATTTTGATATAAAGGTTGAGGTCTGACATTTAAATATAACTTGTTAACGTTGCCTACATATCTCGTTACTTTTATTTCTTTCAAAGTAACTATTCCTGTCTCATAGTTTACGGTTCCATAAGAAGTAATTTTTTGTTTATCTTCTTTGTTTACAAAATATAAAGTTCCAGTTCCCGTATCATCTTGAATTGCTGCATCACTAAAATCTTGTAAATATCCTGTGTATTCTACGCCATTAACTGTAGTAGTAAAAACTGAGCTTACAACAGTTTCAGGATCAATAGCAGTAAGATAATTCAATACCTGTGAGTATGCGGATGAAGCACCAGCACCTATTGATATTCTTTTCTGAAGATTCATCTTGAACAATGAACCCACAACTGAACGATTTAAATCCTTAACTCTTTGTTGTACTCTAGAAAGAATAAAGGTTCTACTTAGTGTACCTAATTCCGTAGAAAAATAATTTTCAATTTCTGCTTTAACTAATGCTGAAAGATCTTTTGCTTTTAATGTAGTTAATTTAGGATCATAATTAACTGTACCTGTAAGACCCAAATACAAATAATCAGGATCAACAAACTCATGTTGAATACTCATTACAGAACGTGGTCTTAATAAAGTTTCTGTAATATAATCTTTATCTGCTTCAGTTAAAACTTGTCCGGAAACTGTATCAATAGAAATGAAAACTTTACCATAAATTGGAGGAGAATTTTCTTCGCCGCCCCAAACGGTAACTTCTCGTGCTTTTGATAAATTTTGTTTGATGATTGTTCTATAATCATCAGAAGTTACAGCACGATTTCTATTAGCATTAAATTTAGGAGCATTGTGTCTAATGCTATCAATGGTTTCTTTTTCAGCACCATTTGCAGCTGCAGTGTTAATGGTTATTGTTGCTGCATCTTCACCATCAATATCACCTATTAACGTGAAATTTCTTGCACCATTTGCAATAGAACCTCTGGAAACAACATAAGAAATTGTAACAATATTTCCTGCTGTTAATTTTGCACCTACATTATCATCACCAAAAACTAATTGAAATTTTCCTTCTTTGTTTTCTTCAACCCAAAATACTTTACTAGTTGAAGTAACATCAAGAATGTTAGAAGCCTTGGTCCATGTGGCTGTTGTTAAATCTGAAATACTAGTTTGAACAGACACAGAAATTGTAGATGTATCAACAGAATCATTTGGAATAACTAAAGGACCTGAAACATTGTCAGAAACAATTGTGAAAGAATTGGATAAACGTATACCTTCAATCAAATCAATCGAAGTAAAAACAAAGTTTCCTGATTCATTTAATGTTGCTGTTTGTGATTCATTTACATTAAAGGTAAATGTTTCATCATTAATTGTTGCAGAAAATTTATTTGAAGGTGTTATGGTTAATGTTACACCCACAGTATCAATTCTTGGTACCGTAATGTTAACGTTTGCTATTGCAGAGGTTGTTGATCTAGGTGTATAACCTAACATTTTTGCAATTGATGTTACCGAACTTCTTTTTATTGCAGTATCAATAAACATTTCATTGGCTTGAAGATTAGCCAATACTGCATTATAATGTGTATTATATGCTAAAACATCCAACAACAAACTTAATGCTGAACCGTTGAAATCATAATCTGTAAATTCATTTTGGGCAGCAAGATATGTTTTTAAGTTAGTTTTAATATCAGCAAAATCTAATTCGGTAATATTTAATTCAGCCATTTTACTACCTTAGTCTTTCTAGTGTTATTGATAATGAACTTGTTTGACTGATCCCTAATACTTTAAAAAATATAGTAACCTCATATTCATTTTCATCATAATTAGGAATAACATCTACTCTCTGTACTGTTACCCGCGGTTCATTGTTTTCCAAAACTATTTGTATTTTTTTTGCTAAAACATTAGAAGAAATATTGTCCATAGGTTCAAACAAAACAGCGTTTAAACCAGATCCAATATCTGGGCGAAACAATCTTTCACCAAAATTAGTAAATAATAAAATTTTCATGGACTGTTTTACAGCATTAATGTCCACCTTTTTCAAAACATCTTTGGTTTCAGGATGTTTATCAAAAGAAAGATCTAGGTCTTTATATATTTTGTTGGATTTTAGAATACTCATTTTTACTTTTATTTATATGAATTATACTGAGATGCCTACTGAACCTGCCAATTGTAAAAGAACCCCTATTCCTTGTGGATGTGGTTTATGATCTAAGTAAGTAATCATGTTTCTTCTCGGACCATCACGGTTAAAAGATAAATGAATCCAAGGAGTTCCACCTCTTTGATATTCTAATAACATTTGATCAAAATTAACATTATCTCTTATCCATTTTGCAATTTCAAAATATTGACTATTGGTTGCGCCTCGGAATTGTATATCAGCAGCCTGTCCCTTTAGGTGTTGGGAAGTTAAAGATCCTCCTTCAGGAACATCCGTTCTGAACCCAGATGTTATTATCATATTAGGATATTTTGCTTTTATCGGATCAAGCACCTGTGTTGCCAATCCTCTTAGATTGCAAGCAATTTCTCTTTTAGATAAAGTACCTTGCGCCCTCAATCTCCTGTTTGGATCACTACAACAAATTGCTTTATATGTTAAATCTTCAATTTTAAAAAATGTAGAAATTTGATATGTTTCGGGTATTTCCTGTATATTATTTATCTCACCACATCCTGGAATAGATGTTGGTAATTCTGCTGGTTGAGTTCCATCTGAATCTTGTACCGTAACTGCTGAATTAAGTGTTTCCTGAGAAATAACTCCGTCTGCTACGGCGCTAGCCAATTCTCTTGCAATAATTTCTGCATTAACTGAAAAATCTTCACCCAAAAGATCTAAACGAAAAATTAATTGTTCCAATCTTGAAGGAACCAACAAATCAGAAAAACTAGGTAATTGTGGAGATTTAGAAGACACAGAATCATTCATTAAAAAAATTGCACCTGGAGTAGAAGGTGCAAAAGATTTGACTACATACTTTAATCCAACTGTTTTAGTAATCAAACTTTTAATATCAGTTTTTAATCCAAATAAAAATTGATTTGCTCTAGAAAATAATTTCATGTCATCAGAAGAAAATATTTCCATTTCTTTTTTAGAATGAAGCTCCATATTATCACCTGAGGTAATACTTACTTTACCTGCAACTTTCATTTCATAATCACCGTGAACATGATGAGTTAAATCACCATCAACAGTTAAGTTACAATCATTCTTAACGTATATGTTATTATTTCCTTCAATAGTTATGTTAGCATTTCCCTTTATTAAAACATTATTATGTCTAAGAGAAATTTCATAGTTATCACCTGTAATTTTTTCTATTTTTGTTCCATTTACATCAATATCAAAATAGGTTCCTGATTTATGATATAAAGATATTCTTTCATTGCTAGGTGTATCATCTATTTCGATTACATGGCCTGATTCAGATTGATAAACATGGTTAAATGGATAAGAAGCATTGTAATGTGATAATGGTTGATCCCAGGTTTTACCATCCGATGTTTGAATATTAGTTTGTCTGTTATCGTCTTTAATTTTTACAACAGTATTTGCTATATCTTGATTTCTTGCTAATTTATTTGTGTCTGGCTCACTCAAATATTCTGCTTTAGGATAAACTTTGTTTGGATCTTGAAATCCGTAATTGGAGTTATTCCTTAAGGCGTTTACATATGTCTCACCAGGAACACCACCTAAAGTTCCAATCATTATAGGTTCTTGACAATCTTCACCATCACGAAAAAAACCTAAAACCCATGTGCCTTCAACGGGACCTATAGGAGCATTACCTATACCTGACATGGCAGCTGAGGTAATAGGCTGTAGAGGAAAAGCCCAAGGCAAGTCTTCGGTTGGTAATAAGGATTTATTAGAAGTGTGATATCCCACTACTCTAACCTTACAACGGCCGAGATACATAGGGTCAAAGCGATCTTCTACTACACCTACCCACCAATGAAAATTATTTCCGTATAAGTTTTCCATAATTATTTAATAGGCTCCGAGAAAGATTCTTTTATACACTCTAAAATCATGTTGTGTGTATCAAATGTGAATTCATGTCTAATATTAGTAATTAAATATTTTCCTGTAAGATATGGATCAAAAACATCATCCGAGGGAGTTTCTTCAGACAAATATATACTCTTCGGTATAGAAATACCTATCATTTGCCCCACTTCTATATCAGTTTTACCGAAAACTTCTATTGTTAATTTCAAATTACTATATTGATATAGAATATGGTTTCTTTGCATTACCCAATTATCATAGGAAAAATTTCTTTGATCGTTAAACAAATTATAATGATTTGTTCTAACGTGTAAATGACTTTCTGGATTTCTTAGCAAATTAGGTGATAACATTGAATATTCTTCAGAATGTTCATGAGCATTATAATATTCTACACCATCAAATATAAATTCACGATATTCTTTTGTAGCAACATCATGTGTAACAAGTTTACTAGCAAGATAACCATAATCTTGCGCGTCCATAATATTCAAATAATCAACAGCGTTTATTTTTTTAATAAATTTATAACGTTGTTCCAAGGATAATTCTGCTGAGCGCGCCGTTTCAAAATACAAATAGGACTCATACAAATTATCCTTTCCTTCTCTTATCAAATCGTCTATGCTGTTAAGATAAAAGTTTTTATTTGTTTCATAAAACAAAACACCTGGTGTGCTTTGATAACTACGATTTGTAACCCAATTAATACATTTCAAAGGACTCCAAAACGGAGACACAAAACTCAAACTAGTATTGTGATCTTCGTATATTATTAACTGTTTTTCAAGAGATATTTCATTAAAAATATCCTTAACAATATCATCAGTCTTACCTGAAAATTTTTTAGATAAACGTATAGAATTATCTAAAAACCCTTCCTGTGACATAAAGTGTAGTACATAGGCCTGTGTGGTTCTTGCAATAACTCTTTCATCTACACTAGTTATATGAAAGGTACCTTCTATGGTTTGTCTGAATCCAGGAGTTTTATATCTTATTCTTAAAAGTTCTGTGCCTGTTATACCAAACTGAGTTATCATACTAGCACTATCACTAAAAACAGCATATCCTGTTATTACGTTACTGAAAAGATCTTCATGTAATACTACATTAACGATGTGTGCTTTAACATCGTATTCAATTTCGTCTTTTAGTAAAGTTATTTCTTCAGGTATAACATTACCCGCATTAAAAATTTCATTTTCCATTATATAATTAATCTATTAAAGGTGGAGACGAAAAGACCTACTTGATTAGGTTGTAGGATTTTTATTGCGCGTTTATCATCATTTAATTTAATCTCATGTTCATAATTGGTAACACTAGTTGCTCCTAAATAATCACTATCCACAATATAACCATCCGAACTTACATAGTGATGTACAACTGCGCTAGGATCAGTCACACTTGATATTGCAATCCCAGAAATATTCTTGGTTACATTTGTGAGTGTGTTTGAGTTGGTTAATATCGGTTTTTTAAATTGTGATCTTAAATTCAATGTAGTGCCTGATATAGAACTAACAATAAAATGATAATTATTGTTACTTTTGATTTCATCATTTTTTGCAAACTGTGATCCATCTGTAACCGTCATTGTGAAATCGTAGTTTAAATAAACTAAATCAACTACACTTTGGTTGGAAATTGGCCATTCATTCCTAGGATCTGTAATATCATTCACCATCAATATAACCCAATAATTTTCAGGTGTCCCATAAAATCTTTGACTAACAAGTTCAGGAGTCTCACCATCTTTAATTAGGTAATCATCCAAGTTCACAACACCATCCCTGAATTTTTTAGAAATTGTGACTCTTCTTAAAAAATCTTTAATTATAATATTTTTTTTATTGTTAGTAGTTATTATACTAGGAAAATTCTTGAAGTATGACATTAATATCCTTCCTCAATTCTGTTTCTTGTTAGTAGTTCTATTTCAGTGAAACTTAAGGTCATATTAATTTCTGTTGGCATACCGTTTGTATCCTTAAAGGTCACAAAATCTTGACCTCCATATTTTACTTCCATATCAGTCAAGTAACAATTTCCTATTTGGAATAAATGTTTATTACGTTGATCCTTGTGCCAATATTCAATTTTAAATTCTCCCGGATATCCTAAAATAAAATTCTCTTGTTTCAGTGTGGGGTGCATATATAGTTTGAAGGTTTTTATGATATCCAAAACCTGAATCATTTCATCGTAGTCCTTTGGTAAGAAAACATAACTAAAGTTAAATTTTCTGAATCCAACATTTTTGAATATTTGTGCTGTGAATGGGTTAGGGGCAATACCCGCAGAAGATGAAACTAATCCAGTTATATTACCTATACCCTGAAATGCTCTTGGGTTTTGTCTTAAAATCAAATTACCCATTGCACCACCTGCCTGTTCTAATGCGGCCTTTGCGCCCTCTAGAGCTCCTGTTACACCTCCCCCATCCGCAGCGCCGCTTATAGCATCCAATGCTCCACTAAGTCCTCCCAATGGACCTATATCGGATGTATCATAATCAGCTTTATAACTTGAACTGGGAACATCTTTAACATATAAAGCAATTGCTTTATTTAATACTACACGATCTTGATCACTACCTACTGGAAGAATTTTCTTAGCAATTCCTAGACCAGCGCCGGCGCCGGCTAACGCTCCAGCCGTTCCAAAGCCTCGGGTGACTCTGCGGCCGGCCCCAAAAGTTCTCGCTAAACTTCTACCAACACCACCTAAGATTTGTGCACTACCAACTACAGCAAGTCCCCTAGCAAGATTTTCTAGGGCGTCCCCTTCTATTTTATCCGGACGATTTGAGTTACTAATATCTGTAGTAATTTTTCTAGACGTTGGATTATTAACAACTTCAGCAGCACCAACATCCGAACGTCTAGAAGTTATATAAAACATTACCCAATGCGGATATTCTTGGGTTTCACCATCCCCGACTTTTAATGGATATCTAGATACAGTGAACTCGTTTGTAGTATTATCAAGAGAAGCCTGATTTATTAGATTTTCTTGGCTAGTTGGATCCAGCATAAATACTCTCGCTATATTAAGGTAACCTATAGGATTATTTATATGACTTATGCAAAGGATACTTACAAAGGATACTTTGTTCCATTAAATCCGCAAAAATATGTGGGTGACCCAGGTAATATTATATATCGTAGCAGTTATGAACTAAAATTCATGAAGTGGTGTGATAATAATAAATCTGTTATAAAATGGGCTAGTGAAGAATTGGCTGTCCCATATATTAGTCCTATAGATAGGAAATATCACAGATATTTCATAGACTTCTTGATAGAAGTTCAGGACCGAGAAGGAAAAATTAAAAAATATATGGTAGAAGTAAAGCCTTACAAATATACTCAACCACCTGTCCCACAAGCAAGAAAAACAAAAAGATTTATCTCCGAAGTAAAACAATGGGGAGTTAATCAAGCCAAGTGGGAAGCAGCATCAACATATGCTTCTAAACAGGGATGGCAATTCATTATCATCACCGAGAAAGAATTAGGATTAGGAAAAACACTATAAATAGTAGAGTATTTTATTAATCCCCGACATAGTGAATTTATCATCGTGTCAATATCTTGTCAAGTATCAATTGAACCAAAATGCCATCAATCAAACCTTTAGATCAGCTCAGAAAGTTAGAAACACCTGATAAATCATTCAGGTGGTATTTGAACACGATCAGAAAAGTTGGTTTAGCTAGTTATTCGGCTAATAGGGCAATGAAAACTGATATTGGCGAATTTACTGCGGATGTTGAAATAGGAAATATGTATCTGTTTTTATATGACCCTAAAAATAAAGAAACATTGCCATATTATGATGCTGCTCCTTTAGTTGTTGCATTCCGAACAACCCTAGATGGGTTCTATGGACTGAACCTGCATTACTTACCACCAATGATGCGAATGAGATTGTTTGGTAATATGATAGATGCATCAGTTGATAAGCTAGATGAGGGTTCTAAAATTATGTTGAAATGGAGTGTTTTGAAAAACATATCTAGATTTCCAGGAAGTAATGTGTGTGTTAAAAAATACTTGTACTCACAGGTATCTTCTAGATTATTAAAAATTAATCCAAAAGACTGGAGAATAGCTTGTATGTTGCCTATACAAGTATTCGAAAAACGATCCGATAACTTTGTATATCAAGATTCTAGGAGTAAAATGTAATGCAAGAGGTAATGTCAACCCAGGGCCTCACCGTCACGGTTCCACCTTCAATACCAACATTAGAAGAGTTTGTTTCTCTCCTCAAAACAAGAAATCTTCAAAGACAAGAAAGATTTTTTGCTTCCTTTTCCTATTTTAGTGGAGAAGTCGATGACCTAACACTATTATGTTATAGTGCAAGTTTGCCTGGTAAAAATATCAATAACCGCACCATAAGAATAAATGGTTTGGATGAAAGAAGAGCATCCACAGCAGATTATACAGGAAATTCTATTACATTATCTTTTTTAGTAGATCCACAGTTTTCTCCTAGAAATTATTTTGAAAAATGGATGAAAGCCTGTGTGGGTGAAGTAACAACTGGGAGAGAAGTTGGTTTTTATTCGGATTATGCAAAAGAAATAAAACTTTATGCTCTCATGCCAGCTGGTATACCTGGAGAAAAACTCCTTAATCTTAGCCCTACTATTGCTGATAGAGTAGATTTTGGTAACCAATTAACTTCAAATCAAGGATTAGGAGCAGCCATAAATAAATTGTTTGCCAAAGGATCACAAAAAGTTGATAGTGCTTTTGCAAGAGCAAAGGCAGGTACTATAGGGCGTTTAGATATTGCATCTAATCCAATATATGAAGCATTCCGTCAAATAGAAGACATAACATATACTATAGAATTAAAAGAATGTTGGCCAACAAGACTGAATTCAATCAATATGAATTATGAAAATTCAGGAGTAACAAGAATGGATGTAGAATTTACATTTAAATATTGGGTTTCTAGTGTCGATGTTGCCCCTGAGGATTTAGCCGATAAAGCCAACAACAAGATGAATGAATTCTTAAACGGATTTAAGAAAAAAATACCGGGAGGTTCACTTGATACTTTTGGGGTGAATTTAAAAAATAAAATTACTAATGTTTTTAATCGTTAATAAAAAAGGAGGGTAAATGATACCTTCAGTGACCGTGCCTACATATAAAATGATTTTGCCTGTAAGTAAAGATGAATTTGAATTTAGACCATTTTTAGTTAAAGAAGAAAAAATTTTATTGATGGCGAAAGAAACAGAAAATGTAAAAGAAGCTTTTTTGGCACTAAACGAAGTAATTAATAAATGCACATTTGAAAAAATGAAATCATCTAATTATTCTGTTGCTGATACTGAATATGCTTTTTTACAAATAAGAGGAAAATCCATAGGAGAAACTTTGGATCTAAATTTAATTTGTCCTAATAAAGAATGTAAAAAAAGCACTATAACTACAGTTCATGTTGAGGATTTTGTTTTAGATCGTGAAATTGATAACCAACATAATACTATAAGTGTAGGAGGTATTAAGGTTATTATGAAATATCCTGCTTTGGAACAAGTAGGAGAAATTATTGATAATTTCACAGAAGACACAGTTATTTCTATAATAGCAAAATCCATAGACAGTATGTACAATGATGAAGAAAAAATTGTTATTGATGAATCTAATATTGAGGATGTTATTGAATTTATTAACAACCTAACAATACAAGATTTTTCAAAGTTCAAAGAATTTTTTAATAATGTTCCTAAGTTAAGAAAAAAAATTACTCTTGATTGTAACCACTGTGGAGAACAAAATAGTTTTGAAGTGGATGGGATAACATCTTTTTTCGTTTAACTCTTTCTCATGATAGTTTGGAAAATTTTTACAAAACAAATTTTTTAATGATGAAGGTTCATGGTTATTCTCTCACAGAATTAGAGAACATGATTCCATGGGAAAGAGAAGTCTTTATAGCTTTATTATTGGAATACATAGAAAAACAAAATCAAAAAAACAAAAATGAGGATTTTTGATGGACAGCGAACGCCTAGACATTGCTGAAGATATAGCCGAATCTATAGTAAGACTTGTTCTTGCGAGCGAAGATAAAGAAGCATCTTATGATTTAAAAGAATCTTTAGATCAACTTCCGAAATCTGCTCCACGGTTAGAACAAACATCTAATGCCTTTGAAGAGGCCAAAGAAAAGGGACTTACTGATAAACAAATTTTAGCTGGTTTTGGTGGCAAGAAAGCCAAAGAAATGATGTTATCAGGAAATTCAGGGGGTTCTGAGGACAGTGACATTTCCGAAGCCTCAGGTGAAGGTGGAGATTCTCCTATGGAACTAATTGTAGAAGCTGTTACAGGTATCAATGAAAATACAGCAGCCATATTAGCAGGATTAGAATCTGGTGATTTTGGTGGAGGTGAAGACGAAGGTCTTTTAGAAAACCTCAGTGACAAGTTTGGTGGAATGTTCGCTGGGTTAGGTCGCACCCTGACTGGTGCAATCAGAAGTATAGGTAGTGGAATTGCTCGCCTGGGTGGTGGAGCGGTCAGTATGGCTGGCCGAGGAGTCAGTATGGCTGGCCGAGGAGCACTTTCTATGATGCCTTCAGGTATGGCTGCCACAATGGGAGCTTCCGTGGCCGGTTCGTCTGCTCTTGCTATCGGTGGTACGGTCTTAGGTGGTCTGGCTGCTGGAATGGCTATAGGTGACCAATTTAATACTTCTGTAGAAGAAGGCGGGTCGGGTAATCTTCGTGACTGGTGGAGGAATAGTAGATTATTGGGATTGAGAAAGCAATCAATTGCAGAAAGAGAAAGTGAAGAACAAATCAATGCTAGCGGCGATGCTGCAGCGCGTGCAAGAGGATACAGTAGTTTTGCAGAAATGCAGGCGGCGAATGATGCGAGACGAGCTGCCCAGAGTCAAAACCAAGAAATGTTAGGTGAAGTTATTAATACCCCACGGATTAATACATCTGAGTCTTTACGAGAAGAAACTGAATATATGGCTGAAGGGCACAGAATTGCTTCGACTGAGGAACTAGCAGCTGGTCTTGGTCTTAATTATGCTCCAAACAATACTACAAATATTGTAAATAATGCTGGATCATCTCAAACAGCAACCATACAAACAAGAGACACACACAACAGTTATAGAAGATATCAGGATAAAAGACAAAACAGAGTTTATTAAACTGAAAAAGAGGGGGGCTTAAAGGCCCCCCTCTTTTTTTAATCTTCAGCTAACTTAGCAAAATAGCTAAGAGTATCATCCTCGTCTTCATCCTCCATTGGAGAAGGAGCACTCCTAATAACAGGAGCTTCCTCTGAAATCTCAGAGATTTGATCTGCTGTCATAGCAGAGACAGGATTACCCTTTAAAACCATTTCGAGCTTTCTCTTAAGCTCATCATAACTCTTGAAATTCTTTTCGTCTAAGAATTCCTGTAAAGAGTGTTGCTGATTCCAAATAACTTCAATATCTGAATCGGAATCTGCAATTGCAGAAGGCGAATCAAACTCGGACTTGTCGTAGTTGCGATAACCCTCAACATTACGAATCTTCAGCTTGAAGTCTGCACCAGCCCAGAAGTCAAAAGGATTAATAGGATCTTCATCCTCAAACTGTGGGTGCATTACGTCCTTGATCTTATCAAAGATTTTCTTACCAAACTTGTATAGGAAAACCTTCCCATCATTCTCAGGATTAGCTGAATCCTTAACTACGAGAATGTTAGAGATATGACTTAGACGGCGCTTCTGCTTACGAGCAATTTCCTTATTGCTCTCAACACCTGAATTCCAAAGCTCATTGTTAAGCTCAGAAACAGGATCGGGTTGATTAATAGTGGTCAAGCTGTTCTCAATATACCAGCGACCTGTGGGACCCTGAAACCCATGATCCCAAACACGAACCCATGGAATCTCCTCACCCTTTGGCGGAGGAAGAAAGCGGATCACAGCATAGCCGTTGCCTGCCTTATCAACTGTAGGCTTCCAAAAGCGATCATCACCACGTGGCTTTGATGATGGATTAGAAATCTTCTCAACCTCTTTCATGAGGTTTTCGAAGTTGCCACGGCTACTGCGTAAATCTGATAAACTTGAAAATGACATTGTATTTCTCCTTGTATAGCGTTGTATGTTGTTGTATAGCATTTTTCATAATATTATTCATCATCCTGGTCTGTGTAATCCAAGTCTAATGAATCTTCATCAAAATCATCATATTCTTCATCAAGATAATCGTAGACTCTACCTTTGTGTTTTTTAAACAAATCCTTATTGTTTCTTTTACTTTGGTGTCTTCTTTCTTGATATTCTTCTTCTTCCCAATAATTGTTACTCATTATAAACCTTTTTTGTAATCATTTGGTATTTATCTTTCTCAACTGTTAAGAACGGTGAATATTTTTTGATTTTAATAGAAACTTCTGCCCATACTGGATCAAGAAATAATTTCTTGTCCAAGTATAATCTAAATTTATATAATTTATTTAGAATTACAAGAGTTTCTAAAGAAACAATTTTACCATAATATAGTTTTAAAATAGGTGGATGGGTGTTTTCAACTTCCCAAAGTTCTGATAAAACAGGATAATGTTCCTGAATCCTCTGAAGTTCGGATTCATATGTGTATGCCATACTTTGTATTCTTTTTTGCCATTCCAAATATGTGTTCGCACCACCATCATCAAATAAACCACCCCATGTATCACCTGTAATAAAATTTGCAACAAAATATTCCACAAATGCATCTTGTGAATTATACTTGGATTTTATTTTATTTAAATAAATTCCAAACTCTTTTTTAACACCTTGTTTTGGTTTTTTAGGGATTCTTCCTTTTCTTATATCAAAATTATCTGAATCCTGTGTGAAATGTAATCTTAAAGCAGTATAAACCTGATATAAAGATTCTACATTGCTCATGGCAACTTAGGTGTTTTGTTTTTCTTTAATAAGTTCATTTCTTCAGCTTCAGCTCTAATTTTTTCTTTCAGAGATGAAGTTATAAAACTAGAAACAGCTTGAGGTTCAATATCATTCTCCTCACAATATTCTAGTAACATTTCAAAATAGCCCAAACGCCTCAGAACAGCCTGTTCTTCAATATACATTGAAAAATCTATAGCATTATTAAATTCACCTTTGGTAATAATATATTCCAAAGTTACAATCTCAACTGGTTGAGGTTTTGGTAATTCAAATTCATCCATCATGCACCATCCGCTAATTCATAAAAAATGTGATTTCCTATTTGTTCAATTTGTTTTGCATAAGGCCATTTTGGATTTACATATGATGCATGAAAAAATAAAGCATCTTTTAAAATATCCAATTCTAAATTATCATTTAGAAATTTTTCTGCCAAAATATAAGTTTCATTGAAAAGATGTGGTTCAAATCTTGTTCTTGCTCCACAAGTCCAAGAAAACTGACACCCTACATCATTTCTTTGAAAAACAACCTCACAAATAGAATTAGGATATTGTTTATTTCTAACTCTATTCATAGTAACTGTAGCAACTGCTAATTTTCCTTCATAAGGTTCATTCAATGACTCAAAGAAAATATTTTGAGCCAAACAATTTATTTCTGAACCTTCAAATTCAGATTTTTCAACAATTACCTCAACTACAGGAGGTAAAGTATTTGGAATATTAGTTGGAAAAACTATTAATACTAAAGACGATAGTACCAAAGTTATAATAATATATCTCATCATAAGTACCTCCCTTATTGATGTAATATAATACATTACAATTGGTTTGTCAAGGTTTAAGTTCGAAAAGGTCCCGGTAGTATAAAAGACCTTCTACAAAATCATCCCTTTTGCCTTGAAAAGTTTGGACAAACCCATCTTCGACTACGATAATAATTGTTAAACGATTGATAGGTATATTGGTTCTTTCTTCGAACATTATTGCATATGCTGAGGCTTGCATAAAATAATGCAAAATGTGTTCTTTATCTTTTTCTCTTCTGGCAGTTTTAAAATCTATGATAGATAATTTACCATCATATTCAGCTATACAATCTACACGTCCTGCTAATCGTAAATGATCAGAATATAACGGCGCCTCAAGGGACCTTATATTATTTATTCTATCAAGTTCCGGGAGTATGACAGAAAACATCTCCTTTTCCATTAGAGATATGTTTTCTAACTCCTCATTATTGAGGTAATTTTCAATAATGTTATGTATCCTTGTTCCTCTGTTGGCTGCCTGTTTAGATATTTTATTTGCTTCTTCCTCACCAACACGTTTGCGCCATTCTTGTATACCTTGTTTAGTATGTTCAGATAACACCGTGGTGACGGAAGGGTAGGATTTACCTTCAGGAGTTTGGTAAACCCTACCCTTCTCGGTCGTGTAAGCAGTCAAATCCTGTAACTCAACAGGAACATGATTAAATTTTTTCATCACACCTCAACTTGTTTAATCATACTATTAATGTAATAATAATTTATTGTTATGTCAAGATGCCATTAACACCATATCGTCGTAGGCCAATCTTGCTAAAATATATTCTTTAACAAGGTTGCTTCTAACAATATCGGTGATTTCAAATTCTAGCATTTTGAATGTTGACATATGTTTTGTTATACTTATAAACTTATTTAACCCAGACATATCCTGTTTTCTATAAAGATCTGTTTGCCTAAAATCTCCACAAAATATAATTTTAGAATGTTTGCCAATACGGGTCATGATACTATTAATTTCCATATCGTTCATGTTTTGACATTCATCAACAATAACAATGGAATTATCCATTGTTAATCCTCTTACATACGATGTTGTCATGAATTCAATTACTCCTTGTTCCATTAATTTCATGTATGCAATTTTTCCAAATCTAGGAATTAAATCTGAACAAATATCCTGATATGGTCGAGAATATATTTCAGTTTTTTCTTTTTCGTTTCCTGGCAAAAATCCTATGTCTCTGGATGGAACTGCTGATCTTACTATAACAATTTTTTCGAACTCTGAGGTTTCCTTTAAAACCTCATTTAATGCATTGTACAATGCGATATATGTCTTACCTGTTCCTGCTACGCCATGCAATAATATAGCTTCAGTACCCTTGTTGTAAAGTTTATAGAATTTGTCTTGGTTAATTGTTAATGGTTTGATTGGTTTTAAATCTCCTTTGATAATTAAATTAGGGTTTCTACCATTAGAATTTTTAACACTTTGGCGATTTTTTTTACGGGACATTTTAGACTCGCTAGTTAGGGTAAAAAAATAACTCCCCCAGTGCTTAAGCACCAAGGGAGTATGTTTAAGTTATTTCGTACTTTTTAAAAGTCGAAACTGCTGTTGCTAAGTGTGTTGCCTCTGTTATTTGATTCAATTTTTTGCATCACCTCTTTGAAGCCCCCATCGGGTCTTCTGATTCCTAGTCTTACCGGGTCTCCTAAAGCAGGAGCGGAAAATATAACCTTCTTGACCTGAACCTCACCACAATTAGGACATGGTTCCTCCTCGGGTTGTTTCATGTTAGGAATGCTCAATATCTTTTCAAAATAATGTTCACATTTGTCACACTTGTATTCATAGTTAGGCATATTTTTATTTATCTCATCGGGTTTTTTACGGTTCACTTAATCTTCTTGGAAGAATCTGCTTCGGTTTTATCCTCACGAATTTCAAGGAAAACAGGGAGGAACAAACTCTCAGTATCAGAATTCTTGTCCTTGATTCTTGCATTATATTTAACTGCAACAATCTTACCTACAGTATTATCTACTGTGTATTTATCACGCTGTTCATCCGTAAATCCACTACCAACATTAACACGAATTTTCTTGTCAGCAGATTCAAGAACGAGAGCACCTAACTTACCAACATTCTTACCTGTACCTTCTTGCCAATCAACACAAAGCAAATCACAATCTAACTCACCCTTAAACTTAATTTGATGAGTAGCACGCTTGTCTTCCCATGGACTATTGATATTTTTTAGGATGATACCTTCCTCACCCTTGTTAAAATATTCCTGAAACAGTGTGTTAGCCTGATCTTCAGATACTACCTCATGATTTTCAATGATGGAAATTCTATGAACAGCCTTGTTTGGATCAACACCTAGCAACTTAGAAAATCTTTGTACATAAGGTGTGTTACAAACACCAACCTTGAAATCTTGTAGAGGAATAATGTCCCAAATAGTAGCATAAACCATATTTGCTTCCTTGAGAGAGATAGTTCCCTTTACTGCCTTATTAAGGATACCATTACCCTTTTGTCGGTTCATAATAGAACCATCTACTTCCTTAACAATAAGCTCTCCATCAAACACACAATTTTCTGTCCCTGCATATGCAAGAAAAGCCTGATTTAATACATCATGAAGCTCTATGCTTTTTCCGTTTCTTGACTTTAATTCAATTTTCCCATTTTCTACAATAGCATTGAAACGCATCCCATCTAACTTTAGTTGAACATATGCGGGATATTCCATTCTAGCCATTAACTTCTCGCTGTATCCAGAAGCTAACATAACAGGGTAGGTTGGGATAAGATTAGGAAAAATTTTGTTAACAGTTGCGGTAGAAACACCACACTTCAAATCCTTAGAAATAATCCTGGTAACAATGTCTGCATCTTCAGGATGAATATTTTCAAGAATCCAAGTAAGTCGGTCAATGGCAGCATTACCTGTGATTTTTCTTGTATAAATTTCTTCCAGATGAAAAAACACATCGTCCCAATTTAGATTAAAGGACTTGTTTTCGTATGCTGGGATCTTTCTTATGTAAAACTGAGTATAAGGATCCAGAGCAAGAAACATTACCTTCTGTAAGGTTTCATTCATGAAATTAGACCGAAGAATATCCTCCTTGTCTAATCTAGAAGAAGTTGATTCTAATGCCTTGAAAATATGATACATATATTTCTCCTTGAAGAATCCATTTCTACTTAAATATAATACTTCAGGAGTGTTTTGTCAAGTGCTATAAAACCAAAATATCGTAAACATTACTAAATTCTGTGGCATCCTCTATGGTATTAACCATTGGTTTTCCACGAATATTTAAACTGGTATTTAAAATCATTGGACAACCAGTTTCCTGTTCCCATAATTTCAAGAATTTATTAAACCCTGGAGAATCATATTCTGAAACAGTTTGGACTCTAGAGCTTCCATCATGATGTATGATGGCTGGGAATTCATCTGGTTTTTTACATTGCATTGTGTATTGCATATATGGACTTTCAGAGGTACACATATGAAAATAATTTGATGCTTCTTTTTTAAGGATGGCGGGAGCAAAAGGTCTGAATTTTTGTCTACGTTTAATTTCGTTTACTTTATCTTTTATTTCAGGACCTCTAGGATCAGCCAGTAAACTTCTGTGACCTAAAGCTCTTGGTCCAAACTCTGCTCTACCATTAGCAATACCAACAATTTTATGTTTTTTTAAAGCATCTACTAATTGTTCGGCTGGATACTTACCTTTAATATCATGTCCTAAAAATGCATTATTAAAAAGCATAGATTGTTTTCTTTGAGCAGCAACCGCACCCAAACTGTTACCTGCATCACCTGGGTTAGGCATGATCCACACATTTTTGAAATAAGTATGTGCAATAGAATTAGCTACACAATTTAATGCACATCCACCCGCAAGAACTAAATTATCCGATGGTACTAATTCTTTGGCTTTGTGCAACAAATCATGAAAATATAATTCATAAACAAATTGTGTGGCTGCTGCAATATCATACTTATCTTGTTCAGAAGATAGTTCGCGCCTCCACCATTTACAACCACGATGAAGGTTTTCCTTTAACTTAAGATCATGTTTTGTATCAAAGAAGTCTTCCAATATTATTGGAGCATACTTGGATGCGTCTCCATATGCAGCCATACCCATCAAAATATATTCTTCTTCGTTTGGTTTTAATCCAACACGTTGGGTCATTGCAGAATACCACAATCCTAAACTATGGGGATATTTAACACTAAATTTCTTGTGTAATTTTTTATTTTTTCCTTCCCATATTGTTGTGGTATCAAATTCACCTATGGCATCAATCACTAAAATGGCAGCATCAGGAAACAAAGAAGTATAATAACCACCTGCTGCATGACTTTCGTGGTGATTACCGAACGTTAAATATTTTGGGTCAATATTATATTTCAGTAAATAATCTCTAAAATTATTTTCTTTCCCTAACCACCCTTGACCTGACATGAATTGTCGGAATGTTTTTGTAAATGGATTTTCATACCATACTACTTCATCTGGTTTGCCAAAATACAAAGCATCTGAAATTAAATCATGGTGTAAATGAGCATCATTCTTTTTTCTTGAATAACGTTCACTTTGTGCGGCAAAAAGTATGGTGTTGTGTTTATCCACAACCGTGATTGCTGCATCATGGCTATTTGCTGATATTCCCCAACTAATCATATTATTCATATTATAACATTTTTTCTATTTTAGGTAAGATATGCTGCTCTAAAAAATTTTTATGTGCTTCGGGGCCTGGATGAACAGTATCTAATAATTTATAATTGTTTTTTTCTGTGAATTCCAATAAAGGTTCCATTACCCAATTATCAAAATTGATACAATCATAAAGAGGTTTTAAAAAATTATATTTTTTATAACAAATATCTTTCTTGATTTTTTTAAAGTGAAAATCATAATCAGGATAATAGAAAAAATCTATAGCCATCATATTCAACATTTTGATGTTATTTTTTTCACAAAAATATTGTAGTAATAAAATATTATTAAATGTTTCTAACAATTCACTTCCGGAAGAGTGGTAGGTATCGTACCAAGGTTTAACAAATTTATCAATTTCTGGGTACCAACCGAATTCATATGTACCACCAGGACTTCCTACAGCCCAAAATTCATTAATATTTGTTGTTTCTTCTTTTGAAAAGGACTTTAAGGCGACATGATGATAGGTTCGGTTTGGAAAGGGAAAAATATCTAAAAATATAGGATTTAAAACTGGTAATGGTTCTCTTTTTAATAAGATTGGATCATAAACATATAAATCTGAACCATACATTTCTTCCCTGTCTATTAAAAATAATTTTCTAGGAGGATAGGTCCAAAGAACAGCTAGAAAAATTTCATTGGAGTTATATCCTTTTTCAAATGCTGTTTGAATACCATGTATTGAACTTCTGGTAATCCATTCATTTCCATATGAAGGCATAGCAAGATTGTGTATAGGAACCATCAAATGCTCAGCCAATCTATTATTCCAATCAGGGTGCTCGGATGAAAAGCTATCACCACTTGTTATTAGTATTTTAATTTCCATTATAACTGTTCTTTAATTTTTAAATAATGGTTAAACAAATATTCTGCAACCAATGAATGTCCAAAATCATTATAATGGCTGAGATCTAGTTCTCCGGTAATACTGTCATAACCTAGCATAATATTTTGCCAAGATTCTTCAGAATGTATGTGCTCATCTTCCATGTTCTTGTCTGTGTACATTAAAGTCGAACATTTATTACCTATTATCTGCTCGGCCATTTTTTCCCAAATATTGATTGCTCTATGCCAATATATTAGCAGTTTTATATTGTTCAACTGGCATATTGATTCTATTAAGGTATGATAAACTTGCCATTTATGTAGGAAGAAAAGTTCGTTTTCTGCGGTTACGGATTCTAATGCGCTTATATATTTTGACATCATTACTTGTTGAAAATCATTAGGGTTGACATTTTTATATGCTGGTAACCCAATCTTGAAATTGTAATACACATAATCTCCTAAATTGGATTCGCGTATTAATGGTAAATCCCCAGGAACGGCGGGGCCATGATCTTTTCGTCGTTGTTCTACATCATTTAAAAGAGTCGGAACCTCTTGGCGAGTAGGTTCTGGCCATTGTATAATGACAAGATCACCGGAGACTAGTTTTCCGTTTGTAATAGCATCAACAACTTCTTTAATAACACGATCATTAGATCCGCAACCCTGTGCTAAATGCAAATAGTTATACCCTAATTTTTCCGCAAGGACTACACCGTAAGGTCGTAGGACCTTACAATAATCTGAAAAACTACAACCACCTACTGCTAAAGTTGGCATTATTTCCCCTCATAAAAAATTCTATACTTCTTTTTAAAAATTTGATTTACTGTATTTTTTAAATTTATAAAACTATCCTTCAAATGATCATTATTATAAAAATGTTTCATGTTATGTTCTAAAATAGGTATATTTTTTAATATAATTTGATTTTTTTGTCTTCTTGATAAAGAAATCCATTTTTCCAATGATTGGTGAGCGCAAAAGAATCTTTCCTTATCATTTTCAATATCATCATAACTTTGATCTATACCATAAAAATCCGTTTCATATCCTAAAGTTTGTAAAAATTTTAAAACTCCTTTTTGTCCTAATAATATAAACGGATGTCCAGCAACTATAGGTTTAAAAACTTTTTCAGTTATAAACAATCCAGGGTCAAAAAAATTTGTTTCAGTTACGAAAGTTAATAAACTACTTTTATATATATCGTGATTAAATCTGGCTGTTTCATCCAAATATTCAATTTTTTGCGACCAATCACCGTCCACAAATATCGGCAAATTCTCCATCAAAATATCGGTAAAATATTTATGATTAATATCAAAATAATTTTCTACCAGCTCTTTCGGGGTCATTGTTTTATTAATATCACATAAACCACTAACCACATTATTTTCAACTAAGTTTTTATCTATTAAATAAAACAAATGGAAAAACCGTTGTAATCTTCCGGTTCGGTTTAAACTATTAAAAGATTTTGCTTCCAAATCCCTTATTGCTTTTAATACCAGCGGATTTTTAGGTATCTTGTTTTCAAAATAAAAAAATCCTGCGAGACCATAACAATGAGCAATTCTTGGGGTTACCTTCTTTTTTATACACCAATTTTCATATTCATGATTAAATAATTTATCACCATTGAAAATTAAAACACTAAATGGAGGCAATTCATGCATTTTCATAAAATCATGAATTTTCTGAAACCCATTAGCTTTTTCATAATTTAAAGATTTTCCTTCTTCCGTATTATCTATCACTAATATTATTTGTTCCTGTTTTAAGGCCTTGATTGTTCTTTCTGGTATATGATTGAGTATATTTTCAGTATGAGGTGTCGCTCCCAGCCAAGTATCTGCATGTTCTCTAACTTTAATAAAATAAATTCCTTTTTCAGGATAAGGTACTAATCTGCTACGAGACTCCTTAACAACAAAACCTGCCCGCCGTGCTTCTCCGATACTATGTAAAGAATAATCAAAAACTTCTTTTTCCAAATGACTTAAATTTCCTAAGTTTTTGTCATCATAATATGCTACAATCATTGGTAATCACCATAAGTATCATTTCGTATAGTGTCCAATGTAACACAATGTGGACCGCCACTCAAGGTTCTACAGTGTCTCAATCTAATAGGTAACACATCAAAACCGCTAGATTCTAATTGTTTTATGAGCGGTGTTTGTCTTTCTTCTACAGCAACTAAAGTTTCAGATAAACTTAAAACATTCATGCCTATCCACGGACTTGCTGCTGCCCAGTGTTCTTCATAAGGGGTTTCTATAGGGTCAACACTCCAAATTTTTTCCCAATTTTTAAAATATGAAGGTAAATTATTTTCGTTTATTCTTTTAGGATTTAATAAAACTTTACCTGGAGCTAAAGGCAAAATAGTAGTATCAACATGAATAAAAGCATATATGTTTTCTAAAAGATGAACCTTATATTTTTCACCTAGAAATCTTTGTAGCCATTTTGCTCCTAGTATATTACCTGAATTTGATACTAAATAAAAAATGTCTTTTCCACACTTAATTACATTTGCAGCATCAAAAGCAATTTCATAATTTGTTAAGGTAGGTTTACTTAAATCTGTTCGGTCATATAACTTATTATCTAATTGCGGTTTTGGGGCAGATATCCAATTACTACCCGCATCAAAATATTTCTGAAATAAACTTCTATAAGCAAACGTTTCGAAGTATCTTGATCTAAGTGGCATAGGTGTTTCAATAATAGTATCACCTATAATTAATACACTATCTCTTGGACAATAAAGATAATAGCCATCAGAAGTCCAATTTGGTGTTGAAAAAGTATCTGCACAATTTTTAATTTCAGGTCTATAAACAATAATACCTAGATTTTCCAATTGTGTTTGAAAAACATTCAAATCTTCTATGGTCTCTTCTATGATTTTAGAATCATAATAACCGCTGGGTAAATTATCGGTTTTTTCATAGTTTGCATAATCCACGCAATGCATATCATGTTTTTTAATTGTAGGGATATGAGCAAATTCTGCTCTACCTAAAATTATTTCTTTTAAATCGCCCCATTCTGTGTGACAATTAATTTTGTTTAGTGTTTCCATTTTAAAATTTCCACGGCGTATGTCTGAAATCTGTGATTTCAAAAAATCTATTATAATTGTGCTCTACTATATCTTTTATATTTAATTGCCATTCATGCCATTGCTCTTCAGACAGATTACATAATCTTTCTATTTCGTCTACAATAGCAGCTAATCTTTTTTTAGGGTCAACAATCGTGTCATAATTCTCATTAATAAAGGGATGGAAGGTTTTATATCCTCTATCTCTTAATGCAGATAACATAAAAGCAGAACCAACCAAAATAAATGGATGTTTAACTGATATAGGTTTATAGGTTTTTTCTGTAAAAAATTTATGTGATTTATATTCACCATAAGTCCCCATAAAACCGGATTCGTGTGGATAAAAAATTGTTTCAGTTACAACGGAAAAATAACTATTTTCAAAATACTCCAAATCTTTTGGTGTCATATCAACAGGATTATTTCTGAATTCTGAAACTCCACCCTCTAACCGTAGAGGTAACATATTTTCATTTTCTTTTATTGTATTGAATACTTTTTCCTCGTAAAAGGGATGTTGGAGTGAATCACCATAGTTATCTAACCACCTTTTAACCCAATTAATATTTGGGGCGTAGCCTGCCCCCGCCATCGAATAAAAAGATTGATTTAATAAATTTTTATTTATAACCTTAGATAACAATTCCATTCTATGTAATCTTTCTACCTTATTAAAACATAGAAATTTTTTTTCTCTTTTTCCAATAAGATAAGAATCAGTTTTAATTTTTGTGCCTTGATAATCTCTAGCAATTTTTTCAAAAACATAATAGGATATTATATTAATTCTCTCTCTGTAATTTAAACTATTGCAAAATTGATCATAACTTTTAGGACCGTCTAAAGTTCCAGTTGTTAAAAAAATATTTGATGCATCAATGTCTGTATTTTCTATAACATTATGAATTTTTTTTATGAGAGATATATGTACGGCTTCCATTGAATTAAAAAATATTATTTTTTTATTTTCCTTTAAAACGGCTAGAATAATTTCTTTCAATTCTTCATCGGTAAATCTATTAATTTTGTCAGCATAAGCGATAATAATGAAAAAATCATTTTGAAGTTCGCTCAATTCCTTATAAATCAAAACTAGCAGAAGGAAATAGGTATCTGATTCCTCCTGTAAAAAAGTATATTTTTGATTTATTTCCTGTAGGTTCATCTTGTATTGCCATATTGGATAACGATAGATTCAGAAATATCTTCTGTTTTTAAATATCTCCAAATATCTATAATAATACTTCCTGGAAGTATATTACAATAAAAATGTTGTTTATCACTACCAATTAAATGGCTATGACTATAGGTTGTTGGAGCATGATGAGCAAGAAGAATAACACCATGAGCTTCATTTATCACATCATTAGTAAGAGGGTCAATATATATTACCTCATGTCCTTGCTGTTCCACATAATGACCAATTAATAAACTGTAACTGCCTTCTGTGTATGCAACACCTGGCTTATATGCCTTACCATGAATATAAATTTTCATATTATTTTTATTGGCTAGGTCAACCATCTTTTCTGCCACACGTTTGGCTTGTAGTTCTCTACTATCCATGATGGCGCCAAATAAATCATAACCTAAATTTAATTTTTGTGATAACCAACGTAAAGCAATGTTATCACGAGGATGGCAAGCACCTGCATCTCCCATACCCGCTTTCATATAGGCCGGCCCCATGATCCGTCGGTCGCTTTCTGCCAAAGCTTTTGTCACCACATCCACATTGATGTTTCCAGATGCTTCTGCTACATCCTGTATCATGTTGACTAATCCAATTTTAGCAGAGATGAAAGTATTATAAAAAATCTTGATGCATTCTGCTTCATCCCAAGTACCTATGACATATCTTGGGTCATTTTGCATAATAGTTTTATAAAAATTTGTTAAAATTTTTGCATCACCTGTAGTGGTTCCATCTTCAGTTCCTATAATAACCATTTCAGGATTAATCATGTCCCAGTTTACAGATCCCATTGCAATTAGATATGGGTTGTAAATGAATCTATAATTAGATGTGTGTTTGATAAATTCTCTGCGAGTGGTTCCTGGAAGAACAGTACTAATAAGAACTATTAGTTGATCTTTAGTGCAATGATTATTCAATTCCTTTAATATATCAATAACTATTGAATAATCAAAATCTTTCGGCTCTAAATGTGCTGTCGGTATTTCACCACCATAAGAAGAATCATGAGGTGTTGGGACAGCAATAAAAATTAATTCTCTGTTTTGTACCGCTTCTTTTATAGAAGACAAAACAGAGAATTCTGCTATACCATGATCTTCAATATCATATCCTACTACATCATAGCCAGCATTTTTCATTTCGTTTGCACACGGTGCTCCTAATTTACCGCAACCAATCATTGCAACCTTCATTGATTTAATCTCCTAGAAAATGCAATCATCGAAATTGTAATTTTTGTATCTAGCCAAACAACCTAATTGGTCAATAAATGGATTTGTAAGAAATAAAGACGAAGCTAAATGTATTTCCTTAGGTAACTCCATATCCTTAGATAATTCCAAACACCTATTATAATTATAATTTATTTTTTCTTCCAAAGATTTATACACATCATTTAAATTAGTCAAATTAGAAATTTTAATCATTTCTTGAGCAAACATTTCAGTTTTTATATTTAGATCTTCAATATTATCAAAACTATAATCTATAATTTCATCATACAGTTCAAAACCAAGCTCTCTCAAATATTGGTTTATGCCGACATAACCAAGAACTGCGAAAGGTTTTTTAAAAATTAAAGGCTTTATTGTTTTTTCTGTTATGAATATAACATTGCTCGTGCTTTCCGTAACAAAATCAAAAAATACATCATTATATTCTTTTGGTATTACATAGGATCCCCTATGGGAAGCCATATTATCTAAATCAATAATTGTTTTTTTGTCAAAATATTCAAAATCAAATTGCATATTTTTTACAAAACCATTTATATCTGCCCAACTAACAACTCCTTTGTCAAAAAGATTATATTTAGCAATTTTATCAATTAAAAAACATCTATGAATATGTGGGTTATTATTTAAACATATAAAAGGTATGGATATATGTTTGTTTTCTATAGGTGGCAAAGTTTTTAAAATAGGAGTTGAATATCTAAAATAAAATTTCGGCCAATATTCTACATTTACATTATTGATATTTAAATCTTCTATATAATTTTTTATTAGTCCTGACTCTTTACATCCTAAAACAAAGGTTACTTTTATATCATACTGGTTGACTATATTTACAAAATCCTTAGTTGCCCATGGCTGCCATTCAATTTCTCCCAAAATAATAATTCTTTTGGGTTTTTTATTTTTTATTTCTTCAACTATTTCCTCATAATTTATTTCCGCATAATGAAAATATAATTTTTCTGGTCTATAAGTTTTTTGGAAATAAAATTTTTCTTCGTTATCCTCAAAATTATTGAAAATGCCCGCTAAACCTTCATCTCCGGGTAGAGGAAATTCTTTGTGAGGAAAAGTTTTAAAATACTCTTTTATGTGACTAGGTACTGATTTAGATGATCTTGCAAAATTTTTTGCTAAATTATAATTAAATTCTATTTTTTCTTTTATTTTTTCATATAGCCCTTCTAAATCTTCGGAAAAAATTATAGCATGAACATTTTTTAAATACAACTCTATTCTTTTTTCTATATCTTCTTCATCATCAAAAGAATAATCAAATATTTCATCATATAGTAGAAATCCTAATTCTTGTAGTTTTTTATGTATATTTACAGCTCCTAAAATTAAAAAAGGTCGTTTACATAAAAGAGGAGTTGCAGTTTTTTCTGAAATAATTGGAACTATTTCATCAGTCTCAGCTACCAAATGCAAAAATCCTTGGAAAAACTTTTCATTAAATGAATAGCTTGTTCTATTTTGCAAATATTCATCATCAATATGCAATTTACCACCGTTATAATATTTCCACTTGTATACTTTACTGTAGTTATTTTCATCATGAAAAGTAACCAAACCTTTATCTAAAAAACTTTCCTTTTGTAATTCATCTAATAACATACATCTATGTTTTTTTCCTCTACCTATAAAACATAAAAATGGGTGGGTAAATTTTATATTTGTATGTGATGAGTTTTCATAAAAAATATTTCTTACTGCTTTCATTTGCATATCAGTTTTTACAAAATAAAAAGTTGGCCATATCTGACATTTAAACAAATCCTCCCTAACACCTAATTCAATTATTCGGTTTTCTAACCATTTTTGATCTAGTGTGCAGGTACTCACAATTATTTCAATATTATTTTTATTAATATATTCAACCTCTTTTTTGCCGATTATTATATCATACTCATCAAAGTGTAAAAAATATATTTTTTGTGAATTAGATTCCAATATATATTGTTCTATTATTGTTGAATCTGGTTGGTAAGCATAAACAGCTATAGTTTTGTTATCCATGATTTTCCAAAATTTCTTCTTCTGTAAAAAAATATTTGCTCACAAAATCTATCTAAAGACACGGTTTTATCTTCAGGAAAATCAAATTCATAGGTAGTTGGAACATCTAATTCTGATATATCTTGCATATATCCTAAGAAATCATAATTAAAAGTTTTTGTTAAAGGATAATTAGTAATTTTTTTATGATCAATTATATAATATTTTTGAAATTCTAATAATTCATCAAGCAAATTATCATCCAATGAATATTTTGATTTAACAAAGTTTTTTATTATATCAAAGAAATGTTCATACTTATCTTCAAAATGCATTTTAATAATTGTGCTATGGATTAAATTCCAACCATGTATTTCAACTTTTGAAATTGGTTCATGAGCTATTTCTCCGTTGACTGTCCAAATATTGTAATGATGTCGAACAGAATTCATTTCTTTTTTCAACCAATCATCCTGATGAATATATTCAAAAAGGTTTTCATAAAATTCTGAATAATCTACATTTTTTGCTTTATATAGATATCTACTAATAAAACTTGTTAAGCCATTGATATGAAAGGTATTTAAAAACCAAGAAAAAACTTGAGCATCTAACATTTTTTCCCTAGGCATATCCTTTGTTGCTGTAACAACTTCAATAGATTCTCTTACTTCTCTCTCATTATATGTGCCAACAATATAGTCATAAACCTCAGCACTTTCAATATTGTGTTCTGCTCGTTGTGTTAAATTCATTTCAGCATTTTCTAATAACTGTGCTTGGTAAACAGTAATACCTGTGTGATTATTTGCTCTAAAAAGTTTATAAAAATTCTCTTTCCATGATTCTAGAGTTTCTTCTGGCAACCCAAGGATTAATTCTGTATACAAAGGCACTCCTTCTTTTTCACACATTTCAAAAACTTCTTCAATTTTATTCATGCCAAGGTTTTTTCTTCTTACTGCTGAAAGAACATCTTCATGAAGACTTTGAACACTCAAATTTAAACCAATTTTTGCGCCGCCACCGTCAATAAGTTTTTTTGCAATTTGAATAACGGATTTTTTTTGATTTTTAGCCCATGCCAATGTGTAACTTCTTGGATTATTATAGGTTTGTTGAACTTCTATAAGTTTATCAGCAATTCTTGCATCTCTTTCTTCAAAGATACCGAAATTTGCATCAGTAAAACTAACGAAATCAAAACCATGTTGGCCGGTCCATTCTAATTCATCATAAACTCTTTGTTCATCAAAAAGTTTTACTTTTGCATAAGTTAAACTACCCCAGTCGCAAAATGTACATTGATATGGACACCCACGATTAGTTTCTATAGTCATGTTCCATCTAACATCATCATTTTGCGCAATTAAATCATCAAATAATCCAGACAAATATGGGCTAGGTATAGTATCTAGTTCGCTAATTCTATCAGCGATTCCTGTGGTTATTGCCTTACCATTTTCGTTTATTACAAGGCCTCTTATTTTATAAAAATCTTCAGGGGAAGATGCTTCAAGAACCTTTTTAAATGTTATCTCACCTTCTCTGATAACAGCTAAATCTATAAAGGAAAATCTTTCAAAAATATCTTTTTTTTCAATTGGTGGTTCAGGACCACCAAATATTATTAACATATTTGGGTTAACTTTTTTTAATTCTTTGGCTAATTTGTAGTTATAATTTCTATTCCAAATATAAGTACTGAAACCAACTATATCATGATTTTTTAATCTCTCCACTACCTCATCAATTTCCTCTCTTCTCCAAATAAATTCACCTAATTCATATTTTTCACGGATATTATCAAATTGATTAACATATGACCAAATAATACCTGCACTATATGGTAGGTAATAAGCATTGAACTCTTTAGGTCCTTGGTTGAAATTTGGATTCACAAAACTTATAATTTTTTTCATATTTTAATCCTCAATAAATTTATAAAAAGCTTCTTTCCTTTTTTCATCCACACTATCAATCATATTTTTCATATTTAAATAATTTTTATGTGCTCGTTCTGAAAAATTATTTATTAATACAGAATAATCTTCAACATTTTTATCTAAAAGGTAATTATATACTCTTTCAATTTCATTCCCAATCAATTTTATTCTTACATAAGGATCATGCTCTTTATCATAAGAATGATCAATAAAATCATCAAAAATATCAAACCCCAAACTTCTAAGATATTCAGCATATCCTTCGGGTGCTACAAAAATAGGAACTTGGTGACAAAAAAATGCCTTGCTGGTTTTTTCTGTGAAGAAATGTCTATTCCAAGATTCACATATAGGTAAAAGTGTACCTTCAGGAGAAATTACAGGTGAATAATCATACCCAGATTCCATTACCACATTTATTAGAGCAGACACCCAAATCGAAAGATGTTTATGTGAATCATCATAATGTTCTAGGATATTTATTTTCCCAAAAGGAGTTAATGGGAATATTTTTCTCACATCTTCAGGTAATAAAGAAAGGTAATTTTCTAACATTCCTTCTTGTTCTAATGCTGCACCGCAGGTTATTATTGTTTTATCAGATAAATGCAGGTTCCTTTTAATTAATTCATAAGTCATCAAAACCCTAAAAGGTCTAGCAATTCTTGCTAATGAGATCAAGATTTTATCTTTTTTAACTACTGTTTCAGGATAAAAACCGGAAGTGCCAACAACACCAACATTTACCATAGAAAGATGATGCCATTTTCTAGATAAGGGATTAATAAGAGCTCCACAATCTACAAATAACATATCTTTTTCTTCTATACCTAAATTTTGTAATATTCTAGATATTTCAAACCAATATGAAGAAAAAAATGCTTCAGTACAAATATGAATAATAATTTTATCCATATCTTTAATAGTTTCTTTGTTTTCTTCAATTAATTTTAATACCCGGTCATATGCACTACCTTCTTGAATTATAAAAATTTTTTTATTTATATCTGAAATTGGATATTCCCAATCCCTGCTGAAAAAACCAATAGAAACGTCACAATGATGATTATGTATCATAATTATTATTTTTTATAAAAGTATACAGGCAATTTGCAATAACTTTATAACCTTCTATGGTAGGATGAATACAATTTGCCAAATAGGTTAATGGCCATGGTAATTCTGTATAAGTACCAAAATGTTCATCATGGTTACAAAAACCATCTAAATCAGATAAAAGATTTATAAAATTTTTATATTGGTCATGTTTATGGTAGTAATTATCCCATTTAATTAAATTTGTGTATTTTTCTCCAATGTGATTTTTCAAATATCCAGGCAAAAAATATGGATCATATGCATTTGCAAATATGAATTTGAAATTATATCTTTCTGCAAAAGTTTGAGCTTCCAGTACCGCAGCTAAAAATTCCATACACATCATTGCAGGGCAAAAAATTTCGGTTCTATATGCATCCCACCAAGGCTTTGGTGGGTCGTGAGGTTGCGGCCAAGCCGTCCAAAACTTATAGTGTTGATCTGGGCGATCATTAAATGTGTCCCATCTCTCTAATCCTGGACACATTAAAATAATTATTCCGCTATCATTTTCCCAATCCACCTCGTCGGTTAAATAAAGTTGTTTTACAGCGGCCGTGTTGCCTATCCCTCTAACTCCTAAATTCACAGGAGTGTAATCGGTTAGATGATCTCTACACAAAACATTAATCCAACTATTTTCGTGTTCATATCCTCTCAGATGTTCATCAGGAACCCCGCGCAAGTTTACACGACCATTGTATTGTTTCCATATTTCTTCCGGATATCCACCTTCACCTTGAGCCCAACTACATCCCAACCCAACTATTTTTTTCATAGGAATTTACTCCAAAATGTTTTACTTAAATTTTTATCACGATAAACTTCTACCAATCTCTGGTAGTTATAATCTACAATCTCTAAGGTTTCTTCAAAAAATTTTTTCTTTGTTTCTAAATCCCATAGATTTATTTCTTTACATATTTCACCTACTCTAATATATCGGTCATAATCATTTTGAATATCATCATAATCTTCAGGGAACCAATTTGAAAATGTTTTATAACCATGGTTTCTAAAATATCTCAAAACTCCTGGTGTGCTTAAAATCATAAAAGGTTTTTTATAATAAATTGGTTTATATGATTTTTCTGAAATTTGTTGGACAGCTCCGTTACCTTGTGTTTCAGTAACCAAACAAACCAAAGATGCTTCATACCAGGAGCGCAATTTCCTCATTGTATCTTGTACCATATCACCATAACTAGTATCAATGTCTACACGCAATGGTAACCTATTTTGTATGTTATTTAAATCTTCTTCAGTAAGTCCTATTCTTTGAGCAAATGTTCTATTAACCACATCCTTCCATACTTGTCCTGTACTATCCGGATGTTCTGCAGGCATACTAAAAAAACTATCTTTGAGTAAATCATTTTTGTAAAAATACATAAGAAGATTAATTCTGTGTTCTCTGTATCTTCTATTCAAACAAATAAATGTGGTTTTTATATTTTTAAAATCTTTATTTCCAATATAGTTGGATTGTGGCCCCTGAAAATTTCTAGAAAGATGCCATTCATTGCTGTCCCAAAAAGTTATATTCATTCTTTGATCTATTGGGATGTTTTCATTATTACACCATTCCGTATATAATTCATTCCCGTTTGGGGCGCCGGACTGATAAAAAACTTTTGGTAAAGGTATATGATGTTCAGAAAAATATTTGTGCATTGTTTTATACAAATATGGATAAATTTCTGCCTCAACTGAATATTCTAACAACAAATAACCATTACCGGACCTTATTCCGTGTTTTATATGGCCAGGTGTATTACTAAGTTCAAACAACCCAGGAGAATGATCATAAATGAAATAACCTGGAAAAGGTTTTTCATGATGTAGTTCAAAGGGATAAACAAAAGTATCTTCCGGTTTAATTTCTGATGATGGAATTAATTCAAAAACATCTTTCATAGTAGAAAAAAAATTTGAGTTTATTCCACTAGATCTCCATTTTTTTGATAATCTATTTGAGTGTTGTACCTCTTCGAGAACCGAAGATAATTGGTATATGTTCGGTGTTTCTAGATTTGGTATTGGTCCGGTCGGACCAAACCAATCGTATACTATTTTAATTTTCTTCATTAGTAATTACCGTTATAATCCTATTTGCTGCAGTTTGATGTCCTCTCCAACTTGGGTGTATTCCATCTACTCCTGCATGGATATGATACCAATCACAATGACCTTGTTGAAAATTTAAAATAAAAGGCTCAACAATTAAATGTGTTCTAAAAATTTCAAAATCATATTTCGGCCACATATCATCTAAAATAAAATTATAAACCTTAATATTAAGTGCTTGTAAAAATAAATTTACTTGATTGTAATATTGTACAAAGGAATTACTCCAAGTTTCTTGTACAACTGCACTTCTTAGAAAATTTTCCTGATATACATTCACTGCTTCGTCCCAAAGGTTTGTGGGGGTATTTGTTGGTAATAAATGTAATGCAGTACCTTCGTTATTGATACAATCAATTACCTTGGTTTGTCTTGACGGTTCTGGCCATACTATAAGGATTCTTTCTGGTTTTGGTCTATTTTGCATAAACCATCCGAAAATATTTAGACTTACATATTCTGGAGATCCACCACCTTTAGATATGTTCACAACATTTCTATTAAAATGTTCTTGATAATAATGATCCCAACGTTCCTTTAATCGCACACCAATGCCTTCTGGCACAGAACACCCTATTGCTAAATCATAAGGACCTTTATTGATAATATCAAATTCATGAGTTCTATAACCATAGCTATTGAAAAAATAGAAATCATCTTCCAGATTTCTATATGGCCATTCTTCCTCTGAAACATTTTTAGGTATAATAACACTATCTACAAAATTATAATATAGATTTTCGTCCCACGTTCCTAAAAATTTTCTAGGTCCCAGGTGATTGTAACCTTCCACATATTTTAATATGTCTCTATATAAATGATTTGGTTTAAAAGTCAAATTACGCATTATTTTCTCTTAGGTATAATGATATCAGTTCCACAAACGCAATGATATTTATCACAAATTATACTTTTTGGTTTTACCTGTTCAACATCAGTTAAAATGTGACCAACCACACCAGAAACACCACAACTAGCCATGGTTATTAATCCTGCGGGGTTAATAAAAACTGAATCTCCGATATCACATTCCCAACCTGTAAAAAAATTCTGACGGGCAATGATAATTTCATTACTGTTTATAAATTTGTCTGTACCGTCTGACCATTTACCATAGGAAACAGCAACACTATCTTTAAATGGTTTGTTGGGGGCAAACTTAACTTCCAGATCTTGGTGATTTTCTATCCATTCATTTTTAGCAGAATCTTTATATTCCCATGGCTTTGCAAAAGCAGACATTTCATCAAACAAAGGTGTCCATTCAATATAATAACCAGGCAATTCTCTCTTTAACATTTCACCATATTCTACAACTTCCCAAAATTTTTCATCATGTAATAAAAGTTTATTACAAAAGTAATTTATTTTATCGCATAAAAATAAACTATTTTTAAAATATCTTTCTTTGTTTACCCCTTCAATATGAAAACTAGCTACAATGTCATCAAAGAGCTGGTAATGAGATTTCCACCAAGATGTAGCTCTACTTAAATTAGTATTAATAGCTATTGTATTATTTGGTGTATTTTCTTTGAAAAACTCTACTACAGGAATTAAATTTTTCCAAATCGTTGGTTCTCCACCACTCAAATATAACTTGAAAGCGTTATAACCATTTTCCTTGTAGATGTTAATTATTTTTTCTAGTTGACGAAGATATATATCCGTGTTATCATCATTTTTATGATTACCATTCCAATTACCTGGATTACAATAACTACAACTATAGTTACAATTATCGCTAACCTGCCAAGTAATGGCTAGATATTTTTCTTTAGGGTATATTTCTTCTATTCTTGATTGGACCATAAGTATAATTCTTTAAATTGAGGAATAGCTTCAAAAATATTTTCATTTCTTAATTCATCATAAGTTGCATTTAGTTTAAAAAATTCTTGGACTCCACCTTTATTGGATTTTACATGATCCAATGCTCCTATAATAGGTAATAATTTATCTATATAAGGATGAGATTCAGGAAATTTAGTCCTCATATCATGATGGTGTTGTCTCCACATTTGCTGTACGTTCTTTGCTATATGTAGAGGTAAAATATCTATAGATTGATACCAAGGATAAGTTAGAATATTCAATCTCATACTATTTTCTGAAAAATCTATTATTTCATTTTTAATTAACCATTCATGTAATTTTGGGAAATCAAAAATGTTGTATAAAGATATAGTAGGTGTTATACCAAATTTAACATGGGGGACTTCTTTTTTTAATTCGTTAATGTTTTTAACAATTTGCTCCCAATTTGCACCATGTCGAAGAAATTGTATGACATCTCCCATTGCATCTAAACTGGCCCATATTTGAACGTTTTTAAATTTTTTCCAATAATCTATAGCATTTTTATCTTTATATCTTAAGGTCAAAAAATTTGTCGTATATGTTAATTCCACATCTGTGTGATGATTTTCCAACCAATAATCTAAAATATCATAATGCTCTTTGGTTATCAAAGATTCTCCGCCAGCAAAATATACCTCTTCCACATCAAGAAGATAAGGCTCCAATTTATTTAAAAGATTATTTTTTTCATTATTAGAAACTACAATTTTTTTCATGTTAAAAAAAGTTTCTAAGTTTTCTTTTCCTTTATCTCCGTACATTTGGACATATTCTTCAGCCCAACGACTACTGCAGGCTGGACCACAAGTACGACATTTCATATTACAAAGATTACTAAACCTTATATCTAGGTATTTCATCTTAAAATCTGTAATTTCACCATCATCTTTTGTATTTTCTACCAAAGTTTTAGAGCTTTGTAATCTTCTTGTATTATTAGATTGTCTCAACGACCATAAACCATATCCTTCCAATTCATAACATCTTTTACATTCTTCTACATACTCATCTTTTAACATACTAACACGTATTTCTTTATATCTTTCTGAATTCATCATATCCAGGACGGTTTTTTTATCCGTAGAAGAAACCGGTTTATTTGAATCAGCCACACAACACGGCATTATTCTTTTGTCCGGCCAGGCATGAAAATGAATCCAAGGCAAAACACAAAAATGCTTAGTTTGTTCTGGGTTACTCAATATCGGCAAGGTTTTCATACCATTCTCTCAATTCGGGGAAAGACTCACAAAAATTTTCGTTTCTTATACTATCAAAATGCTGAGTTAAATTTTTAAATTTCTTTTGCCATTCTATATTTGGTTCAGTATCTTCCTGAATAAAATGGTATATGTCGGTCAAATTACTTTTGATTGGACCATCTTCATGTGTATTTAACCAATTTAGAATTTTATTTTTTGCTTCAGTTTTTAATTCTGTTGTTAGAACATTGTTCAAATTATAATGATCTGGATTAATTAATTTATAAAAAGAGCAAGTAGTTGTTTTCCAATCTATCAACCCTTCCTGATGTAAATGATCTAAAAAATCTGTTATTGTTAATATATTAAAAACACCAACTACACAATTGAATGAAATAGAAACTGAAGGACATTTTTTTTGAACTATTTTCAAATTTTCTAAAATTTTATTCCATTCGGTACCATGTCTCATGTATTCTGCTCTAGACCCAAAACTATCTAAACTACCATACACTTCGACCTTTTTAAACTCATTCCATAAATCGGTGACATTTTTATTTTTAAATTCTAATCTACTGCAATTTGTATTATATCTTAATATAACATCCGTGCTGTTATTGTCAATAAGATATTCCAATATTTGATAATGTTCGGGGGTAATTAATGGTTCTCCACCAGCAAAATATAACATTTCCAAATCACCTAAATGAGGCTCAAATTGTTTCAGCAAGTTGGGATCCCCATTTGAGGCATGCATTAATCCATTTACTTCTCCGTATCCTTGTTTGAAAGATTCAGCAGCCCAGGTAGAAGAAAACATATCACCACAAGTTCTGCACTTAAAATTACATAGGTTACTAAACCTAACATCAAAATATTTCAAATGCATCCCAGGAAGATATCCATCTTCTAAAGTTTCTTTGGTTAAATCAAAATGTTGCCCAAATTCATTGTTTGCAAAATTTCTAAATGAAAATCCACCTGAACCAGTAGATTCATGTCTATAACAATTTGCACACCCTTCTACAATTTCACCAGCAAGTAATTTTTTGCGAACTTCTTTTAATTCTGGGCTGTTCCAAAGTTCTTCAATAGAAGATTCTCTTACATTTCCTATCGGATTTTCGTAACGAGTGGTACAACATGGATATGCAGCTCCATCGGTATTTACATATAGATGTATCCATGGAAACATACAAAATGTTTTGTTAGTTTCTAATAACTTATCAAGTTCTGGATGTTTACTCATAGTTTTTTGCCTGCAAGATAGAAATCCTTGTATTCTGGGAATGTTTCCAAGAAGTTTGTTCCTCTTCTCTTATCATATTCGGTAAACCATTGATAAAAATCCTTATGACCCATTTCTTGTCTTGCGGGATCATAATGGGTTGCTTCCATGTATTTCAAAACACGCTTGAATCTTTCCAACTCAAGTTCAGAAAATTTTGTTACATCATTTTCATCTGTGTTTTGCTTCATGAAGTCATAATGCTTGTACATATATGGCATGAAAACATCTTTAGGTAGAATATTCATATCATACTGTATAGGTTCTTTGAGATATGGTGTATCAAAGCGTATCTTTCTTTCCAATGGTCTTATTTCGTCATCAGGAATGACATCATTGTATTTAATACGCCACTCTAATATTTTCTTTAACAATTTGTCAAAATTTGCAATGCTTAATGCGTTAAAAGTAATCATGAAAGTAACATGGCTCTTGGTCATGTTCACATAAGTATCTAAATTATTTTCCCAAGTTTGTAAATTCAATCCTGTTCTTAGATATTCGGCCTGTGGGCCCCATGTATCAACACTACTAAACAATTTAAATTTTTTAATACACTTATTGTCCAATAGTTCAGTAACGTGGTTTGAAAGACGAACAACCCATTCGTTTTTTCCACCCAAATTACTATTGATGTTTAATTCTAAATTGGGTTGTGGATCTTCTTTCAAAGATTCTAACAATCTCCAAGTACTTTTATGCATCAAAGGTTCTCCGCCAGTTAAGCGAAGAATGTTCAGAGTTTTTCTAACTTCAGGCCACCATTTCCACCAAGCATCTACATAAGGATTGGTTTCTTCCTCATACATAGTGAACCAATCAATATCATTACGATGATTTTTAACCATGGTATAAGGACCATGGGTCTTAATCTCATTATAATATCTTGAAGATGCCTTAGGATGACAATATCCACACTTAAAATTACACTCGTTACCAAAACTTAATTCAATATATTCTGGATTAATGTTTTGATCCCATGGTCCGTTTTTAATTTGTTCATATCTTTCATCTGTGTATATGGATGCTGTACGAATATGTCGGTCAGAAATATAATCAGGACCCATGTCTTCAATGTTCCAACAATATTGACATCCAGAAGGTCTTTCTCCATTTAACATCTGAAGACGTTCTTGTTTTTTATGTGAAGTATTATGTAGTGCTGAAGGATTATCTTTTAACTCATCCAACATAATTTTATGCGGAGCAGGGTGATAACAACTATGGGTTTCACCTGTTTGCAAATATATTGTAACGTGGTGCCACTTAGCCAAACAAAAAGTACAGCTTAGTTTATCCACTACAGGTAAAACTTTTTTAATTCTGTCTAAATCATAACTCATTATACCCTATCTCCATGAATCTTGTGAATTGTACACAATCTAATTCTCCACTATATAAAACTTTATCCATTTTATTTTTTTGTAAAAACTCTTTCATGTTTTCCGATGTTCTTATGTGGTCATCCAAAGAAGAAAAATTATTACCCTGTAAACATACCAGTGTGTTTAATGGTATGTTACCAACCCAAGTATTAAAATCTTCCTGTGTAATATGTTCCGTACTAGTATTAACAATTAGAGTGGTTATTTCTTGAATTTCAATATCTCTATAGGTGGTTTTAAAATTATGATAAAAAAATTCATCTATTTTAGTCATATCCTGTGTTAGAAATATTATCCTGGGATCATAATTTGTTAACATAGAACCCTGGTCCGCACATTTTTCATCCTTATCTATACTATAAACTTTTTTAATATTAGGTAAATTGTCAATAATATACATTGCAGCTAAACCATGCCATCCACCAAAAACATAGGCTACTCCTTCTTTCTCTAAAGAAGGATTGTTTTTATAGATGTTTTTTATTTCTTCAATCATCCAACCTTTACTTTTTATTTGACTGCCCCAAAAGGCTTCTAATAAATCATATTTGGTTTTAGGATCTTCCGTATTTCGAATAACATTCATCCAATGGATAAATCTATCCTCAATGATATATGAATGGGTCACGCTTTCTTAGCTCCTTCATTTTACGCTTATTGCGATATTTTACTAACAAGGATATCATTTTGTCTACAATGATATCAATTAAATTTAAAAACATATTACTCATGTCCAACCTCCAATACAGGTAAAGCTATTTTTTTTCTTCTTGGTGATGCGCCTTGATTGTTCCCCCAATCCCCCTTACCTTGATAATGATATTCAAAGGAAAAATCTATAGTGGAATTTAAACGTTCTTCTTCTAACAACATATCATAAAAATCACGATCACCTCTTCCGATTTCCAAATCCCAATTTGGCTTAGCTAACTTTCTTGCTCTGTAAGCTGCATTTGATTGCATCCTACTGTAATCTTGAGCATAAAATGGTCCTTTTCTGCCAGGATTACCGTCTTTATCAAATTCATGGGGGTATGGTCGGTCATCATAAGGATTTTCTATCTGATCAAACTTATATTTGAAATCTGCTTCCCATTTACCATCTTCGGTTATAGAAAAATAAAAATCTGCGTTATACATACCAGGACCAAATTGACTGCCAAATTCTTTTAAATCAATTTCAGGATTGAATTTAACTTTAGCATTATATCCACCTCTGGTTTTCCATAACATACGGAAAAAAGGCCACATTTCATTAACAAGTGTATTAGCAAAAGGATTTATATCAACTTTAATGATGTTGTAATCAAAATCTTCCCATTCTATTTCTCTCATTAATTTAGGATCATGCAATTGAATATCATAATGTTCTTTTGCTAGATTAAAACGAACAGGATATCCAAATGGAACGTCAGTACAACCAGTCATAAAGTCTAAAAACATATGAAACGTCTTAACTCTGGTCATTACATGAGTTCCACCTATCTTGAAATCATTTGATATCCAGTGTCCTTGGTATTTGTGAGCACTAACATTGAATTTATGTGTATTTTGTCCTACTATGGACTCTGGACCAACTGCCATACCAACACCTGCACCAACATTGTTGATATTGTTGTTACGATTTCTCCAAAGCAAAGTCATACTATCAGCAAAATCTTGAAATTCTTCGTTTGGGAAACCAACAATCCAATTTGTAGCAGCAAAAATACCAACTTCTTTACCGCTTTTGAAATTTGCTTCCATTTCTTCTACAGTAACTCTCTTGTTCATCAAATCTAATACTTTTTGACTGCCAGATTCTATTCCATAATTTAAAATTATACATCCACCTTCTTTTAAGTCCTTAAAGAAGTCAAGATCCATTCTTCCATCACATCTAGCATAGCCAGTCCATTTTATATCCAATTTTTTAGCAGCTACGCCTCGACAAAAAGCTCTAAGTTCATTTAAATTACCATTTACTAAACTATCAATGAACCAAATAATGTCAGTTCCTTTGTTATAATAAAGCCATTCAATTTCTTCCAAGGCATCGACAGCAGTTCTTTGGCGATATTTCCAGAAATGTGTTTCATCACAAAATGTACATTTTGCTGTACATCCTCTACTGAATTGAGAATTTACACCATTAGGAAGAGCATATTGCGAGAAGTCAATACTCTCATAATCAGGCAAAGGAAGTCCGTTAATGTTAATTCTTTGATCAACAGGTTGTTTAATAATGTGTGTTTCGTTTCTAACCACCCCATTTTCAATTTCTTCTAAAATTTCTAACAAGGCCGCCTCACCTTCACCTACAACCACATAGTCATAATAAGGTTGTACATTAAACCAACTTTTATGAACATTACTTCCACCAACCATAATTTTAATTTTTGGGTTTCTTCTTTTTAATTCTTGTGCCATCCATTTAGTAGGCTCTTCACTAATATAATACATCGAAAAACCAACGACATCAGGGTCATATTGTAAAATTTCTTCAATGCCCTCATTCAATAAAGGTTCTAAAAGAGGGTGAATGTCCCTCATATAGGTTTCACCCAACCAATGCCAACTTGCGCTTGGATCATAAAGTCTAAATGGTATCTTATTGTTAGGACGCCAATCATTGTTATGTGCATTGAAGGTTCTAACATTTAGATCCCACAAATTTGTCTCATAACCAGCAGTTTTTGCAATACCACTTAGTAGTGCAATATTGTAAGGAGGCATATGAGGCGACCACTCTGGACACATAACCAATGCCAATTTAGTTTTTCTGGTTTTATAATCAATATATAAAGGTGTTAAATTCTTTTGCTCAACAGCCTTAGCATATGGAGCAATAGCCTCCATCATCGCCACGTGGCGATCATTGGAAATTTCTACTGGTGGTGCTTCTCTAGCCTCTACTTTAGATTTGGCTAGAGAAATCATGTTAAAATCTACAGGTTTAGTCATTTTATTGTATAATTTTCTAAGGAACGATTAAGTTGATTGTTCACACGAATGAAATTTGTCTTGGAATACATTTCTGAGACGTTTTTTGCACCAATATATGCACAAGTTGACCTAATTCCTCCAAAAATTTCTTCGATTGTGTGTTTTACAAGCCCTTTATAAGGAATTTCTACTACTCTGCCCTCTGAAGCACGATAACTCTTGACAGAATTGTGCTTTTTCTGTGCTTCACGACTGCTCATACCATAAAAAAGTACTTTTCCGTTAACAATTTCACACTCTGACTCGTCATGGCCGGCAAAAACACTACCTGCCATGACCATTTGGGCACCTATACCTAGTGCCTTTGAGAAATCACCAGGGAAAACGCACCCTCCATCACTCTGAACACCACCACCTACTGCATCAGCAGCAGGAACACACTCTTGTAAAGCGGAAAATTGTGGGAATCCAACGCCAGCTACCCTTCTTGTGGTGCAAACAGCGCCTGTTCCTATGCCAACTCGTGCTAAATCTGCACCTGAAAGTATTACACGCTCCACGGCCTCAGGTGTTACTACTGTTCCTGCCATAATAAAAGCGTTTGGAATAGCTTCCCGTACTCTGGAAATGAAATCATAAAAAGAATTCATGTAACCATTAGCAACATCAATAACAATTTTCGGTGTTTCTAGGTTTATTTCTGAATTAACTGTTAGAAATTTACTTAAATTTACTGCTTTCTCTAGTTCTTGGCCCGACATCCCAATAGAAATGAATGCCTTATCCATTATTTGGTCTATTACTGAATTAGATAGATTTTTAATTAAATAATCCATCCATTGTTCTTCTGTAACGTGCTTTGTTATTGCAGTAAAAACATCATAACTTGACAGAGATTCATTCATGGAAAATGTACCAACACCATCCATGTTGGCTGCAATAATAGGAACTCCTTTAATTTTAGCTCCCCATTTCCCTGAAATTTCTGTTTTGAGCTTAACCTCAGACCTAGAATTAATATCTGAAAACTGTGGCACTATCAAAACATCATCAAAATCTAGCATTATATTCATAATTAACCTTTTGGATTAGTCACGGTCTCATAAAGTGTTTCAAAGTTTTTATTAATTTCTTGTTCTTCGGAAAAATTACCCTTGTGATAGGTTCTTGCCAACTTATTTAGTACTTTTCTATTAAGTTGTAATTCTTCACAAATATTGTCCTTGATATTTTTAATTAAATCACGCTCTGCTTCTACTCTGGTCATGGAAGCAGATAATTCTCTTAGTGATTGTAAAAGTTTTAGTTTATCTTCGGGGGTGGATGGTAAGGTCATACTAAACTCCTATTATGTAAAATTGTTTTGTATTGAAACCAAGCTGCTTCCTTGGCTTTTGTTTCCAAATCAACATCAATGTTTAGTCCATAGTCATCAATAACATGGTCAGCAAAGTCCGAATGTGCACGAGGATTACCACTTACATTTTCGTGAAAATTCCTACTTTCAGAATAATGAAACAAAGGTCTTGTTTCACCCCATGTACTAGCTGCCAATGTTGCTGCTTCCTCTGACGATAAACCATCAGGATGGAATGTATGATGAAAATAGTCAAACGTTATGGGTGTTTTAATTTGTGAGTAAATGTGTTCGTGGAGTTGTTTGACAGAAAAAGCATTTGCCTTATCATCGTTTTCAACAACCAGACGCTTTTTAGTTGTGTCGTCCAACATATGAAAAGTTGAAACAAAGTCTTCGACCACACGTTCACTAAAGTTTTGTCCAACATGAATGTTAAGACAATAAAAATGATTAGCAGGGAGACCCATCATTGATAGAAGTTTATCATGATGATTTAGATCATGAATACTTTTCTCAACAACATGAGATTTCACAGATGCAAGTTTAACAAAATGATCCGGATGGAAAGTAACACGTTGTCCACTTTCCTTTACTATATCACCTGCTTGTTTTAGTACAGAGGAAATTTCCTCAATACCTGGAACATCTTCCAATTCATATTCTGAATTCCATGGGAATATATTACTACCAATACGAAAAACTTTAACATTGTTTTCCACGTTCCACTGTAGTATGGAAATCAAGTCTTTGGAATTTTGTAAGGTTAGTTCAGCAACATAATCTATTCCTTTAGACTTGTATGTAGCTTTACGCATGGTCCTACCAGTGGTAATACCATGTTTGCCTAAAGTAAGATTGATACAGCAATAACCAAATTGATGGGGCATACAACCTCCTCACAAAATACACATACTATAATATAATAAAAAAACTACAATTTGTCAATAATAGGGTTCACCAATAAGGACTGTAGGTGTGTTCACCATTAGCACCGGGTAGTTTATTCTTTCGGTTATGGGCCTTTCTTTTAACTTTCTTGGTAGCACCAGTTTTCTTATTTTTTCTTTTTACATAGGACTCTTTAATCCTAGTAGTACCATATTTAGGCATTAATTTCTCCCTTTTCGGTTATTTCTACGAGCCTTACGCTTCTTACTCCCAATCTTTCTACGTCCTGTACGTGGACGATTTTTATGTGGATGTGGCATATTATTCTCCTATATCATAAACCCATTTTTTCTCTAATTTTTGTAGCACTAATTGCTTCAGTTTCATCATCTAATTTAATTTGCTCCACCTTGTAACCAACATCACGTCCATAATAAACACCTGTGATATTAGGAGCTCTCATTATCTTATACATCCCAAAGTATTTATTACCTAGAGCACGGTTAATGCCTAATTCAACTTCACGGAAATTAAAAGGATTTTTACTGTCTCCATGAGTATCACGAATTACTATTAATACTTGTCCTTCTTTTTTCAACATGGTCTCAAATAATTTCTTGTGACCATCATGAAATGGTTGAAATCTACCAATCATTAATGCAGTTGGTTTCTTGTCATCAAACTTTGTGAACATAGAATTCATGAACATAGCTCTTTCAAATATTATGTCCAGTAAACTAGGTTCGTTCCAATCCATGACCTGATAATCTATATCATGTATGCCTGGAGCTTCGAACATCTTGTTTGTGTCTGTGAATCTACCTTCACGAATTGTATTCATCCATATTGTATAATCTGCATCAAATATATCTCTGGTTTCTTTTGTAGGACAAACAAAGTCACAAACACTATTCTTGCCCATGTTTTCAGCAACCATACTTAAATTTTTCATGCGCTCTGCTTGACGTAATCTAGCTTCTGGAGAAAAATCCCAGTCATTAAAACTTTTTCTAATTTCGTCTGCATTAAAATGTACTGCATCAAATTTCTTTGCTAATTTTTCTGAGAAAGTAGTTTTCCCAGATCCAGGTAATCCCATAACTAATATTCTCATAAACCCTCTTTCTTAGTAGACCATACAATTTCATTTAAAGTATGGTGATAATTCCACATAATTGTATTTTCAACAAACTCTTTAAATTCTTTGCTACTATTAAACACATAATTTTGATTTTTAAAATTTACAACCCAGGTTTTAACTGCATCAAGAACATCCACCTTGTTAATAATTAAGTTGGTAACATTGTTGATATACATGGCCTGAATTACGCCGTCTAATTGTAACCATCGAATATGGCGCTTTCTTCCTGTTGTAGCACCAATTTCACCACCAATTTCTTGTATTTTATTGAATACATCAAGATATTGATTTACATCTGCTACTGAGGCAAAATGTGTTTTATGACCTGAGTATGTTTCATAGGCCTTCATGATACCATAAACGTTACGCCAGTATCTAGGTGCAATACCTGAAATTTGAACACTTGCAGATGTGCAACTGCTAGATGTAACATACGGGTAATCACCCCAGTCCAAGTCGATCTGGAATCCTTGGGCGCCTTCACATAACACATCAATTGGAAAATACTCGCGTCTGTTATAAAAATAATTATATGTATCAATGATTGTGAATAATCCACGCTCATATGGATTCATAACATCAGCAATTCGTTTTCCTGTTCGTGCTACTTTGTCACGATATGTTGGTCCAATACCTTGACCTGTAGTACCCAACTTTACGTCTTTGGTATCCTCATCAATGTGTTCAGGCATTGTTACATGGGCTCGTTGGTCCACGAATACTTTACCATTGTACCCAAGAGAGCGAAGCATTGATATTTCTTCATTTAGCTTTGATATGTTAACAACACATCCAGCTCCTATAATACTAGGAATATTATAAAATATTCCAACAGGAACTTGGTGTGTTACAATTTTAACGCCGTCATGATAAATGGTGTGTCCTGCGTTCCCACCACCATTAAATCTGAGCACAGCATCATAATTATTATTTTTTGCTAAATGGTCAGATACTTTACCCTTGCCAGTATCACCAGCTTGTAAATCAATTACAATATCAGCATTACCAATCATAATATATTTCCTTTGTTACGCCGTAAAACTACTCCCACACCCGCAGCCACCTGTGGCATTTGGGTTATTAAAAATAAAACCAGATCCCATCATGTCAGATTTATAATCCAGGGAAATTCCCTCTAGATACTGAGCACTAAAAGGATCTATAATAAGATTTATATCTTCTGTAATCGCAATAATTTCATCATCGTCTTCAATGACATCTTCCAAATACATACCATATTGAAACCCAGAACAACCACCTGGAAGAACACTCATTCGGACGTTTCCAATCTCTTTTTCTTTTACCTGTCTTATTTGGTTTAAGGCAGTTTCAGTAACAGTAATGTTCATGTTTTTCCTTTTTTTTGCTTCCTATATACATAGGAATATAACAACTTTTTATCTATATGTCAATAGCGAAGAATGTCATCTTCCAAATCATATTCATTTCTTTTTTCTAAAGAAATCAAAAGAGGAGGCAATCTTCCTGCTCGGGCAGAAGTGGACATGGCATATTTGGAAATTTTCATTTCTGTTCGTAATCCAGGATAATTAGGTAATGATTTTCTTCCTCGTTGATTACGAATCACCCATATAGGCTTTTTTTCTTTTGGAATATCATTTAATGTTTTATAAATGTCATATACCCTAACTTCAATTCTATTTTTAGAAAAATTATAAGAAAAATCATTTTTCCGAAATGATCGAACAATAATGGCACCGTCTTTAACTATAATGTCACTACCAAAAACAGTAATGGTTTGTTCTTTCACGGTGGCTTCCATGGCAACAACTCTGTTTAAAGATACATCACCGGGTGATCCGCCGGTCAATTGAATTTCATCTTTATCCAGTAATTTTTCAATTAATTTGGTACCCGCATCACGAAACAATCTGTCTGAACTTTCCCAACCTCCAGCATCTTCCTGCTTTATGGATATCGGAACTTGCCCGGAGGTTGTAATTAAATTCACATCAGATTTTTTTGATCCAGCAGTGTCGGTACCTGCACCAACAACATCTGTGACATTGTTTACAACAAATGTTTTTTTCCCAGATTCAAACGCAATTGTTACGGGTGTTGATACCATGAATGATTTTAATTGATCAATAAGAAATTTTTCGTTGGCAACACCTGCGCCACCACCTCCGCCTCGACCTCCAAACTCAGATGTTTTTTGTATTTGATTTAACGGCAATAGTTTACGGATATTTTTATCTCGGGTGATCAAATTAATGGCAATGGGATCGCCTTTAACGGCACTGCGAAGAATATCGGCAATTTGCTCGTTATATTTGGGAAGTTTGCGCGTTTGTTTGTCTATGAAAAGAAAATCCTCGTTGTTTTTCCATTTGTGCAGAAAAATTTCAATATTGTCTCTTTTTTTTAATTCTGTTAACCCCAAACTAGCCATGGTTTTTTATTCCTTGATTATATCGTAATAGAAATTGTTACTATCTTCGGTTGAGTATTTTGGAGTATTTTCAACAGAATATTTTCTATGACATAATTTACGAGGCACTACTAACTCTTTGGATACTGTGAAACTTGGATCAAAAAAGCGCATTCTGTTATTGGGTTGAATGGCAAATCCACCAAAATCACATTTAATGAAATGCCCACATTTATGATTATCAGGCGTTTCGGCATACCCGTATCTAGCCTCAGAATAATCTCCCTGTGTCCAATCTATTGTAAACATATATGTTCCAGATGTTTTAATATTGTCTCTGTTATAATATACACAAGATAAACCGTCCAGGGCAGCATATGTAGTAATGCTCACGTTATAACTAAAACAGTTCCATAATTGTAACTGAGTTAAGTGCACATACTCACATGGTTTCCAACACAAAGCACTCACAGGAACACCCCACCATACTCCACCATCAGTTAACATTATGTTAAACAAACAAGCTGATCCTGGACGAGATATTATACCAAATACAATACACTCGTAATATTCCTCAAACCCAGCTTCATGATTTTGTAAATATTGCCCACGAACATAACATGATATTATAGGAATGCTAGTGGAATGATAGGGCAAGGCTCCTCCTAAATCTTGGATTCCATGTTGGATATTATCTGAGATATTTCTGAGTTAAACTTAAGCATCTCATATTTCACAACAAAGTATACAAGAATGCTCGGCGCAAAATAATATATTATTTTAAGTAGTAATGATATGTTATCCATAATAACTCCTAGTATTTATGAGGGGATAAAAATAATGTCTCGTTGTTTAAGTTTTTGGATTAACCTCTGCCATATACTATTATGCTAAGTAACTGCGATATGGCAAAAAAGAATGTCATAGTGTACATAATAGCAAATAATGTATATACTTTCTGTGACATATTAATGTTATGAATATCAGACATAGATGTGTAGTATATCAGAGGGAATGATATTAAGAAAAATATTGCTAGTGATAATAAGGTCATAGTATATTCTCCTGAAGAAGCGCAAGCAAGTCCTGAGGACCTGTATTGGTCGTTTTTTGCGGCGAAAAATTTTTCATAATAAAGGTATGGAAAATGTCCTAGATTTCCCTAGTGAGGAATGGCGCAAAGAAGCAAGGCGTTAGGTGGGGTTTATTACTCGACCCTCTGGCTAAAGTAGTGACCAACTTTTTCATACCCCCTGTTCCTATGCTCCTCTTCCTGTTATATTATATGGCTCCACCTATCCCCCCTAGCTCCTCAACTCCTGCACAGTAGCACACGAGCCATACCTTCCCATTCACTCTGAGCAGATTTAGCTAGAGCAATGATTTTCATTGCCGTACGCAGACTGAGTTCACGGAAATCATCGCGATGCTTATTGATGAATGCGAGGATATTATGTCCCATATCAGGCGACACACCTTCCACGGCGAACATTTTGCCTGCGGTAGCTACATAGCTGATCCACAGTGCGATAGCCTGACGATCATGAAGCCTGAGATCCAGATACAGACTGCGGGACATGAGGGCCTCGAAATGCTGCACCATCTTGGACTTGCCCTCGTCCACATATTTCTGGAAATCGAGGTTGGAAATGAAGATGAAGCTTCCATGGAAATCGTACTGCTGCGGGACATCGTCCTGACGCAGGGTTGCTGAATCCTTCATCCAAGAAACGGTGCGCTTGCGCGAAGAGTCACACAATGCCTTGAGGACGTTCAGTGCATCCTCGTCCATGAAGATCCCGTCGGCGTCATCCAGGACAATTACGGATCCTGGAGATGAATTGCGAAAACCCAGCTTGTATAGCTCGACTCCGGAAAGTGCACCTGCCACCTGCTCGGACTTTTGGTAATCCTCGAGCTGACGCATCACGTTATAGGTCTTGCCTACACCGGGTGCTCCGGAAACCACCAGAGACCTAATTGCACCACATTTGGAGGCAGTGGTGAGCTTATCGAGCATCCCGAACCTAAGTTTAAGGTCCTCCAAGACTTCCTCGTCGGATCTGCGCTCATCCTGCGATACTGGACCGGTGGAATACTTACCATGCCCAATCTTAAGGGCCTCCAGGATTGCATGAGGCTTACAACCCGCCTGACGGCACGCCTGGAGAATATCGACCCGCCCATGAACGGTGCGTCCCGAAGCCTTGAGAATTTCGATGGCCTTGTTTTCAGCAGAGTTGAGCATTGGATTTTTTGGTTGAGATTTCCTGAATGCCTATAAATCTAATGGGATTTAAGGTGTTTGTCAAGAGCTCCCACGAAGGATGTAGGGCTTGTTCCACTTGCCGACCTGCACGTCCATATAGTAGGCGGTGTTGAAGTAATCCACCATTGCATCCGACTTGTCATACCAATCGGCAGCCTTGAGCGCCTGAAAAACCTCGGCGAAGAACGCCTTGGACTGTCCCGTGTAGTGAGTTTGGTGGTGATACGGATTCACGTCCAGATGCCCAGGGAACATATCAGCCAGAGACCCACGGAACGCCTCACGGTTACGGTCGTTCCAGAAGTCCAGCTTGCCCTCCTTGATCGTGAGGACGATGGTCGAGTGGTGACGAACCTTGAGAGACCCCTTGACCCCGTACTTGGCGAGGATAGGCTTGACCGCCTGAGCAATCACCTTCTTACGGTCTTGGTTCATGTAAGCGCACATTTTTTGCTACTCCTTGAGTGATTTTGAATATGCGTAAATATAGCACCGTTGGAACCAAAAGTCAAGAGCTTTGACTCTCGCTCTCAGGCATATCGTACCAGTGAATGGTTTCCTTTTGCAGAGCCTCCGCTCGCTTCAACTCCCGAGCAATAAGGTTGTTGAACAGTCCGTAAACAACCCATCCCACCTGACGCTCACTCCCGGAGAGGGATTCGATATAGTCGTGAATCTCCTTTGCATTCTCCGGCGTGTGGAACAGTCCCATTTCCTGGATCTTCATTTGTTCTCCTGAGTGATCTTGAATGTGCTATAATATAGCACCGTTGGAACCAAAAGTCAAGCCCTTACCACTCTCCTGAATAATCATCAAAGTGGCCATAGTCCTCATCCGTTCCCCACCCAGCGGAAGCGAGCGTATCCGCGTCCGCTTCCACGTCGGTGTAATTGTCTTCCTTCTCCTCTGCCCAGCCCTGGTCAAACTCGGCATCGTCCGACTCCGTGAAGAGGCCAGGCTCCTCCGATTCCCACTGGGCATAGTAGTCCGCCTCGTCAATCGTGACCCACTCGTCCTGGTTATCGTACGGATTCATGCTGTCTCCTATTGTGATCTTGAATCTGCATTAAATATAGCACCGTTGGAACCAAAAGTCAAGCCCTAGAGCTCCCGCAGTCTCCCGGAGCGATCTACCATCGGGATCACGAGACCCTGCCCCCAGAGCCCCAGCTCCGTGCGCAGACGGTACAGCTGCCATCTGATGGATGAGTGCTTCCTCCAGATCGCGTGATCATCCGTAAACTCATACCAAGGGTCGTACTCTCCCCGAAGCCTGTGCCATTCTGTCAGCATCTTGTCCATCGTGTCTCCTAGTGTGATTTCTAATCTGCTATAATATAGCACCTTTGGTCCCGTTTGTCAAGCACCTTAGTGGTCCATCGCCTGGACGTCCATGACAATCGAATCCTCCAGAATCTGCTGGGCCACGGTGTTCCAGTACTGGTAGGATGGGTTCGTGTTCACCATGGTTTGCATCTCCAGCACGGCTTCATCCCTGGTTAGGAATCCTTGGACATAATTAAAGTCCGAAGGATATTCTCCGAGCCTAAGAGATTCCAGCTCCATGCCCTGGATCATGTATCCATTGACGTCTGGTATCACACGCAGGTAGGTGGTTCTCATTATCGGCGCTCCACGATATACTCAACCAGCTGCGCCACGAGCACCACGGCGAAGAGAAAACATCCCACGACGATGGCGAATTCCGTGTCCGATCCGTACATTTTGCTCTCCTGATGAGATCTTGAATCTGCTATAATATAGCACCTTTGGTCCTACTTGTCAAGCCCTTTGCACCAGGGTTCGGTGACAGACCGTGCACTGGACACCCTTCACCCCATTGGGGGCCTGCAAGGGGTTGATGTGGACCTGGGCATCACGCCAGTAGGTCCACGTGTTGCAGGTCTTGCAGTAGCTGCTAACCTTAGTGGACGGTTCCTGCCAAACTTCGCTTCTCCAACTCTCGTACCGCATTTGCATCTCCTAGTGTGATCTCTAATCTGTGCTATAATATAGCACCTTTGGAACCAAAAGTCAAGAGCATGGGAAACCCCCTTCGGTGACTATGCCGGAGGGGGAACGGCGTCCCGTTTTTCACCATTAATCGGGATTTCTATTCCTCGGCCGACTCGCACGGCAGGCAGTCCCGTATCGCCTGTATTAATTAACATTACAAATGAGGCCGAAAACAGCGCGAGTGTTTCTCCCGCATGTCCTCTGTGGGGGTCAGCCCTAGGAGGCGATGATTTTTCGGTGACTAGCCGTTTGTCATCCTTTGGCTAAACTGTTTCCAGCATATTAATATATCACCATTGATATCAAATGTCAAGAGGGCAATACCACTTCCACAGCACCGTCTGGTTGAACCACCTCATAATGTACAGAGACCAGCTGGTAAATCTCTGTCCACTGAGCTTCGCACTCATTACACCTAATCCTCAGCCATGCCTCACCAGGAGAGCATTCTTCACCAGGGACTCCTGGTGATCCTGGTGGGGTAAACCCTTGGGGACCAGTGCCTAGGTCAGTTGAAGTGCAAAAGATGCAAACGCTGCACCCGGATTCTACATATTCGGTATAGGTTTTCATAGGTATAGGTAATGGTGTTTGGCGGCCTTGAGCTGCTCAGATTCTTCTACGGGTACCACACGGACACCAGTTATAATTCCATCGGGGTGGAGCATGGAGGATATATCTTCTCGCAGATCGCGCACGAGCGGCTTAAGCTCGGCCTCTGGGAGATCAGATATCTCCACCTCTACCACGAAGGAAATCTTCATCCCTTGCCAAGAATGAAGTTCACCGCCATATAGCGCAGTGAGGTTTGGTGAGTTTGTCCGTCAATACGGACGGCAAAGTATACACCAGGAGTTTCCTCCTTAATGTATCCAGCAATGCTTCCGGTTGCTGCTCGCACTTCCTGGTATCCGTTGCTCATAAACCACTCCTCATTCATGGGTTAGTTCCAACCATTGGTATCGTACATCATCATATCACGGATTGCATCCTCGATATCATCCATTTCCTCGGTGATCTGGAAGATTAGATCCATATCCTTCTGGTTGTTAGGATCCAGAAGATGGAGCATTCCTTCGAGCTGTTCCAGTCGATCAATCAGGTTCATGACTTCTCCTTGAGTATTCGGAATCTGCATTAAATATAGCACCATAGGGATAGTTTGTCAAGCACAGCGTCCATCAGGTTTTATCCCAATACCTGTGTCCAGGACATGAGGCTTGCGCATCTCCAGCACCGTTTCCACAGCACCTCTCACCAAATCAGAGGATGCATTCTCGGTAATCAGGTATACCGCCACGGCCTGAGCTTCGGTTCTGCTCAAGGGACCACAGACGTCCTCAACCATTCCTTGGATTTCTACAGCCTGTGCATATCTCATTAGCTTAGCAGATCCGCAGCAGCAGCCAGGGCCTCAGCATCTTCTTGCAAACTTTGGTATACATCACGACGATGTACCAAGGATTGCAGCTTGCGCTGCTCATGTTCTAGCTCACGGGTGCGTTGGTCTACCAAACGCTCTTGGCGAGACACATCCCCGTCCAGAGTCTCAAGGATTTTCTTGAGCTTCTCCACGTTAAGTTTCATAAATTTCTTATCACTCATCGGTAAAGGTAACCAGTATAAGGATCCACCACCTGACGCAGCTTCTCCATGTCAGTATTTAGATCGTACCGAGCTCCCTTGGCAGGTGCTCTCCAAGAGGCAGCCTTATACACCTCCAGGGTGGATTTGTTCACGAAACTATGGACGCACTGTCCACCATGGCGGTCAGATCTGACCTCCACGATCTTAACATACTTGCTCCCAGGCTGCTGCTCGAACGTAGGAGGAGTCAGGTTCGGGAGACGCTCGGCATAGTGAGCATTGGTCTTTTCCTGAATGATTGCTACATACTGGTCGATCAGGCTCATGATGTTCTCCTAGTGAATTCTTGAATCTGCATTAAATATAGCACCTTTGGTTGCCCTTGTCAAGTGCTAGTAAGAAACTCCTTGGATCAGCTCACGGTTCAGGAACACAGGTTCGAGATTATATCGCTTTTGGTGACAGGCGATGCACACATATTTGCCCTCGGATTTGCGCATCACCAGGGAGTTATCAGCTCGCCTACGCCCCGTATAATGAGCAGAATGTTTGGCACAGTACTGACACAATGGGCGCCCGTTTGCATGGCGGCGAATGCTCAGGCGCTTGTGAAACTCCTGGCGCTCCTGCTGCAGCATCATGCTGCTCCCAGAATCTGTGCTGCGCTGGACCCGCTTTCTCTGGCCTACCATCTTCATGAATTTCTCCTAGTGAGATCTTGAATCTACATTAAATATAGCACCGATGGGACCAAAAGTCAAGACCCCAGGCCTCAGGACCCCAGGATGAGAATGAGTTTCAACCTCAGGTAGGCGGATGAGAATGAGTTTCAACCTCAACCTAGCATTTTAAGGATAAAATTTGCATTTATCCAGGTGCGCTCAATTGCATTGGTCCAGGTGCGCTCCCACCTGCGCAGTCCCAGCTCCCAGGTCCCATCTACGCTGAGCACCTTACTACCGAGATCTATACTATATCCCGCAGAGCTCCCGTAGCATTCCCGCAATAGTATATGCAAAAACATATATGTGCGTTCTACCAGGAGTCCCGCAAAATTTCCCACAAATATTCCCGCGCTTTTTTCCCGCGCTTTTCCCGCGCATTATCCCGTATATAATGCACGCATCCCATCTACCACGAATCCCGCGCATAATCCCGTATAGTATCCCGCATAACATTATTGCTATAATATATGCACACGTTCTACCACGGATCCCGCGCTAAATCCCGCACAACAACCCGCGCTGAATCTTACGGCGTGGGGGAATGCTACTCCCCCATAGCCCTTGATTTATACCCTTATAAATATTATACTTTGAGTACAGGACTTGCTTGCAAGTCTTCAGAACTTCAGAGCTTTCTTGCATTGCTCGTTTCTTTATACTGCTACTGGATACTATACAGGGATATTTTGTTATGATTAAGAGTATATTGCGCGACTATTTTGCTCCATTATCCAAAGCTTCTGTTCCGTCATTATCTAACGGAGATTTAGCTACATCAATCTTTGTTGCGCGATATCTTTCAACTCGTAGTCGTGCTTCTAGAGCGCGTGTTGGGTGTGTTATATGGGATACTTCTTTGCGTACCATTGTTTCTATTGGTTATAACGGTACTGCTCCTGGAGCTGATAACACTATGGAAATAGATAACGTTACATTACCTTCTGTGATTCATGCAGAAATTAATGCTTTAAGCAAGTTATCATGGGTGCAACGATATAAGCGCTCGTTAGTGCTTGTATGTACTCATCTTCCATGTATATCTTGTGCTTCTGCAATAACCAAAACGAAAATATCCCACGTTTACTACCTGGATAACTACGGGAGTTTGGATGGTTTGCGATACTTGCGTTCGTTTCCTCATATGAAAATTACACGGGTTATACCACAATAATGTATTTCTTATACCAGAAAAATAATGTATTGTTAATATCTAGGAAAACTGCTCGGGAGCTTGGTTTTGCACACGAGTTGTTGTCACGGTTTCATAAGATCCAGGATTGTATATCATATATAGGTAAATATTATGCTGGTATAAGTTATGTTACCGATGCCACCGTGAAAAGCATCCATCATGGACACACGCCTGAGGGAAAGCAGCGTATTGCTGAGGCAAAGCGAAATGATAATCCAAACAAGTATGGTTTAAGTGAAGAGCACAAGCGCAAAATATCAGAAAGCATGAAATTGGTAAGAAAGCATACCGTTCATCCAATGCAAGATCGTAAGCATCGACCTATGAGCAAAGCAAAAACGGGAGATACTATGCGCAAATCTTGGAAAAAAGATCCAAAGATCTGGGTAGTATCTCCCGAAGGAAAAGAATACAGAGTATCTAAATCCTTTGTTTTACCCGAAGGATGGTCTCGTGGACGTAGTCGTAAGCCATATATGCGTTTATGAAAAACAATAACAATATACTAAAGATTACCAATATTATCATACACGATATTGTCAGTATTGCTTTCACAAGCATCAAGAGAGTTTCTGAAAGTGCACTCATTTTCTACACTCCAATTCATGTGGGTACATCCCGTAATACATAACAACATTAATAATATATATTTTTTCATATTTTCTTTGACTCCAGTAAGTATAATAATAGAAACATTACAACGATAAACTTAACCATTATCTTATAATGCCGCGATCTGGTGTTGGTTTTGGCGACGGAGTTTCATCACCACCTCTTGGTCTTGCTGGTCTATCTGGACGAGGCATTGGTCTATCAGGTCTAACATCAGGTCTGGCATCAGGTCTAGGTCTCATTGGACCTTGTGGGTTCTGTGGTCTAGCATTAATAATGATTGGACCTCTTGGTAATATTCTTGGGTTATAATAATACCAACTATCCATATAAGGATATCCCATTGTCCATGGATACCAAGGATTCCAGTTTCTTTGTACTGTAGGCATTGTGAACTTTCTTACCTTTACTGGTTCAACATCGTTAGTAGGCATTTCATATAGATTAATTGTGCATGATGATGTAATTAATAGTCCTACGAGTATGAAAAGCGAACGTTTCATGTTATCCTCCTAAAATTGAAATTGTGTTCCAACCATGAATATTACTGGATTACTCTTTTTGAACCCTACTAATTCTGTTATCGGGTCAAATGTTTTATTTAATCTAAAATTGGTGTTTAAAACAAATCTATCGGTTAACTTCCAATCTAATGAAGTTCCATAATATAAATCTAAATTAGTATCGTTAAAATAAAAACCATTCAACTCACCAAAGTCATCTTTGTATATGCTGAATATGTCTACCAGTGCAAATATCTGTGGTGATATATCTATTCTTTGTGTTTCAAAGGTATAGGTATACATCAACATACCTCTTCCTACTATGTTACTAGATGCTGGTAAAAACCCATCCTCGTCTTCGTATTCTCCCCAAGTAGTTTCAGACACGTTTATATTGTATCCAAATGTGCCTTTTTTTGATGGGAACAATTCTATTAATGAAATACTAATATCTTTTTGAAAATCAAAGTCAGAAGCAAAAAATGCTTGTAGGGTAGAAATTTTATTATTACTTACCTTACTGATACCGTAACCAAACCCATAATAGTCCCATGCGGGATTTAAAGATGAAAGAAACGAGTGGCTCCATTTCCCACTTAAAGAAGACTTACTGTATCCTAGATTTAAGGTTGTAGATACTTTTCCATCAACAACGCCTATGGATAAATTAGAGGATGATAATACATCTTTTTGAAAATCAACATAGGACTCTAAAACATCTACATCGTTCCACTCAGAACTTTCATCAAACAACTCTTTGTCATTTGGGTCTTGTGCTGTTAAGGATGTTGGAATTAATAATAATAATAAAAATTTCTTCATGTATACTCCTTTTTAGAATGTTACAGAACTTCCGATCATCAAGTAATTTAATACTGGACTACCTTTTGATATCATCATTCTATATGCACCCATTAGTCCAAAGCGTCTGGTAAAACTATATGCTAACCCAGACCCTACCATAGTATTTATTGTTCCAGATACGGAAAAACCAGAAACCGTGTTATATGATATCGGACTTGTAATTAAAAATAACTGCGGTGACGATGAAAATCTAGATGTCAATTGAACCATTGGTGGCATATAAAACATGATAACACTGGTACCAAACATTGGCTTGTATCCTTCTTCACCGTTCATTAACATGGTTAACCCACCAGCACTAACACCCCAAACACCACCTTTGTCATCAGGCAATACTTCGGTTCTGCTAGCCATCATTAGTATATTACCGTTCAAATAGGCAAACACACCTGAGTAATTGTAAACACCAAGAAGTTCTCCTTGAGATAATCCCATTTTTGTGTATGCACCTGCCATGGCAAATTGTTGTAAATCACTCCATATTACAGCAGTTGCACCATAACTTTTATCACCCATTAAGGAACTTCTTGAAGCACCAACCGTACTAATTGATGTTAAACTACCATCAGCATTTTGTCCTACGGTTAAGTTGGCAGCAACAATAATAGGGTTTGGTGTGCCTTCAGAACTTTCCTCAGATTCTTCTTCACTAGATTCTTCAGATTCCTCACTGGATTCCTCACCAGATTCTTCAGAGCTTTCGTCTCCACCACCCTCATCACCACCACCTTCGTCACCGCCGCCACCCTCATCACCACCACCAGATGTATCTTCTGAGGAAGATGTATCACCACCCGAATCACTACTGCTATTAGAATCTCCACTACTAGAGTCTCCACTACTGCTACTACTTTGTTCATTACTAGAACTACTAGAGCTACTAGATTGCTCGTTACTGGATGATGAATTTGATGATGTACTGCTAGACGATGAACTACTGGACGATGAACTTGATGATGTACTGCTACTTGACGAGGTACTACTTGTTGATGTAGTATTACCAGACGAAGGAGCAGGAGCACTAGAAGTTGTTGGAGTAGGTGTAGAAGAAGCAGTACTACTTGCCGTACTTGATGCCGTGGACGATGCTGTACTGCTTGCTGTAGATGATGCTGTACTAGAAGCAGTAGAACTGGCAGCACTGGTTGCTGCGCTACTAGCCGCTCCACCTGCTGCGGAACTAGCTGCACTACTGGCTGCTGAACTAGCCGCGGAACTGGCAGCACTACTGGCTGCTGAACTAGCTGCACTACTTGCCGCCGCACTAGCTGCAGCACTGGCTGCCTGGGTAGCAGCTTGTGTAGCAGCCTGGGTTGCTGTTTGTGTTACAACTGGATTATCTACAACTGGACATGGAACATATGCAGTTACTTGTGCAACCCATTTTTCTAAATCACCATTTCTTGCTTGTGTTGCTGTAAATATTTTGGATATACCACGATAGAAAACCATTACACCAATGTTTTCCATAGGGAAGGTTGCTGTTTTTACTGTATTGTCACAAGGATCAATCCATGTAGAAACAACAACCTGTGCCTCTAGGTTATTTGCAAATAGTAAAAAGGCTAATGCAAATAATATCTTTTTCATTTTCTTAGTGCAGCAATACTATCCAAAGGAACAATGTGATCTAAGAAAGAATTTGTTTTTTCAGGAACATTAGGAAATACATATCCTGTAATTTCTCCTGTAGCAACAATCTCAATAATTTTCCAACAATGGGTTGGAACTGATAAACGATTTACTTTTCTTTCTTCACCAACACAACCTGCTTCAATACGAATTGTGTCGTGTTCTTCTGCAAGTTTTCTAGTGTAATCTTCTAATGACTTCCACTGACCACGATTCA